GGTCTTGTTGGATTCTTATTAGTAGATGCATTAGCTGCTGATGAAAACAAGATTGACTTCTGTACTGAAAATGATACTGTTGAAGGAGTTTGTTGTGGAAAATAAAGCTCTTAATAATACTAAAATTGATGATGTTAAGAAAACAACATCTGATGTAGAAGTTTTTGGTGACGGTGATTTATTTAAGTTGTTGTCTAAAGCATCTTCTAGAAGTCAGGGTTGGATGAAGTCTACTAAAGCTATGTTCACTGGAACAGGGTGTGCGATACAAGTTACTACACAAGTACAAAATCCAGACCTTACGCATAGTGTTGCAGAAGCGATTACATTTGTTCCTAATGTTAAAATTGTGGAGGATATGAAAAATGGCATTTGCATAGGTCGACATTTGGAAGCTCTATAAAAGAAAAAAAATAATGAGTACTAGTATCGCTATGCGATACTAGTACTTAAACTCTTTTTAATTCACTGCGGGTGAACGTATGTGGAGTCCAGCAATTATACATTACTTTATCATCAGTTGTCTCAGGTTCCAACTTAGTACCTAGAATATATTCCACCTTACCAGTAAAATCAATATTCTTTCCAACAATAAAGTATATTTCCCCACTTAACTCAGATATATCGCCTCTGCCATGATTTGGGTCTAGATTATCTATGTCCACAGATACAGCATCACCAAAGTTTAGTTCATTATCTTCTTTCTTTAATTCACTTGTAATAAAACCATATGCTACATAGTCATTAAAACTAATTATATCATCGTCAGTTTTTGGCTCTCTAGTTTTTGATAAAGTATATTGCAATGGTTTATCGTACGAATTAATTATTTGTACGATATATAAAGTTTTACCAATATACTGTTCAAATAATTTTAAATCAGGATTATCCAGAACGTCTTCTTTACTTATCAATACTGCGTCACCCATGTTAAAAGATTTATCTTCTTTTAAAAGGTCTTTAAACTCTTGACTAAGTGCTATTGCATGGTCAGATTTAAAGTGTACGTCAAATGTAATCTCGTCATCTACATGACCAGTGTATTCAATTAAGCTAACCTGCCCATCTTCTCTAACCAACTTAATAATCTTATTTCCATTTTCATCTTTGAAAACACCAACACATTCATACCCATTTACTTTTTCTTTACTCATCTATAACCTCCTTCATTATGTGGTTCACTCTATGTACGTACGCTTCTAACTCTTTATTACCAGCCCATGGCGAACATCCATCATTGAATAAGTAGCCATGTTTATTAAAGAATAAGTCATCGCGTAGACTATTTGGGTTTATCTGCAAAACAGTATCAGCTACTTCACTGCGTTCAAATGATTCCTTTGTAGAGCCCAAAGGTAAGTATTCTCGATTAACTAAAGTTATACTTTTACCATCAGCATTTATAGTTAATTGATACGGTAGATTGTGACGCATTACATCATACCTAGCATCTTTATTTCCATTCTTTACAGTAATAAAATCTAGATCCCTAATTATCTTATTTTTCATCATCTTCTCCATTTTCTAATCTTTTAAAATTTTAGCTTCATGATGGCATCACCAGTTAAGTTAAGTTCTATTACAGTATAATCAGAGCCAAGTTCTTTGGCTCTTTTGTCAGCATCTGATTCAGTCGCAAATAAGATGTTATCATGAACATTTGCATACATTTCCTGTGGTATCGCTAGTTTACTGTAAGATCCGCCCTGCTCTGGTACCCTTACATCCATAACTACAAGATAGACTAACATTTGGCTTTACTTAAGATTGATGCTATGTCAGCAATGTTGTCTTCCATTAACCAATAGTTTAATAGGCTACAATCTTCTAACTCACCACAAAATTGCTCCATAACTAAGTGCTCATCCCGTCTCTCAACTGGCATATAGACAAAAGATGACTTACCAATAACTTTACCATCTCTGTAGATAGACGCATCTACATCATAAATGTCTATAATGTACTTCCCACCAACTTTGACTGTAGTTATCGTTCTATCCATAACGACGCTTGATTCTAGATCAGTAATTTTACATTCATTGCCAGTAAATAAATCATAATGCTTTGAGTCTGTTCTAGATGAGATTACTTCTCTCCCACATTCAGGTAATAAGTCGTTTGGACCTATGGTTATTAAACAATTTTTATATTGTCCTTTAGAAGAGTTATCGTCAGTTAACGGTAATATTTTTGTAATTCTATACACCCCATCACCACTAGGCTCTAATTCAAAGATGGCTCTACCATCCTTTTCTAACTTATAGAACTCGTCGCTACCGTTCTTATATACTAAATAGTCATTATCGTTATAGTCATTGAACAGGACGCTGTCCGTAGTTCTGGTAGTGAACTCATCGCCAACTTTAAGATCAGATACTTTAGTTACTCTATCGTACTTACATCTTTGTCTAGTAATATAGCAGTCGAATTGATGTGCGTCAACTAACTCTAGGAAATCACCCATATCAAAATAGTCTAGTTTTTCAGTACCATCAACATACAATATACTACTGTCATCATCAACATCTTTACACATACGTTTAAGATCAGCCCATGTTTCAATCGTATAAACTCCCATATTTGCATTCTTAGCAAAGTTGGGATTACTCTTACGCATTCCCTCCAACATATGCTCCATAAGGCCTACAGCAGTTCCATGGTCGAGTGTAGTTAGGAAATAGTGCTTCATTAGTTCATCATCTTTAACATGTCCAAGAAAATCACCTACAATTTCTTCACTTTTACCTTCGCCTTTTAATCCATTTATAATTGTTACTCTATTCATTCTATAAACCTTTATTTCTAATTTTGTTTTTTAAAAACTCTTAATAAATTCTTTGGAAGCACATTGCTTCCAAAACTTCTTTACCTACTATTATTTACCCTCTACAAATCTAATATGAACATCATTCTGGAATGGAACAATCTCTTCAGTTTCAGTATTTATGACTTGTATTATATCAGTACCGTTACTGCAAGATATTATGTTATAGAACCTATAGGTTCCTCCTTTATACTCTATTTGGAATAATTTGTTTAGAATTACTTCATCTTTACAATATAAGAATACGTCAAATAGTTTATCCCATGAATCAATGTTCTCAACAGTTGTAGTCGAAGTCGACTTTTCTGGATCTTCATCGCTGGCATCCTTATCGATCCATTCAAAACTAACTGGACTAACATGCAACCTATCTATAGACTCGTCAAAGCTGTATTCAAAGATAACAGAGTCGCCACTTATATTTATTAATCCATTGCGAAAACGCTTAAGTTTGTCATTGTTTATTTTAATTACAGTATCACCTTTATCAAATTTCGGTACAGTATAATGGATGGTTTTAAAATCACCAGGACCGTTATCTACAGCATTTGCCATTTTCAATTTGTTATTAAGTTTAGTACTTTGTCTTTCTGTATCAACACCACTATTTAATATATCACAAGTTCTCTTTTCAACTTCTTTAGTAAGTTGATCACTAAGGTGTTTTAACATATGATATTCTTTCATTTTAGTTAAATGATTTTTACCATTAGTATCCATATTAGATAGTCCAGTAATTACTTTCCAACTATCAGTATCCATTATGCCTGACATTTTAATAACATCAATAATTACTTTAGCATCGTCACCATCAACAACAACATCACTAACTACCGTATAACCTTGATATCCGCATATACATGGAGATTCCCAACATTTTTCACATTTACACATAGCCATATTTTATCCTTTTTAATCTTTTTAACTAACTATAGTCTTATTGTCTCCAGCGCCTATTCCTATAATGCATCTATGTAATCACTGTCTATATGGAATAGTTTCTTAGCACTTAAAGCTTTCTCAATATCTTCCCTAAGTCTTAATAGCTCAGTAGGTTTTTCAGTAATTTCCATATATCGGTTCCATACCTCTTTATCGCCAAGATGTGCATCATTTGCATCGTAGAAGTTAATGTCACACCATTCATTTTTACTCCATTCGTCAGATACAAAGTTATGTACATATGCACAATATGCAGCTTCACTAGGAACCTCTTTACCCCAGGCTTCTTTAACTAGATCAAAGATTAGAGGACTATGTTCATTTTTAATAAACTCACGTATGGTACCAGCATACTTAGCTTTTAATTCTCCCATCTCCCGTTCAACTGCTCTTATTGAATCATTCATCTTGTAACCTTTTTTATTCTATATAGATTATTAGCTTATCTAAACCATCAACTTTACCAGCAACATTAAAATCATTGCACATTTTATAAAATACATCTTCTTCACCTTCTTCATTACTTATAACGATTTCGGTTACAGGTAAATTACCATTACGTATTAAAGGTAATCTGGTTTTTGCATCAGTTGCAGTGAATACAGTATATGTTATTTCATTTATATCTAAGTATCTGATGATAGCTTCATAACCTTTTCCAGTATGATTGTAGTCCATATACTCTACTTTAAGACCAATATCCAGATCTCTTTGTCTATCTTGGCCATACTCATAAACAGTACCCATTAGGCTATTTCTGTTATTATGATAATAGTTAAGTCTATCTATAAAAGCTGGAGTATATGTTGCCTCTATATCAGTAATGCTTGCGTGTGGATTATTCTCTGGTTGATCGAAGTATGAGAAGTCATGTAAGATATAACTTTCTTGTATATTGAAATGCTTCTCTATATGTTCAACTGTTATTTCAAATGCCTTATTAGCTTTAGTGTCTCCAGAGATAACTACCATTGCGCCATTAGTACTACCAATAGCGAATCCAAAACTTTTAATATGATGAACTCCTTCTATAGCTACAAGGAAATTATCTAGTTCAGTGTGTTCAAGAGTTTTAAACTCAGCTATCCGAACCATATTATAAATAGGTGCATTGACGTACTTACCATTTATCATTTCTTCATTCTTAGGTAGGAATAAAGTTAATTCAGCACCAATGTCCTTAGCATATCTAACTATAGTTGTTTTACCTAGTACGAAATATCGATAGTATAGCAATGATTTTAAACTACCGACATGATCATCATCAAGATGTGTTATTACAACAAAATGCATCTCTTTTAATATCTCTGGTCTATGCTCCTTAAGATACGGAAATACATTATACCCACAATCGAACAGCATACCAACTCCAGCACATGTTACATAAAAACTACTATTTATTAATTCCGTGTCAAATGCACCACCACTACCAATAACTTCTACCTTTAAATCCTTACTCATTACTACTCCTCACTCTTTTCGCAATCAACATCAAAACTTGTACATAGCATGTCTCTTATTACATCTTCATGTTTAACAGTAATACTATCCCCATCAAGATCAAGACCTTCAGTTTTCACTTTAATACCACCACCATCATCTGGAACATAACTAGTATATCCCAGACTCTCTTCGCTATCCATAAAACTCTCTACAAGAATGGTACCGTTAACGTCTTCTAACTTAGTTATAATGTCCCCAGATTCATTTTTGAATGTATCTATTACCTTTCTACTCATCTTACCCTCCAATTATATATTTGATACTACCAGGTATCTACTTTAATGATATATTGCCTATTATTTTTTGAAACCGAAATATATAATTGAAGAAGATAAGGAGAGTAAATGAGTAATATATTTATAAAAGATCTAGAAAATTACAATATCGATATGAAGCCTGTTGCTAAGTACGTCGAACAAGCAACAATATATATTCATAAAGCTACTGGTAAGCCAATTGAAGAATGTAAAAGATTGGTTGCAACGCAACTTAAGAAAAAGGATATAAAAAATCCAATAGTTAAATATAACTATAGAAATGATAATGGTGACGTAACAGTTGAGAGTACAACATTAACAAATTATATAGAAGATAATGTAGCTAGCAATCATATTGTTGTTCCATCTATGACCGCTTATGTACACCCAACGGTAGATAAATCTCTACATGCTACGTTCCTAGAGAAGAATATTGCCTCTAGAAATAAGGATAAGAAAACAGCCTTTAAATATAAACAAGAGGGCAATGCTGTATTGCATGGCCGATACAATACCCTACAGAAAAGTAAAAAGATAGCCAACAATTCCTTATCAGGAGCCTATGCATCAATATCAACAATACTTTATAATCCAAGCGCGCACTATTCGTTAACAAGTACAACTAGAACAGCAACTAGTATAGCTAATGCTATAACCGAATCAATGGTTGCAGGTAATAAACATTTTAGAGAACCAGAAATAGCTTTAAATTATATGTTGTCTACTATAGCTACTGTTGATTATAAGACAGTATCAGATATTATAGATAAGTATGGCATACATAAACCTACGACAGGAGAAGTATATGCGTCTATTAGAAGAAGTACTGATTTATACTGGACTAACAAAGAGTATAATAAAAGATATATTGAACTACTGGATAAGCTTGATGGAGTTGAAAGAGCTATAATTTTATATACAAATGATTTTTATCATCTTAGAGTTTTTAACGATAAACTAATAAGAGAGTTTATTAGTAAACTTTCTAAGAAAGTGACAGGTTATGCTACTGATCCTCTAAAGGTACTTAATGAATCAGAAGAGTTTGTTCTTAACCTAATACATCACATTTGTGCACCTGACATTAAAGGTAAAAAAGTAAACTATAAAGATATGGTCGGTAGCCATGAATTGGATGCGCTTGGATCAACAGCTCTAAATGTTAACGTGACATTAGAAGCGTATGCTGATTTACTTCAGGCATTTTTTAGAAATGATGTTATGCCAGTCAGCGTTGCTTATATCCGAGACATGTTAAGAAGGGTTACAGTTCTTTCAGATACAGATTCTACTTGTGCTACATATCAAGAATGGGTTGAATGGTATTATGGTGAAATCTTGTTTAGTGATGGTGCTACCGCAGTTAGCGCATCAGTTATGTCAGTTGTTACGCAGGTACTGGAGCATAAATTAAGACAATACACTAGTAATCTAAACGTCCCTGATGATTTAAAAGATAAAATTACATATAAAGGTGAATTTTATTGGCATAGCATGACTCCAATGTCAGTTGCCAAACATTATTTTGCAAGCGTTGCAATACAAGAGGGTAACGTGTTCGCTGAAGATGATTTAGAGCTAAAGGGTGTTAATTTAATTGCTTCAAATGCACCAATGTTTGTGCAAAAAATAACAAAAGAAACAATCATTAATATTAATGAGACTATAACTAGAAATGAAAAACTTTCTATTAACAAGTATATTAAGATAGCAGCAGATCTTGAAAGACGAATCTTAAAAGAACTTAAATCTGGTAACATTGAAGTTTTAAAGATGGGTAAGATAAAAGAAGCTAATGGTTATAAACTTGGTCCAGATAAGTCACCATATATTAATCATATATTTTGGGAAGAGGTTATGTCAATAAAATATGGGGTAATTGATAAACCACCATATAGTACAGTTAAACTACCGACTACACTTAAATCAAAAAGACTTATGAATGAGTATATTGAAAGTATTGAAGACGAGTCTTTAAAAGAAAGATTTAAAACCTATTGTGAGAAGTATAATAAGGATACTATAGGTACATTTAATTTACCATTAATTATTGTTGGAGAGCATGGTATTCCAGAAGACCTACTACCAGTTATTGATAGTGATAGAATAGTGTTTGATTCATTAGGTGCTTTATATATGTGCCTTGAGGGAATTGGATTTTTTAAAAAAGAAGGCATGAAGATTATAGATATGGGTTATTAGACAAAAAGTATCATGTATACTACTAACACTGATAGGTAGCCCTATCAGTGTTAGAGAGTCTAATATCGATATATTTTTATATCATTATAACCTAGCTCCAATATAGCGTTCCTTATTATATCAAGATCTGATGTATCGCAGTTAGGTAGGTCTAATCGTATATTTATACTTTCAACAACTTCAACCGTATTTAAATCAAGCCATTCTAAAGCGAATATAACAGTTTCCTTATCCTCATTTTCAAAGAGAACATAAGTATTGTCATTGGCATTTTCTGGCAGACCAGGTATAATTGCGGTAAGCTTATTATTTATATCATGTATATCAGCACCATTTTTTATCGCCAACTTAGCTGATATTATGCCCTCAGCCTTCATCATTGTGAATGACCCACCAAGCACTGTAGGTGCTAGAGTCATAAACTTATATATTTTATTCGGTGTAAAAACCATTTTTAATCTCCTCTTTCATGATTGATTCTAGATGACTATTATCATAACTTGTTATGACTATGCCTCTACTGTTTATATTATCTAAATACAATAACGATTCATTTATATGTAACTCTACAAGCATAAATGTATAATAGTTAAGTATAGAACTTATTAAATGATCTACTTCATTTATTATATATTGATCTACAAGAGTTCCAAATGCGTCAAATACGATTTCATTTATTAGCTCATGATGATTATATGTGTATATATCACCTCGTATAAGTTTGTTTGCTGCAGTTAGTGCTGTATCTAATATGTTCTTATAGGTATCATTTACTCCATCAAGATGTTTGCTGTTGTCCTTGATCACTCTATATAAGTGCATGTGGTCAGGCGTAATATTTATAAAATATCTTCCATTTACATTCATTGTTCCTCCTGTTTAAGAAAAACTGCTGTTAAAGGCATTTTTCTATTTAATTTAATTTTATACCATCCAACAAACAGTAAGCCGTTACCAAACCTAGTTAGAAATTTTTCTAATCTTAATACGTCATTTTCTATTTGGTTTAAACTAATATTAAAGGCATCTTTATTTATGAAATTTTTAATACTGGGATCCATAATGAAGCTATCTAATATTTCAAGTATGTCTTCTGGTATTTCACCAAGATAGTATATATAGAGTATAAATTCCATATATATTATCTTATCAGTATTTTTCATATGTTTTATGCTATTAGTTATATCTATATAGATTACAGAGTAATCATCAGTAGTGCCGTTTGATTCATAAGATTCAATTTCTTCATATATAGACGTATCTAAAATTGGACTACTTATGGTCTTTATGTGTCCAGAATCATACAGTTGCGATGCCAGCGTCATATCTATTACCACCTTCTAACCAACCAACCATAATGCTGTCAACTTTATTGGATGCTATTAACCTTATTAGCGCAGTTACAGTTATTTTTAAGACATCCTTCGTTAATAGAGGTATAAACTTATCAAAAACTTCTTTACCAATAAATACTTCAAGAATGTTACTATTTATATCTTCATAAAGGTCATCTAAGTAAGTACCACCAACCATTTCCATTATATGTAAAAAGGTAATTTCAATAATACCCATATTAAAAATATGAACATCGACATCATCAATCTTTAATGGGGCATAAAAACCCATATTGACTATAACTAAATTACCATTATTAAAATCAATACCAAAATCCATAGCATTAAATATATTCTGCGTAGTTGGATAGTAGACGGCTTTAAATTTACTTCTTATTAAATCAAGAGTCATCTCTTTATTTCCATTTCAACTATCACTTCGTTATTGTTGGCAACAATAAACGATTTGAATTTTGCATCTACTACCTCATTACCAAAGTTGAGGGATACTAAAGAATCCATAATGGCTTTTATTTTAAGGGTGTTCTTGGTATAAAGTCTTTTGTTTATTATACCGAAAAGATCGTTATCGTTTTCAACCTTGAACCTTTTCTTCAGATAGTTCCTGTATGCTAGAATAGTATTGTCCTCATTAGTGACCCTTAAAGAGTAATTCTCTAAGAGCTTTATTTCAACGGGCGCTTTGCTTATTTTGCCAAGAAACTTAAGAATAAAACTAGCGTCTAATTTAACTATCTCATTTCTTGATTCATTTTTAGTTAACATCTAATCTCCTTTCATATGTTTTTATACATAATGAATGTTTTGCTGTCTTTATATTATTCTGACATTCTGCAAAATCAGAAACCACATAGAAGTTTTCACTCAGTAGTTCTAAGTTATCAAGCCCAACCCTTTTCATATCGATGCCCAATAACTTTAGGAATTTATCAATCGCTAATTCTATGTTAGACATAAGAGTACCCACTAGAAGGGATAAGGCTTTACTATCCACTGAAGTCAAATCTATTGGCATCATTTGTTCAGTATAAATTTTATCCAATAAATCTAGTATCTTTTTTGAAATTTCAAGACTACCATCGTATATAGAATTCTGTAGAATAACATTTAAACATACATTCGGGAATATTGAGTTAAACACATCATAACCATAAGCAGTTAAACCAGAGTCCGATGTGGTATTTAAAAGATCGTATATTTGAGAATTACTAAAGGACTTTAGATACTGAATGTCGATTATATAAAGGTTTGTATCATATGTTATAGTAGAACATGCTATAGCATGTTCTACTAACATATTTAAAGGAAACCCATTTTCGTCTAAAACGTACATGCGTCCTCCTCTTTTAGTTCTAATTCAAAGTTATGTTTATTTAATGCCTCCTCATAACGTATAGCTCTTATATCCCCATACTTATTAAGATGTATTCTTATCCCATCAAATATAAATCTATAATATGATGTATCATTTGCCTCCAGGATATTTATAAGTGGGTCTATTATGTGCTTATTTAATGCATTGTCAATTAGTATAAAATCCTCTTGTTCAATATTAGGAGCAGCAAAATCAATAAGGTCCTCTAAGTTTCCAGCAATTCTACTATTTAAAGTTATAAGTGAATTATCATCAATATCTGGTAATAGATTATTCTTTATAAGTAGGTCACCAAATGGATTAATATCTTTCTGTAGATAGTCCAGAACATCTTCTAATAGTTTAACGACTAAAATAGGATGCAGTGGTGTAATGCTAGCCATTTCTGGTTTATTCATCAGTATGTATGATGGAACTATTAGTTTACCTTTACTGTTAACAATATCGATCTCATTACCATAAGGCAATGGTGCTGTTGGATCTATCTTATTGCCATTCTGGCTTATATAGAGACCATCATTTTCTTCAGTAAATGGAAATCGTTGTCCCTGAACATACACTCCAATTGGATGTTGATTATATTTACCAAGTATCTTTTCTATATACCTAAGAGGGGTCTCTATGTTTAATATAAAGGTACACTCTGAATTTAATTCAACATACATATTACAACTCCATAATTTGGATAGAAACAATTAAATTGCTGCCTGACAGCATCGCATCTAGATTTGCTTCAACATTACCCTTTAATTGTATTAGATTAGGATATAAGTCATCTACAGCAGTATATACCCTTTTAAAGAATACGCTGTTTAAAAGTTCATTAAAGTCATCTAATATATTGTTAGATGGTAGTAATGCCTCTATTGTTTGATCATTATTATTACCCATAACCTTACATAATGCTTTGATTAGTAATGTTTTCTTTATCATATTTATAGACTTAGAATCAATATTACCTGCATTATATTTGTCCTTAATATATTCAACTAGATCAACAACAACATTGTCTAAAACGTTATTCAAATTTCTAGCATCTAATATCAGAATTCTGTTATCACTTTTCATTAAATCCTCCTATTTTATTGGTGTTCGTCACCAAATATCGTCATTTTAAAAAGTTATCTTATAACATCTAAATAGGAAATTGTTTCTATATTTAACTCCTTAGCCTTATTAAGTTTATTGCCTGCTTTATTCCCATATACTACTAAATCAGTGGTCTTACTAACGCTAGATTTTATATTGCCACCTTGCTTCTCTATAATGTCCTTAACGGCATCTTTACCAACATGCATTGACCCAGTTAAAACGACGTCCATTTTACTATACTTACCTTTTATAGAACCACTATCTTTGGGTTTAACTAATGAGAAAAGATCCATAACATAACTTTTATTTTTCTCCATATAATTAATAAAGTTACTTGCTATCTCATCTCCTACACCATTTATTTTAATTAGGTCATCATAATTTAATCTAAAGATATCATATGAGTAAACATCACATACCTTTTTACTAACAGTTCTCCCGAAACTACTAATACCAAGCGCTGCCACAAACTTATATAATTCTATACTTTTACTATCTTCTATAGATTTTAGTAAGTTATTTATTTTCTTATCCTGAAACCCATCTAACAATTCAAGTTTTTCTTTGGATAATGTATAAAGATCCCTTACATCTCTAACTAAGTTAGTCTTAACTAGAGCAGTCGCTACAGATTCACCGAGTCCCTCTATATTCATGTAGTCTCTACCAGCAAAGAACATAAGAAATCTTATAATTCTAGATGGACAGTTTTCATTAACACATCTTATGTCAATGTCTCCAGTCTCTAGTTTTGTTTTACATTCAGGACATACAGTTGGTTTTTCAACCTTTATTTCCAAACCAGTTCTTCTATCCTTAAATACCTTTATAATTTTGGGTATAATATCACCAGATTTTATCAGAACCACTTGATCGTTTATTCTAATGTCTTTCTTCTCTATCTCAGAGTAGTTATGTAGAGTAACGCGTTCAACAGTACTACCATCAATGAGTGTAGGAGACAGTATTGCCACTGGTGTTATTACTCCAGTTCTACCAACCTGATCTATTATATTAAGTACTTTTGTGGTTTTCTCTACAGCTGGAAATTTATAGGCACAACTCCATTTAGGATATTTGTTAGTATATCCATAAACATCATGTAATTTGGCGTCATCTATCTTTATCATTAACCCGTCTATTAGCATAGATAAACTAGGTCTATGCTCTTGTACCCACTTGTATGTATCTCTAATAGCATCTATGTTATCATGTATAAAATTAAAGGGACTATGTTTAAAACCCAGGTCCTTTAATAGATCGGCTTTATATGTTTCAGACCGACTATATCCCACTATATCTTTAGAATAGATATCCCAAGGATGAAATACTAAGTTGGCCTTTTTAATAACACTTTGATCTAAACTGCGCAATATTCCAGCTGCAGCATTTCTAGGGTTCGCATATAGTTTTTCATTATTAATCTCTTTAGCCAAATTTAATGCATCAAAATCTTTTTTATACAGAGTTACTTCTCCAGATACCTCTATGTAGTGCGTAATGCCTATACTCAATGGTATCGTATTTATCAAAATAGCATTCCCATATACAGACTCCCCAATTCTACCATCACCCCTAGTGATTGCATCTGTAAGCACGCCTTCGTTATATATTAGTTTTAAACTAAGCCCATCATATTTAGGTTCTAATTTAAAACTAAGTCCTTTCTTATTAGATAGCCATTTTACTAATTCATCATCTGTGAATATATCTTCTTGGCTCCACATCCTATGTTCATGTTTTACCTTATTAAACTTTTCAGAAACTCCACCAATCCTCCTAGTTGGACTATTTGGATGAACTTTATCAGAATGCTCTTTTTCATAGTCTAAAACCTTATGATATAAAGTATCATATTCCTCATCAGTGGCTAGTGGATTGTCCAAAACATAATACGCATGTGCCCATTTTATTAACTTTTCTACTTCTCTTTTGTAATTAAACATAACTGTCCTTCTTAGATTAAAAAAATATTGTTAGATATAGAGTAGACGAATCTACTCTATATCCATATTAAAATACTAAACCATTTTCATCAGGCTTATAGTCAGTGCTAATATCATCAACTGTAGCTCTTTCAGCAGCAGCTCTTATAGTTTCTATCTCTTCTTTTAACTCATGTTCTATTATAGAGAATGAGTTGGCATAACTAACGATATGTATTGGAAATTGCCCCTTAAACATTGATATAACATTGTTGTTATCTGTAGTACCAGCTTTATAGTGTGTCAGTCCAGTAAGATTTATATCGCATGAAATATCAGGTGTAGTTATCGTTCTTGCACCAATAGGTGTAATATGGTCAGGTAGGTTAACGTCCTTAACGAAAACACCCGTACCATATAGACCAGGTTTAACATCAAAGTCAATTTCTGTTGGATCGAAAAAACGAACCATGTCTTTTTGATCAATAGATGTGTTTTCACCAGATAAGAATAATGACAATGCAGATAAGTTTTTGAATATCTCTTTATCAGTAAAATTAGATCTCTCATCAGTTGTATTACCTACAGACTTCATATTGTCATTATAGATAATACTTAAAGGTTTTTTACACCCTTTAGAAATACTATTGTAAGTAGCTAATGTATCTAATGTATTTTTAGTCCATTGACCATTACTAGAATCACCAACAAGAACAACAGCTGTAGGTAGACCTCTATCTAAAAGATTCTTAACTAATAGAGGAGCAGCAACAGAACCAGTACCACCAGATGCAGAAGATATAACGATATAATAAGTTGATAATGTTGGTTTAGTCAGTTGTTTTTTATCAACGAATTCTTTAATACTCTCTACAATATCTGCAGCATTTTCTCTTCTTAAACCACCACTACCAAGAATATCCTTTGTTAGACAATTTGATCTTATTAAATGGAAGTTGTCTTCATCATGATCAACGTCTTTAATGTTAGATAAAGAACTATCTATATATTCAGCGCTTATCTTTGAGAAACCATCACCAAGCTCTTTTAACGGCCCCTGTAAATTATTAACGATACTTACACCTGCTCCACCACATCCAACTAATACCATTTCACCTTGAGTTTTTAACATTATATTTCCTTTTATTTTCTTATTTCTGTTATTAGCTCTACAGCTAATTCCCACATCTCTTCTTCATGCCTCGTATCAGATAACAATTTATTATCAATTATAGTTTCACAATAATCTAAGTATTGATGCTTCAAACATGACTTAAGTCTTCTATCTAAATTACCGTTTATACTAACCTTTTCATTAAATACAAGAAACATCATGTAGAAGGTCAGTAAGTCAGTATTTATATTTCCAGACTCACCTATATTGAAATTGATTCCCAAGATACTTTTTATCTCATTAAAATCATCAGTATTTACAAACTGACAAAAGTTATCAGCTAAACTAGTAATAACCTCTCTGCCAGCTTTAACAATCTCATACTCCTCTGTCACATTTGTATTTGTATACAGCGTAAGATTTTCATTGTTACCAGCATTTGTTAAAGCAGCAGCTAAATATAAGACCTTTGCATCTTTAATAGATTCAATGTCTATTGGCTTACAGAATTCGTTACACTTAGATGTCTCAGCTGTTGACATCGTCTTTCTGTGCTCCATTGTAACTCCTTTATTTTTTAATTGCACGTTTTCTATTTGCGTACAATCACATAATGTAGAATACAGATACACTGCATCTACATTAATAATATATTGTTGTTTATTTTTTAAAGCTTATTTATATGTTCTATTTCAAGTCGTAACTCAATGTTACCTTTAAAAGTATTTAAGACAGGCCTATATACTATCCGTATTTTCATGTCCCTCTCTAATAGATCTTCATCAAATTTATTATCAAAGTTAAATATGAAACTATCATATATAATGCCATGATTATCAAGTAATTTTAAATTAACATGTTCCGAATCTCTTCCAATATAAATAACTTTATGCAATGTAAAATCCCCTACAAAGAAAATCTTATTAAACTTCATACCAAACGGACTAAGTGTTTTAATTTCATTTATGATGGATTCATTAAGTTTATCGTTTTCAATCTTACCTATTACATAGTGTACTTTTTTCGTTTCTTTTCCAGTTAACTGTTCTTTAGCCTCACTACCAAGTAGCTTCTTAAAATCATTTATTTTGTCAGCATGAACTTCACAGCCAGCAGCGCCTTTGTGTCCACCAAACTTAATTAATACATCAGGGGCTTTTTCCTTTATATTACTAAGTGCTGCGTGTAGGTCAAAATTTGGATTAATCGCCCTACCAGAACCATGGTAGCTATCGCCATCTTTAATAAACGTTACCACTGGTTTATTATACTTCTCACCAACACTACTAGAGACTATTCCATTTAAACCAAGTCCCTGAGTTAGAGTAATTACTAAGGCATCTTCATTTTCTGCATTTATACATTGCAATAATGCATTTCTAGTCAAATGTTTTTGTAACTTCTTTCTATCAGCATTTATCTCAAGAAGTTTTTCAAAGCTTATAACCGCATCTCTATATTCTTCTGCAATATAAAATTTAAATGCCGCATCAGGCTGACCCATTCTACTGGCTGCATTTAATGCTGGAACAATATTGAACCCAAGAGTCTCTTCATCCATTAAAACATTTACATCTAATAGATATTTAACAGCTTGCCATAATGGATCCTTTAAACTGTTTAGTTCTTTAAGTCCACTTATAGTTAATGCCCTGTTTATTGGATTGGATAAATCCATAGCATCGCCTATTGTAGATATTGCCACTATAGGTAACATATTATAAATATCAGCTACATCCGTATAACCATATTTCTCAGCTAATGAGTATGCAGTAAAGAATGCTACAGCACAACCAGATATAGATTTAAAAGTTTCATTTTTATCCTTTTGTGGATTCACGAATGCATCAGCTACCCTAGCAGATCCATCATCAGGTACTAAGTGATGATCAGTAACAACAACCTTAATGTTATGTTCTTGTAACATTTCTATGCTAGAACCGTTAGCGGATCCATGGTCAGCAGTTATCACTAAATTTATAGGATTTCTTTTATGCTCAGTAAGTATAGTGTTTAATAATTTAACTCCTATACCATTTCCATTCTCTCTCTTATTTATAATAACTTCTAGGTTATCAAGATTATACTTAAAAATATTTTTAAAGAATCTATATAAAACTGCAGCTGAAGATATCCCATCACAATCATAATCAACTACAATAGCAATCCTCTCATTGTTCTTCATCGCATGTTCTATTAGATCCACAGCATTGTCAACCTCAGATACTAAATTAAGAAAGTCTGGAATATCTCTTAATCTAGGATTAAATACAAATTCTATATCGCTAACAGACGTTAGTTTACTAGCAATGATAGATGATTGTAAATCAGTATATCCTAATTCTATACTTTTGTTATATACCTCCTTATTAAGAGGTAGTTGTTTAATTGTTTCATTATACATTATGTATCCTTAAGAAAAAGAGCTTCCTTCAGTATCATCACCAAACATTCTCCATATTTTATCATCTACCGTATGTAGGGGTTTAACTATATTTTCAATATGATTACTCATTTCACCATACTTGCTGTGTAGTTGTAGTTTCTCAGTATGGTTTTCTTCAGCTATTAATTTACCTATGTTCCATAAGCCATCCTTAAATGTTATAACCTGACTATACACGGTGCTCTTAGAATCGTGTCCACTCCATTCTAATTTACAGTTACCGTAAACTTCTAAAACAGGAGCAGGCGATGTAAAAATATTAGATCCTCTAGATCTACCTAAACTACCCTCGCCTATAAGTTTAACATCACCACTTATATCATACGATACATCAGTATAGAATCTATTAGGAATCTCCCATAAAACGATATAATCATTTTTATGTTCCTCCATTCTATCTGTAGATATAAAATATAAGTAATTGTTCTTGCTATCTTTTTTATGTTGTTTCTTATCGTATATTGGTAATAGTATATAGTTATTGTCATCAAAACTTAATTTATCATTACTATTAGTAGGTTTAAATAAACGTTTATCTACGCCTATAGTATATGTAAATAGTCCTTCTCCTCTACTGCCATGTTTAACGTTATAAAAAAGAGCAGTATCCTCTTTATTCTTATTTGCAATTACATCAGCTGTTACTGGCAAAAGTACGCTAGTTGTTAGCTTCTTTATTTTCATTTTATATCCTTGTATTTTTAAAGTTTTCCATTCACCTAATGTTGGTAGTACCATTTTTATTTTACCTATAACGCTTTAGTGAGAATAAAATACAAGGGATTAGCATGCTTACAGTTACTAGAACCGATAAAAGAGATAAAAAAGTTGTTGTTAGTGATTATACTAAACAAGATACTACTAAACAAACTGGTACAAAAAATAGTAAACCAGGCGCATATGGTCAAATGGCTACAGATATATTAAAAGAGAAAAAGTAATGAATAGAGAACTTACTATAGAGGAAGAGAACGGTGGAGTATGGGATTCAGAACTTAATCAATATTTCTTTAGCAAAGAATCTCAACATGTAGATCAGAAGGGTATAAAAAGAGTTTTTGAAAAATACTTCAGACATGTTAAATTTGATAATAAGTTTTTCTTAAAGATAGCACGTTTTAGAATATCATGGGCTACTAAAAATACGGACACTATAGAGTTCTTAGGGGGAAATCTTTTAGGAGTTAATCCAATAAGATTCTCGGCATTAGATGAGGAAACATTCTTTATGGATGTACTAGGTGTAGATAAAGATGAGCTTAAAATAGAATTACACGCCATAGATGGTATCGACCCAAATAGAATAGTCACGTCCAATGTATTCTATTTAACATGCAGTTATCTGTTTCATGGATTTACTATGTCTAAAGATATTGGTAAGAGTATGGAAAGTGCTCTTAGAGAGACATATTATATATTTGCATATAGAGCTATGAGTAGTCTTGTTTCACATTATTTTAAATATGAGGTAGAGAGACCAATAGCCATAGCAGTATATGAGCAACTTTCTAATAAATTCCTTATAAAAAAATTAGGCACTTGGCAGAAAGTATTTGAATATAGGGCAGAGGCAGTAATACCCCCAAAAGGATTGCATGCTAAACGTATAAGAACATACGAAACAGATGATGCAATGCGGATAGTAATGGACTTACAAGGTCGCATTAGAGAAACAGTTAAAAACATTTATCCTATATTAATGGAAGTAAGAAATAATAATGAAAAAATAAAGAATACATCTTTAGACAAGATTGATATTGAAGGAGACTCAGCAATAGCAGATATAGTGGATAGACCTGATTTATATGCTATTTATATAAAAGGTATAATTTACAAGTATAATGACTTTGTAAAGAGTGATCTTATTCACGTAGTAACAGATATGCTCAACATGACGAGTACTAAAGATATAACAGAAACGCTTATGTATATCTCTGAGATATCCATGAGTGATATAAAGCGTGTAGAGATGATAGTAGATAGTTCAATAAATGTAGCCATAGAATATCTTAGTAGAAAGAATATTCAATCCAGTTATCAAACAGATGTTATGCAAATCTTATTCTTATTAAAAAATTACTATACTGGAAGTAGGGTAAATAATAAGGATATGGATAAGATAAAGAATGCTTTAAGGGATATTTATAAAGAAGCGACTGGTAAAAAAAATAAAACCGCAGTATCTAATGTTAGGGTTGGTATAATGTTATATATTGTATTGCGAGCATTAGCTAAAAATAGTTACAATTAGAAAGAATACATAGAGTCTAGTTCAAACTAGACTCTATGTTACCCTGGTTTTTTGGTAGTAACTGCATTTGACAATATTAGTCTAATTACTGTAATATCATTTATTATATTGTTAAAACCATATAGAAACTTATTATTTGAGCTAAATGAATTAAAAAAGGATTATAAATGAATAAGGTTAATGGCGGTGGTAGGAATGGTTTTTATGACATTCCAGAAGAGGTCAATAATGTAGATAGTCTAGCTAAATTTCTTAAAGCTAGTGGCCCAGTTTTCAACATATTAAAGAGTTTATTTGGTCTTAGAAAAAATAGACATACTGGTACAAGTTCTGTTAGAGATTCTGAAAAGATTATTCATTATGGTATTGAAAACTATATTTGGCAAGAGGACACCAAGGAGAATACTCATAGTGACGTTATATATAAACTTATAACTGAACTTGAAGAAAAAGATAGGGTTAGGTTGCTTGGAAGATTAGAATCTTTAAAAGAAATATCCAAGATTACTGAAAAAGACAGTGACGTTCTCTTATGCGGTAATGCAATTAAACCAACCATGAAAGTACACGGCAGAGTAAGCGTGTCCAATCCATCTAACTATGGAACCGTTCATGATACTATGTTGGATAGTAAGTCTGATATGGTATCTACAACAAACAATCATTAAACATTATGATATTATTTTTTGAAGATTGGGAAAAATACCCAAACGCAATAATTGATGTAAAAACATCCAATAAGAGTTTCTTAAGGTTAGCAGGACTATATAAGTCAATGAAAGTTGTGAACCATGGTTTCTTATTAGCATTACATGATCCAGATCTACAAGGTGTTGATCCATTTGATCCAGATATATCTGATGATATGATCGCTAAGATTGTTATTGAATGTAAAGTGAATCCATGGTACTTCTTTAGAGAGATAGCTAGAGCCCCAAGTATCTCTGGTATTAATCCAGTTAGGTTTAAGGCTAATAGAGGTAATATAGCGTTATATTGGTTATTCTTTAACCATATAACTACAATGCTCATACAGCCTAGACAAACTGGTAAATCATTTTCTACAGGTATGCTATTTTCATTGTTACTTTCCATAGCCACAAATAATACTAAAATGAACTTACTTACAAAAGATCATAAGTTAAGGGTTTCTACTATTGAGGTTATTAAGAGCATTAATAAAGAATTACCATTTTTCTTAAGATTAAGTGGTAAAAAGGATACAAACAATAGCGAAGAGATAACTATAAATACTTTAGGTAATAAGTTATCATCTCACCTGGCACAGATATCACCAAAGGCAGCGCGTAATATCGGTCGCGGTTTAACTAGTCCGATATTTCATATTGATGAGATTGCATATCTTTATAATATTGAGATTACCTTACCAGCCGCTCTAGCATCTGGTGGTGCTGCAAGAGATGCTGCTAAAGCTAGTGAAAGTCCTTATGGTACCATATATACAACAACTGCTGGTAGGCTTGATACCGACTCTGGTAGATATGCACATAAGATATTACAAAATAGTGCTCCTTGGACTGAGAAACTATTTGATTCTGCTAATACTGATATACTAGTAGAAACTATAAGAATGAGTTCTAGTACTGGTAATAAAACAGTTTCATTGGAATTTAATCACAGACAACTTGGTTATACCGATGAGTGGTTAAAAGGTAAAATGGAAGATGCTGAATCAGATGGTATTGATGCAGAAACAGACTTTTTAAATATCTGGGCAAGTGGTACTGATAGTAGTCCATTTAATAAAGATCTATTGAAGGTTATAAAAGAATCTTTAGTACCTGATTTTTATACGAATGTTTCTCAGCATAATTATATTACCAGATGGTATGTTAGTGAGGAAAAACTTAAACATGTTAAATTAAATGTACAGGTCATTCTATCACTGGATACCTCTGATGCCGTAGGTAAAGATGATATTGCATTAACAGCGAGAGAAGCCAAAACTGGAGCAATATTAGCGGTGGGTAACTATAATGAGACAAACCTCATTACATTTTCTGAATGGTTAGTGACATGGTTTTTGGATTTTAAACATATCCTTTGTATAATTGAGCGTAGATCATCAGGTGTTGCAATACTTGATTATTTATTAAAACTTTTACCTACTGCAGGAGTAAATCCATTTAGAGTTTTATTTAACTGGGTTGTAGATGAGTTTGAAGCCTATCCAGATAGGTTTAAAAGTATAGAAGATGGTAATAGAGGGTTAGATCCAGTTCTACTAGAGAAGTATAGAAAATTCTTTGGGTTTGCTACATCTGGTTCTGGTAAAACGTCAAGAGATGGTTTATACGGATCAACATTATTATCTGCTGTTAAATATACTGGTAATACCGTTAGAGACAAAATGTTAATAAACCAATTATCTGGACTTACTACAAGAAATGGTAGGATAGATCATGCCGTTGGTGGTAAAGATGATTTATGTATCTCATGGATGCTTAGTTATTGGTGGCTTATAAATGGTAAAAATTCCAAATATTATGGAATAGATCCTAGAACAATTCTTTCATCTGTCGTTATGAATACAGTTATAAAAACAAATGGTGAAGTAATTGGTTTAGAGCAAAAACAAGATCAAGAAGAAATTAAGAGAATGATTGATACACTTATGGATTATCTAAGAGTTGAAACAAATGATATGAAAGCGTTATTAATCAATAATAAAATAAAACAGCTTGGTAAACAACTTGATTCTAATATCATGCAAACTTTTAATATATCTGGTATGTTGGAAGAGATAAATGAAGCTAGAAAACTAAAACGAAAACGTAAATACGGAACATATTAACTATACAGTATAGGATAATCCTATACTGTATAATCTTTTATGGTTAGCTCTATTTTCTTACTTAAATCATCTAACTTGATTGCTCTTTTGTTAGAATTAAGGACGTTGGCCAATCTACTATGTTTAAAACTTTTATTATTTGCAGAAACAAATATTAAAGCAATTAACGTAGGTACATGATCAAAAGACATAGCTATATTTTCGGATGCATTTATACCATTCCATGTATTTCCTATAATGTTATATAGTAAGCCAGTATTTATATTAGTTAATAATGGACTATTAACACCTTTAGATATATTTTCAACTAGATCAACAGCATCACGAGGATTATGGTTTAATTCACTACATACGTCTTTTACGTACTTAATGTTGCCTCTCATAGATTTTAAATTTTTACTTATCTTAAAGTAAATATTTTCTATACTATCATCATCTTGCTCAATGTCGGCTATTACACATAATATGTAATGTAAAGCTATTATCTCTATTTTCATACTTTCTTCAATGCCTAAAGTTAAAACACTTTTAAAAGAACTAGATATCCAAGTACTAAACGATAAACTTAAACCATTTTCTATCATTGCCATATTACTAACACTTTTAAAAAGATCAAGCATATAGATAGTTCTAGTTATGGTAAAATCAAAACCAGGTCTGTTGTTAACAATATCATTCAAAGTATAAAAAGTAGTTTCTTTAAACTTAACAAATTGTCTAATGTCTACAAAGATTCTATTCATACCCTTAAAATCTTTAAACAGTATAGGATGGTTCCAAACAGGTAGTTCCGTTTCAAATTCATTTTTTCCAGTTATAAAAACTAACCTTAAATTTTCACCATTCTTAAATTCATAATTAAGTTTATCCAGATCAGATGTTTTAATGATAAACTCATTAAGAGTTGTCTCTAATTTTCTTGTATTTACATGCATACCTATGTTTGTATCATATGGGTTTAAAAGCATACTATCTCCTATTTTTTTCTTTTCATTGAATACTATTAAAAAGGAATTACTATGGCTAAGATTACTATAGGCGATTATATTAATTTCTCTACACCAAATGGTCATACCGCTACTGACTGGCAAGTTGCTCTTGATAGTAAATTTAAGATAATTATTGATGAGAGTATATGCGATGAAATTAATTTAAAAGAATGGCATACGCCACTACCTAAAGTAATGGAAAAGGGATTCTACTCAGATTTAGATATTATTTATGCCAGAGTAAGGATACGTTTTGATAATGTTGTAAGCAATTGGTTAGAGTTAAATGATAATCAGAATTACCAAAAGGTTATTATAACTGAGAATGGGGAGATTATAGAAGAGACTACATCTGATATCATAGGGATGCAGTAAAAAGGATTAATAAATGATAAATATAAGTATAGATAAGCCAACTATACCAGATGGTGCAGGGTTTTCGCATTCCAGTACAAGTTGGCAAGTATCGTTGGATAAAAGTTTTGATGAAAATAATCTAATAGCTGAATCACTTTATGATACAGTTAATTTATTAGAATTTAAGGTATTTGACAAACTAGATGAGGATCAAGTTGTATTTGCCAGGGTAAAGATACATTTTGATAATAAAACAGAAACTGAATGGAGTAGGACTATAACCCTATCTGAAAATCAAAAAGGTTTCAAGTTAAGTAATACTCTAGTAGTTACACCCAACATCTTCATAGATGATAGCTATTATGATATTAAAGAACAATTCATTAATGTTAGAACTAGTCCTTTTGCATTATTTGCTGGCGTTGGGCATCACAAAAGTACTAGCTGGTATATTGAAAACGTAGATGGTTCAACCATCTGGTCTAGAGAAAATGATACGGATAATTTAACAAGTATAAAACTACCAATGTTAAATTTAAAAGAAGATAAGTTCTATGTTATTAAAGTACAACATACTACAGATACAAATACCAGTAGTAATTATGGTAGGCAAACTATTAGTACAGGTAAGATAGATCTTCCACTATTAATAGAGTAAAGGAGAGAAGATGATAACGTTAAGAATGGCCAAATGGCCTGATGATACTGGCATTAAACATGTTGGTACTATTTGGCAAATAGCTACAGACTATAAGTTTAGTCACATTATTGATGCTACTGATATAGATAAGGTTTACTTAGATATATTCTATAGTAATGTTGTTATACCAAAAGATAAAGTCTATTATGGTAGATCTAAAAGGATATTTGATGTAGATACAGAATCTGAGTGGATAGGTCCAGTAAAATTACTTCCTAGTAACGCTGGTAGTACTATTGATATTAAACCAGATGTTTCTATAGATGTACCATATGTTTACATCTCTGAAGATGATATAAACGATGTTAAGAAAGATACAATTGAAATAGCTACTAGTGGATTTAGATGTAATAACGATGGACATAAAGCTACATCATGGGTTGTTAGAAATAAGGTTGGTAAAGTATTATATACTGATATGTATAGTAGTAAAAATAAACTCTCACTTCAACTAGATAAGAAGTCTATTAGTTTAGACAACTTAAATGGTATCATGGTTGAGGCTAACCATATATCTAGTAACGACTTTGAAAGTTCCTTTGGTTTTGGTTTTATAGACCTTACTGATTATAAATTTGAAGTTATATCTAACTTACATTCAGTATCTCCTAATAAGGATTTTAAATTAGAACTAGCTTCTATAGCTGATTGTACTGATAAATATCCTTTAGAGTATATTGAAGTATACGATCAGAATAATAGACTAATCTATGAGAGAGTACTTAAAGATGATCGGGTTATAACCGTTGATAGAGAATTGCTTAGATCAGGATCATCTTATACCGCTAGACTATATATTAATAGAGAGTTTAACGAGTTTAAAGATATCTATTTTAATACAAGTTTAAATAGTGGTAGTTTCATTACTGATCCACAATATACATACCGTGAGGAACTAGTTAAGACAAATATGCTTATAAGTGGTGTAAGGGCAGTTGTTTCTGAACAATTAGTTGATAATGGAATTCCTATACCTGTTAAAAATAAGGGTAGTCTGGTTATTTATAACTATGATAGAAGAAAAATGAAAATTAGTCCGTCAGGTCTTCCTTATAGTTTCTTAACTAACGATATTGATATTAAGGAGGGCGTTAATGTAGCAGTTATAGATTCCAATTTTGTTATCGTTGATCAAACATATGCTGGTGTGGGATACCCTACATTTAATATATACGACTACGATAGTCAGAAACTTGTAAAAAGTATAAAGCGTAAGGATGAGTTATCTAATACTGGCATTAGTAATAACTTAGCCATAAAGCATGTTGATGATGATAATGTATTGTTATTTTATTTTGCCAAAACAAAAGATGGAGTAGTTTTTAAATCATTAAACTTGATTACTGATGAAGTTACTGTTCTTACTAATAGACCAGATATAAGTGGTTCAGAAGCAAATTTAGTAAATATAAATAATGGTAAACTTATGTCATTTGGTACTGGTTTGAAAAATCAGATCTATACTTATGATATAAATGATAAAGAATGGCATTCTGTTACATTGTTACCAGAAACATTTAGAAACATTAGTACTGCTTCTTATTTAAGAAAAGATGGTAAAGTAATATCGTTCAATCTTGGCAATGGTACAAACGACACAATGTTATTTGATCCAGCAGACAATACTGTTAAGTTATTAAAAAATGATGTTGATGATACTATTGATTTAGATAGCGTAGTTAGACTTAGGAATGGTGAGTTTATACGATACGATTCTAAATTAGATATAAGTAGAGTATATATTTACAAGTAGGCTAATGTCTCTTAAGTAATAATTTTAAGACATTAATTTGAAATATTGTTTAATAAATAAATGATAGTAAAAAAATAAATAGAAAAAGGAAATTGAGATGCAAATTCTTAACGCAAGTCCACAAGCAATACTTTTAGGTACTGATGATAAATCAGCAGGAATCGTAACACCTGAGAGGGAACCGATACCACAACATTTACCTAAATTTTATCTGTTCGCTCAAAAGGGGCAAACGGTACCTTCTTTAGTTGGTGGGGCTAAAATGTTGGCAACTTACGGTGATAAAACTTTTAATAAGTTAAGTCCTTATTATAACCATGCTACTATGTTTGCTACAGCCATTGCTGGTGAAGCTAATACGTTGATGGTTCAAAGAGTTATTCCTGATGATGCAAATCCAGAGTCTAACTTTACACTTTATATGGATATCCTTGAAGATGAGGTCCCAAATTATTTAAGAAATTCTGATGGTAGTCTAGTTTCAGATGGTTCAGGTGGGTACCTTGTAGATGAAAATGAGGAAACTATACTTGGACATAGAGTTAAGTATGTTAAAAAATATACACCAGAGGGCGTAGTACTTGGACATAGTGTTTCTTTAACTGGTACAATGGAAGATGCTGATGGTAACAAATCTACTATGATTCCTATATTAGATATCAAAGCTAAGTATAAAGGTGGCTTCTATAACAATGTTGGTATTGCTATTGAAAATATTGACTATGCAAAAATTCCTGGTACTATCATGAGTAAGGCTAAAGTTTTACCATATAAACTTAAACTAGTTACTAGATTAAATGAGAAAACTACTTATACTGTTCAAAAATCATTATATGGTGAAGAGTCTGTAATGTTCTCTTTAAAAGAACATGTTATTAACCCAACTACTGAAGCTGGTTTCGACATGAATACAGTATTCCCTGATAACTGGGCAAATGAAACAGACCCACTTATGCCGCTTAAATATTCTGATTATGAAGGTATCCACGTATACTATAATAATGTAGAAAAAGTACTTGCAAAAATTATGGAATTTGAAAAAGAGTTCGTTAGCTCTGAGAATAAAGAGTGGCACGATGGTATGCATGCTTCTACTTTATCATGGTTTGATTATAACACTGATAATAAAGAAGAGTTGCAAGCTGATGAAGTTCATTTAACAAATATCTTTAGTGCAAGATCTAGTAAAAATGTAAGATACTTTACTATGGTTCATGATGAGGCGCCAGTTAAAAGTACTGATACAATGAGAGAAGTTCAGATTTCTAGCAAAACTCCTATATTTCTAGAGGGTGGTTCTGATGGTACTTTAAGTAATGAAATGTATGAAAAATTAGTTACTAGAGAACTTAGAAAATATCTTGATCCAGATTCAGAAGTTATGGAAATGGCTGTTAACGTAGAATCAATTATGTATGATTCAGGTTTTACACTGGCTACTAAAAAAGAGCTTTGTAATTTTATTGCTTTAAGAAAAGATACTATGGTTATGCTTTCTACACATGATGCAAGTCTTGGCGATAAATACTTGCCATTGTCTGATGAAAGAGCTATTGCAGTAAACCTTAAAACAAGATTGAAACTTACTCCAGAGTCTAATTATTTTGGTACTAAAGTTATGAGGGGTGTTGTTGTATCTGGTACAGGTGTTCTTACTGACGGTTCTATTACAACAAGAGTTCCACAGTTACTTGAGATAGCTGTTAAATCTGCTGCTTATATGGGTGCTGGTTCTGGTGAATGGAAACATGTCAATATGTTTGATAGAGCTCCAGGTAACATTATTAAACATCAAAAAGACTTACAACCTGCATTTATTCCTGCTGGAGTAAAACCTGCATTATGGAATGCTGGTATGGTATGGTCACAACCTTTTGATAGAAGACAATACTTCTTCCCTGCTATTCAAACAGTATATGAAAATGATACTTCTGTACTTAATTCTTACTTTACTGTAATGGCTATTTGTACATTGAATAAAATCGCTGCTGAAGCATGGAGAAATTTTACAGGTACTTCTGACTTGAGTTCTGCTCAACTTGCTGATGCTGTTGTAGCATTTGTTAATGAAAGAGTTGCTAATAAATTCGATAACAGATTTGTTATTATCCCTGAAGTACAATTTACTACAGCCGATAAACAAAGAGGTTATTCTTGGAATCTTATTACTAAAATCTATGCTAATAACATGAAAACCGTTATGGTATCTAGAGTAGAAGCATATCGTCTGTAGTTTCAGATAATTGAACTTGCGTATCGTTTGATACGCTGTTCGATAACCGTACTATAAAACAAAAAAAACAAAAAATAAAAGGAAAAATATTATGGCTAATACTGAACCATCACACGCTTATACATCTACTAGAAGTGATACGTTTTCAACTCCTCTTGAAAGAGTTAAAGAAGCGTTAACAGCTGGTACGTATAACAGAAACAATGAGAAAATGTTAAATATTGACTTTGGTGGTCAATTTGGTTGGTCTCCTAGACTAGGTTATATTGATAAAGATAAATCATTCCACAGTGAGTGGATTTCTAATCATAAGTATGTTTCTAAAAATGTTGTTGCTGTAGTTTTACAAACACCAAGATTTTTTGACTTCATGCCTGATCCACAGAAATGGATTAATGCATTTAAAGCGCTTATAGAGTTACATTCTAAATCTATTGAAGGTTTATCTTCAGGTTTAACCGTTGAATACTCTGAGCATGCTGTAGGCGGCGCTGGTGAGATGCAAGAAGAGGTTACAAATGTTACTAGAGCTAGATCTACTGTTACGCATACTGTAGAAGAAAAAGCTGGTAAGCCAATTAATAGATTCTTAACAGATTGGATTAGATATGGTCTTATGGATCCAGATACTAAACATGCACTTATTGGTACAATGTCTAACTGGAAAAATGAATTATATACTCCTGAGTATTATACCGCTACCGTCCTATATTTTGAGCCAGACATTACAATGAGAAGCATTGTTGAAGCTTGGTTATGTACTAACATGGCACCTAAAGGTAATGGTGAGGTTGTTGGTAAAAGAGATCTTACATCTGGTGGAGAAGCAAAAGAGATCGCTATTGAATTTACATCTATTACAATGTATAATGAGCCAGTTAGAAGACTTGCACAATCTATACTTGATGAAATGACAACTATTAAAGTTGATCCACATCAACTACCTATGTTTGTATCAGAAGATCCAAGCAAAGCTAGAGATACGCATTTACAACCTAAAGATGCTCCTATCGGTTATGATAATACGCATTCAAAAGCAGAAAATGAAGCTGCAGCACAAGCTGTTAAATATAATGCTAAAGATGCACAATAATAAAAAATAAAGACGCCACTACAGTATATAGCGAAAGCTATATACTGTATGGCAATTTGTTTTGCAGCTTATCTTAATGCTTCCAACATAGTTTGTTGTAATGACTTAACATGTGATTTACTTGCTTTAAGTAGAGTATGTTTAACTGCTATACCGATATCTGGTCTAGTAATAGAATTTTCAGTACCTGGAATTTTAAACGTTTTGCTTCTAGCAATGTTTGCAGTAACAGCACCACTACCAGTTGGTCCAAATGGATAATCAATGATAACTTTTTCAACTGATTTATCTTTCTTAAGCATTTCTGTTGCAAGATTGGCAGCTTCATCTGTAGTTGCACTAATGAACTCATTTGTATATTTAAAGGTTTTGTTTAAAATATCTTTACTTAATTCACTACCCTCTGTAAAAACATTTTTATCACCATACGTAACTGTTGCTACACCATCTACTACGTTAGTAGTATATTCACTCTTTTTAAATTCAATTGCCATCTTTGGCCTCCTTGTTGAAATGTGATTTTTGCTATTTTTTATATTTAGCATCACATATATACACTACAGTGTATTTTTTATTTACCTTTTGTTAAGGCGACTGGATCCAATCGACTATGAAACGTATCATTGTCTAACTTAATAATATGTCATTGATGTAATTTTGAAACCCATTCTAATGAATATAAAATGTTAAAGGAAATGGTATGGCAATATCTGATGATAGATTAAGTGTTCCTGGATCAGATACAATGTCTGGTACAGTTGTAGACTTCTTAAGTGCTAGTAATAGTACAGTAAATAAGAGTAAATCCATGCGTTATAAATTCGATAATGGTTTAGTTAAGACAACTACTGACAATAAAACTGTCAGTAGACTATTTGATAACTTAAAGAATAGTTCTATAGCAAGTAATGTTGGTGTAAATGAACTTTCTGTTATGGCTGAATCTGCTATGCCCAACTTAGATAAGTTTACTTCTATTATGGGTTTACCTATAAGCAATAAGAATGGACTTAATGGTTTATTTACAGACTGTCCTCCTGGCAGCGGCTCAAACTATGATCAATGGTTGGCAATGCTAATCGCATCTGGGTTAGGTAATAATGCTGACTGTTATGAGAACCCATTTATATCAATATTAAATAAAGTGGGAGCTATAGCAGATGGCGTTATAAACGAGGTCATTAGTGGTAGTTTGGGTCCTGTTATGGGTAATGTAACTAATACACTTGCTGCCAATACTGATTCCATAAATTATCTAAAAGATATAGCTGCGATATCGGGTAAATTAGGTATCTCCAATAATACAGGATTTGTATCTACTCTGAATTCATCCATAGCAGCAATAAATACAGGACCAATGGCCAAGACACATATAGCTAGTGACCTCATAGATGACCTGTACGGCAAAAATATTAGTAAGACGAACATTTCATCGGTTAAAGGAAATAAGGTCATATCAGGGGCTTATAGTAATAAATCAAAAAACAGGATTCCATCTATAGATACTACTACTACAAGAGTTGGTCCATTAAGAAAAGAAAATGTAATTTCAGGTCCAAGTCCAGATATGGATAATTATTGTTCTATGAATCATTTTGAAAGAGTTACTTCATCAGCATCATCTAATGTTAAAGACCAATGTTACATGCAGGAAGATTTAAAAAAGAGTACTGAACAAACTAATACTGGTAAGTGGGATAACAAATTAATATATTCAAAGAGATACGTATAAGACATATAGCAGACGCTATATGTCTTATAGTTTAATTTCTATCACTTAAAGATAAAGAATGATCTGCTAAAAACCCACCTACAGAACCCGTTAAAAAGTTACCTGCTCTAAATCCCCAATAAGCTGGTGACGTAGCGGCATCTATACTAAATTTAAGCTTAGATAATCTTATCTTTGCTTTAGGTAGCGCATACATATCTGTTAATAAATCTCTTGAAGCTAATGTTGATATATATTTACCAAAAATACTGTCCTCATTTATACCAGATTTAAACGCTCCAAATAGACTGGCATCAATAGGAGCTATCATCATTGTAGATAAATCAGTTATACTAAAACTAATATCTAAAGCTAATGCTCTCTTTTGCTTGTTAAAGGCAAGATTAGATGTACCTCTTGTTACAGTTAGATCGGTTATCATACCCAACTTAACATTATGTACCCCCTTCATAAACGCCTTACAAATAAACGGAGAAGTGTATGACGCTTTACCAGTAGACAAAGGCAATGTTCCAGCTAATATCATTGCTAATGGTATGTAAATATTTTGTAACTGAGAAATAGTATTTCCATAAGGAGATATAAGTTTCATCGTATAATTTAACTTAGGTAACGAAGTACTACTATCCTCCCACATCTTAGGAACGTCTATATACGCACCACCAAATAGTGTTGGTATAATATTGCTTAGACCAAATGACATACTGTCTAAACCACCAACAGCGATATCCTTAACGGCATCAACAACATTCCCAGCACCATTAACCACATTCCCACCCGCAAATGAAAAGTTAGCGCTTCTAGCGGCTTTAGCCACGCTTTTTAATTTAGCTCCAGCTGGTATATCAGTAACGGTATTTGAGAAACTTTCAGATACACTACCAACATAGTCAACCTTAAATATGGCATGTCCACCACCACCCCTAATTGCGCTAGAAAATGCATTAGTCGTATTATTATAATTCTTACTACTTTTCTCACTAGGAGTTTGTTCGTACGTACCGTCTTTTTTGACGTCCAATTGTTCTTTAGTTGGTTTTTCTTTAGATTCCTCACCTTCTTTCTTGGCATTATAATAATTACCAGTATCAGACATTAGTTTCTTCAACCACCCATTAAAACCAGTAGATGATTCTGGCATAACTGGACCACTAACTGCTTCCTTAAATGCCTCTTCAGTACTAAATGATTCATGTGCTGCTCTTTCTATTTCAAGCTGCTTATTAGCCATAGCCTGTGCTCTTGTAGCTATAGCAAAAACATCTATATAATTATCATCACCTATTATATTGGGCATAATGTTATGTAATTCGGTCATATCTGCTTGATCTATTTTAACAGGCATACCTATATCACCAGTAGCCTGATCTGGCATCATAGTTGGTATTAAAACCCCCAATTCAGTTGCCATGCTCGATACTATCGTATTTACTGTTGACCAATAAATATGCATAGCTGGATTTAAGTAATAGAAGTTAAACGAATCATCGCCTAATATGAGATTAGTTAAACCTTTAACTATCCATATACTAACGCTTACTACAGGCAGCATTAAGAAGATAGCAACGTTACCAACCACCTGTCCTAACTCATACCATGCAGGACTTCTACCAGTACTAGCAATAACGGATGTTTTATAATCAATACTTCTAGTAAAGAAAGTAAATAGACTATTAAATTTAGGTACGCCAAATTCAAGATAAAGATTTTGCCCATTATCATCTATAGCTTCTGAATAGTATCTACCCATACCTATATTACCTTTGGTAGTGGTAGTTACCTCTTTTCTATCCATACGTCTACCTTGTACACGTATATCTGCATATCTAGTAAATTGCGGTTTTGAGTTAATTCCAATGTTACCACCCATGGTAGTATCTGTAAATTTAATATCTGCTGTACTATGATATCTATTCTTTGCATGTAGTGGATCTAGGTCGGCACCTGAAATCATAAATACAGATTGAAGCCAGTCTTTATCTATTTTATTAACTTTATCATTCATATTTTTGGTAGCTGTATTGTTCTTAAAAATTGGTTTATCGTTTATCGTAATTAGTTTAGAATACGCTACTGCTTTTTCACCAGCCATATAGACTCCTTTTATTTATATCAATAAATTGCAATAGGTTTATTAATAGTTATTACTGTGGAATTAACCACAGTAATAACTACCATTCATGTACTATACAGCTATTGTTTTTACTGCAATCAAATATATTTATAAGTGCACCTAATACCTCTTTGGAATCCTCAGTAGCAACTGTTTCTTCATCTTTTAGATTTTTCACTATTTTTTCTTTCGTTTCAGTATCTTCCATATCTATGGTTAAAAGATCTAATGATTCAATGCCTAATGTTTGCCACTTTGTAGCTTTACTTAAACCTGGCTCAATAACAAAATCCCATGTAATAACTTGTTTAAGAACCTTGATAACTGTTCCATTAATAAGGGTATCTGTAGTAAGACTTCTTATTGAAAAAGCTACATTTGCATCAGGATCCTCAAATAGTTCTTTAAGAAATTCAGATTTGGGACCAACAGGTTTTACTTTACCTTTTATAAGTACTAAGTTACCATCTGCACCAGGCTCTACCTCAGAAGTTTCTTCTAACCAAATCTCCTTAATTTGCGCACAAACATTTTCAGGATTTATAGTTAAGATTCGATTCATGTAATCGCTCATAGTCATACTAGGAGATTTCTTTGGATGTCCAACTTCAGCTTTCAAAAAGCCATTCTTAACTCTGCGCATAAGTATACTATTTGCTTCAAATAGGGTTTTAGCTCCATCTAACCTATAATAGGCTCCAGCAGAATTATATGTATTTAATGCACCAAGGTTAATTGTATAGTAACCATTTTCATCACATTCTAATTCTTTATTCTTTATTTTTTTAATAGCTTTAATACTACTAAATACAACTTTATTAGTACTCACTAATTCCCCTTTATTTTATTGTTGGATATAGTAACCAAGATATCATTATAATATTATATAATAAAGCAGGAAGATGAATTAAGATTCCTGATCTTCCAGTAGTTTTATAAACATTAAATGTAATATGGAAACTGTAATTTTTATATATTGAGTACAATTCCAAAAGGAAAAGTATACTCAAAATTAATGGCATTATATATAGTAGTATAACATCCATAATCTAAGCCTTTATCATATCTTCAACAGCATTTGATTCTGTTTCTTTGTTAACTAAAGCACTGGTTATCCCATCTTTAAAATAAGACCCACTTAATTTGGACATTGTACTTGTAAAGCTGTAGTAAATATTTAATAAAGCGATGAACGCAGGATTATTCTTTCTTAGGACACTCATATCCTTAGCCAACTTTCTGAATAATACAGTTTTATCATTTTTATCTCTAGCAATAATAGAAGCAAGTACCTCCATAGCTAATGGATTATCACCAATATTGGTACCAGCGTATTTACTAGACAGTTTAAATAAATTTGAAAGATCTTCATAATTCAAGTACCAAGGTATATTACCATGTATAAAGAGTTCATCAAATAACTCATAAATATTTCCATTTCTTATAATCAAACTAGTATTAGTTATAAATATGTCCCCTTTCGAGAATTCCAATACAGTATATGATTTTCCATCCACTTCGACCTCAGTGGTCATATTTGGACTAAGTTCAACCATGATGGGAGCATTTACTACAGCATAATTGTCATTCTCATCGATAATAGTATAAATGGAGAGTACCGTAACGGTATCCCCCATAATAGCTAAACCCTTATTTATATATCTAGACGGAAACATCACCTTAATATCCGCAGTAGTCTTTAAACTACTACCAACTTTCTTTATATAACTACTTATAACGTTTGGTTTACGTTTAAGGTTTCTTATTAAAAAGGGTTTCATATATTTTCCTTCTATTTCACCTTAACCTGTGTTAATAGGTAATCTATAATTAAGTCAATACTTGCATATGTAGCAGCTTCTTTAGCAGTTAACTTATTATTCATTTTAGAATAATGTTTCATATACGTTAAGAATTTAAATGTGTTGGTATTCCTAAAGATAATTTTACCTATAATATACTCTACCATTTCATTTACTTCAAAAATATCCATGTATGGAATGCTGTTCATATATTCAATAAGCAAGTTTGAATAGTTAGTTTTAACTTCATCATCTATTTGCTCATTTAGACTATTAGATAAATAGTTGGTCATGATATCGTCTAATGCAAATCTATATGCCATTCTATATGTCTCTAATGTAGCCATTTTGTTTCTAACCATTTCATTAGATACATATTTATTCCACTCTGCTAAGAAATCATCTTTCTTTTCTTTAAGAGTAGGAAGACTAGCAGTTTTAAGACCTTTAAGAACAGCGCCATATATAACTTCTGGTTCACCATCTTCAGCTAGAAACTTATCATAAGATTCTTTTATAACTACTATAGAATTAATACCATCTGCTTTATAAATAACTTTACCTATAGCAGCATTAGCTTTTAATAAATTAACTAGACTCATAATTTTAGCATCTATTACAGCATTTAGCGTCATTACAACACCATCATATGTCCCAGGGGTTGCTCTAACGCCAGTAGGAACTTCATGGATAAGATTTTTAACTATAACTGCTAGTACAAAAAGATCCATAGCAAAACGATCATTATGTACTTTAGTACCAAGGCTAAGATAATTAGTGTTATCAGATGTAATCCTATTTAAATAGGTTTCCCATATTCTTATAAGATCATTATCAGTTATAGTTGCTGCGTGGCTCTTAATTAAAGCGTCCATTTGACCGCCACCACCTTTTAAGTAACTCCTAATTATAGAAACCTCAGGAGTAGGAATGATAAGAGCAGTGTTACTCAGTTGATTTATTTTGGAACCATCTTTGTTTATCATACCTCTGTTAATCATCTCCTCTATTACCTCTGGTATCTCAGCTGTAATGATCTTAACATTATTAAATAAAGATTTATCTTTAGTTTTCCCAACTATATCATTTACTTTTTTACCAAGTTCTTTCATTGTAGGTATGATATTATCTTTTATGTTAGATATTTCATTACCAAGAACAGCAGCTATTCTAATATCTATTCCTTCGAGTCCGTTGCTGTCTATAACAGATGCAGGGTTTAAGATAGTTAAAATACTACCAGGATAAGTAGTTAGGGTTTTATTGTTTCTATCTAATTCAGTAGCTATTGCTTTTAAGGTTTCTTTGCTCATTATTTACTCCTATTAGTTTTGTAAAAGACTATTTTTTAATTTTATAGAAACTATGTTAGAAACCATACTAGTGTTGTTTTCTAATTCTTCTATAGTTTTGGGACTATATAGAACATCATCTTTGCTAGATGTTAGTCTATTGATGGTACTTGTAGCTATTTTGGCAATCATAATGATCATGGCCTCATTTTGTGATATTGGTTCTTTACTACTAACTTTCATTATATCTCCTTTTATATTTACATTTCATTAAAATGGTATTGGGACAACCAATACCATGCTGTTAATTAAAATACATCTCAACCGCTTTATCGCGTATGATGTTAAGTAATGTACTTGTAGTACCAACAATATTTGGACTACTAACTATCCTAGCGGCTATAGATCTACTGGAAAACATAGCCTCAACTTCTATGCCATCTTCGGTTTTTATATCATAATTAAACACATCCCCAATAGTTGTTTTAAGCTGATGTCCAATAATAGCTTTATCACCTACACCCATACCTACTTCATCTTTTATGCTAATTTTTATTTCAACATTTCCTTCAGTAAGAGGATTGCCTTTTATAGAGTAAGAGCTATTAACTTTACCAGTTATTGTTTTATTCATATTCTCATCAGCAATTAGTTTATTGGAAGCCTTTACTAATTCTTTTAAAGTGGGACTCAGATCCTCTGTATCGCAATTATAATAAACAGTTATCTTAGTTATAATGCCACGCATCTTAGCTTTTGGACTTCTATTTTTAATATTTTGTAGAACCTGTAAAGACTCTTTATCGAGATTACGCTTATCTATAAAATCATTACCATCACTTATAGTAAATAAAAGATTATTGGGTTCAACCTTATCTTTTAGTTTAACTATATTCAATATTTCATCTGTAGCTTTAACTATGAAACTCTTGGACTTAATTATACTAGTACCTAACCTATTAGTCGTCTTTGACGAAATTGTACAAGAATCCTCATATGTTTCAGTATTCTCCATAAGACCAACTTTTACGGTAGTACCAGTTTTATAAATAACTCTAGTGCTATCAAAAATATCTGGTTCAAAAAACTGTTTGTCGTACGAAATGGTGTTGCCATTCTTAAATACGTCGCCTACCTTTAGATCGGTTATAATTGTATGTAAATAAGAAACGCCAGCTTCTTCTTTGGTATTCCACTCACCAAGTTTAACGTTCACTATCTTACCACTTTTATATTTTATCTTAATATATGATTTTTTAACCTCCATAACTATACCATCTTCTTTAGCCATATAACAATAGTTCATATCTAGTTTATATGGTAAGATTGCTTCATGTCCAGTTCTTACAGCAGGAACCCTCATCTCGCTCATACCTATAGTATGACTATTCTGAATATTAATAAAGTTTACATTATCTTTACATAGATCGTTACTCTATGCGATACAGTTATAAATATTTAAATCAGTAATTAATTTATAATTACATCTCATAAATAACCCCTATATGTTAATACTGTGTATTCATATAAAGCTTGTGATTAACCGTATCTCTATGGGATTTCCCCATATGATGAGACTATATCTTCAACCAATGTTATCATCTCATTGGCTGTAAACCATTTCCATTTAAAGGATGTCTCCTACCTACATTTAGGCCGTACTCCCAATTGCGGGATAGTCGTTGAACACATACCTTTAATAAGGTACTTCGCTGCGGATCACCAATTACAATCACAGTGACATTAATTACAACTAACTACTGATAAGGTAGCCTTGAACATTAACATTTGATCTTGCTGACTACTTAAAGCCATACATATATCTTTTACTATACCCTAGTGGTTAGCTAGGCCCCAGACTCTTCATCCTCATGTTACCATGGTCTGGTTAGTGTATATGTCTTTACGGTTTCCCCGTCAATTAGATTTATTTATTTTTACAACCATTACTGATTGCCGAAGCTAAAATTAACCTCTTTGGATCATCATTTGTGCTGGCAGGAGCCAATAAGGCACTTGTTGATAGGTAATTTTCAGGTTTAAGTTTGCCCTTATCAGTATCAACCATACCTCTAACAGTGTTTAATTTCGGACTAGCAGACATATACGCAGATACAGCAACATCACCACTATCTTTAACTCCCTCTGAAATAACACCTATTTCACTACTATGGATAACCCTTGTGTCCATAGACATACTTTCTTTAGACCTACCTCCAGAACCAAGGAATGTAACATCCTCATTTTGCTTAAGCGATGCTATTGGGTTTAGATTATCAACTAACATTGAAGTACTGTCATCATTTATGTCTCTCCAAACTGCAAAAGGAGCCATAGTGATCTTAGCCTTAGAAAAGACATTCTTATTTTCAAAATCCCTTATACTCTTAATAAGTTCTGTGTATAACATTCCAGATACACGCTCATAACCTTTTATAAGCATTCCGTTGGCATTGTTTGGATTTATATAATTATTATCCAATAATAACTCAGCGGCTCTTATCAATAGCCCCTTAAATGTTTTTGGTTCCTTTATGATTTCAAGAATAGATTCGGTTATAGGATCTACAAACATATCTTCCATTAACTTAATCTCATTAACATATAGAGGACTTAAGTCCATGTTATTAAAAAGTATAGGAAAGGATTCTTTTTTATCTAATAGACCATAATCAATATCCTTAAGTATTTTTGCCATTGTAGTAAACCCACCAAATATTAGAGTAGCTAGTTTATCGTTCCTCGTTAACACTATCTTCTTATCCTTGAAGGTAACGACGTACTCATCTGGTTTTAAACTATAACGCTCTGTTCTTTTAAGAACGGTGTGCTTTGCTCTTAATAATTTTAAAAGACTAGTTATACCAAGATAATATGATAATAGTATAGCTATAGGTAGTCTCTTTTTAAATATCTTTATAACTACTGTTTCTATAGGCATGCTAGAAGTATCTATGCCTAACTGTTCAAAAATATTAGGTAACTCTTTTAGTTTAGAACCGTTAGCTTCATACAGATTGTTATCGAAATCCATTAGAATTGGTAAACTATTAGCTGATGATCCAACAATTACATATTTACCATTTTGTTCTATGATAATGGTTTTAGCCTTAATATTCTTAACAAGATCTCTACGATTCTTATAATCAAAGCTATATTTGTTCTTACCTACATTAAACATTCTTATATATTTACCAATATACGCATATAGATTTGGTACTTTTACATCCATTAGTTTAACTGGCATTAAAACAACATTGGATATAGTCTTATTAGTTTCCGTACTAGCTATAAGTTTCTTTCTAAACCAAAAACCAATATCATCTTTTTTCATATCAGCCTTAGTTATAAATGACTTACCAAAATAACTAGTTAACGCAACCTTATTAGAATCTATCTTTCTTATAGGTTTATCGGTTCTTTGTTTGCGCATTTTATACGTATTGCCAGAAACTTTAAATTCACCATTTTCATTTATAACAGGAATCTTAAATACTAACTTACTTGGCTTGCCAGTAAGGGGTTTAATATCTATAGTATGCGTTTCAACTCCACCCAATACAGTATTGTCTATCTCTACAGTATGGTCTTTTATAACTATATCAGCATTTTGTATAGAGTATATAGTTCTTGTTATATCCTTAACAAAAATATTCTTTATATAATGTCTGTCCATAGCTCTTATTGGATTTTTTAATGAGGATTTATCTTTAATTATATTTATATCTGGGATAACAGCATCCTCCTCAGGTATCTTTAGATCGCCATCTGTTATAGTAAGTAACTCTTTTAATGATTTACCATCTCCATAAGGCGATTTAGCTCGTTGTTGATGTTCCAAAGCAGCCTTGAGGTTTTCAGTTTCCTTTTTAGAAAGAAGTTTATTTTCAGACAGTACATCTATCTGTTTATTTAATTTTAATACCTGATCTATATCCTCATTCTTTATATCTGATAGAGATTTAAATTCAGATTCTATATCGTCTACAAATTCCTTAGCTGCATCAACAGACATTATCTCATCACTTATCCTATTATAATCAATCTCTTGCTCATCTACCTCAAAGTCACTGTTTAAGATCGCATCAGGATCTATAACCTCTTTAGTATCATCCACATCAGTTATGGCATCAATATCTTTATTATCTAGATTATTCTTCAATTCGCCTATAGTCATCGCCCCATTGACAGTTAATTTTTTTAAGAAGATTAGGAACATCTTTCTTAAAGTTTTAGCATCAACTTTTTGTATAGGACTATGTACATCATATTCCCTAACAGCAGATATCAACTTATATAAATTTAATAATGTTAATTTATTATTATAAACAAACATAAGAGTTATATTGTTGGTATTAGATAATTTTACATCATTAAGTAATGATTTCCTTAAAAGTTCAGGTGTTAGATATCTCCATATCTCTAACAGATTCAAATGTTTAGGCGTCGGAAAGTGCTCCAATACTAAATGGTTTTCTAATTTGGTATACTTTTCAAAATGAACTACATCAGGTATATTGGCTGGTACCTCTAACATAATATACGTATGTCTTGTATTCGTACTTAAAACCGATAGTTGTTCAGTCATGGTTTTGAATGCATTTCTCCATTTGTGATATTGCATCATTGGGTTAGGTCTGTAATGATGTACTGCATTTAAAGCTCCATAGTTATAAATTAGTAGTGTATTTTTAGATACCTTTAAAGTTTTATATAATGGATTTAAAAACTTAATATTGAGATTATTCTTTTTAAAATCCTTTATTATGTTCTTTATCTTTAATGTTTTAAAGTTAAAATTACCTATAGGCGATTTATATTCATATATAGTAGCTATTATAGGTTTGCTTGAATTTTTTAAATAACCTAAATCTAAAGATGGGCATACTGGTACATCACTTACCTTAAACCATACTAATTCAGAGTTTTTTGGGAACACCATTTCCGTATCTAAAATTATATTCGGATTAATGAATTGGTTTATTTTACGAACGCCAACACTTCTATACAGTTGATCATGTGTCATATTTATATCCTTTTATTGTAGTTTTCAAAGAAACCCTTAACAAATAACTTTTATAATGCCAGCAGATAAATGAAATAAAAGATAAAAGGAAAATAAATGAATAAAACATTTAAAACGATAAAGTCATCAGTAGGTAAACATAGCTATAATTTTCTAGCATTGCCAGATACTAAAGCTTTTAAAATAGAAGTAGTATTTGATTACGGTTCTAACTTAGAAAACCATTATTATAAAAAGTACGGTAAGAAGGTATTTGGTATAAGTCACCTTACAGAACATTTGTGTTTTAAATCTCCTGTTGGTTATGATAGCGATAAATTGCTTGCCGAATTAAAAAAGAAAGGTAATAGGAATGCCAGTACTGGCCCAACACACATTAACTATTTCTTTAATACTATCATGGAGAATATGGAATTCGGTATAGATGCAATTACTAAAGTAGCATTTAATGATTTTAGTAGAATAACTGATGAAGAGTTTGAATCTGAAAAATCAGTGGTTATGTCTGAAGTTGGCAGATACAATGATGATAAGCAAACTATGTTTAGTCTAAACACTAAGAACGCCTTAATGGGTACTGATAAAGATGATAACATTCTTGGTAGTGTTGAGATCTTAAAAGATGTTACTCTTGATGATTGTAAAAAGATCAGAGCGTTAACATTACAAGAAGCTAAGGTATGGTTTAACATAACATATGATCCAATGGAATATGTTAATGAAGATGATGTCATTGAACATATTGAAAGAGTACTAGATGACATTGATATAGTACAACAAGATGTTTCTATTGGTAGATATGAATATTATAAACCAATTACTATTAAGAAAGATGAAATTGTTTTACCATCTGAATCTGATCGTACAATCATTAATCTTGTATTTGAAACTGATACTAACGTATGGGTTAGAAGCATGATAAACTATTATGTTTCTGCACTTGCTGATGAAACATCTCTTTACAATACAATCAGAGATAGACATGGTTTAACATATGGCGTTACATTCGGTAAAGATGATATTATGAACGTTGATCATACTAGATTAGTTGTTGATGTTGCTCCAGATAAAATCGATCTTACTATGGAACTTATAGAAGAAGTTATGGTTAAAAGTAGTGGGAAATTCAATAGAGAAATATTCGAAGAACTTATGGCCAATAGAAAGTTGAACATCACTATAGAGAGATGTAATCCAAAAACATATGGTTTCTTATTTAATACTGAAGTAGATCATCCTGAATTACTTGCTCCATTTAAAGATGTACTCGAAGACAACATTTCAAGTATAGATGAAATATTTGATGATAAATACATCACATTTGAAGCTGCAAAACAATATATGAACGAATTAGTAGAAATAACTAAATCTAAATCATATAGTAAGGTTATAAGTGAAAAAATAAAAGATTAGCATACAGTATAGCTTTTGCTATACTGTATGTTTAACATACGCCAAGTAAAGTATTTAACTCTATCTCGTTTGATTCCACATTCACAATATAATGTAATTGTCTGGGGTTAACATCTTTATTTTCCTCATAGAACTTAACTATAGCCTTATGTAAATCAGTTGTACCTTTTAGCTCATCTAAACTATTAGTATAATCATTCTGCTCGCCAGTTAAAGGTAGTTGTTTATACTTCTTAATATATGCACAATCATCTACGTTATGTACTACATTTGTTTCTCCTCTACGTACAACCTTGTCCATTTTAACCTTGTATTTATGCCAATTAGGACCTTGAACCTTACCATGGATTAAAGCTTCTAATTCTAGATTATCTAATTTAAAAGGTTTCTTACTTTCAACAACAGCAACAACCAAGTCGTAATCTATGTTCTTATGTAACCTGACCAGAGATTGATCTGATAATTTAGAAGCTATTTCTTCACCATCGATATTTTCTAAAGGATAGCCATTAAAGTTGACACCTAAGTTTTCATGATGTATGATCATTCCTTTTGGTTTTACCACATTTTGCTCCTCATCTTTATCATCACTGTCTTTATTTCCATTTATAATAGTAAATTTCATACTGCCATTGGCAACACTCCATTCCTTATTGATAGGTCTGCAATCAGTACAACCTACATCAATAATTCTATATTGATTATATGATCCAAAGCCATAATAGTACTTATTACCATTCTCGTCTACAAGTACCACCCCTGTTTCTAATGCTTCTGCTAACTCGCCCGCATCCTTTAAAACTATCTTATCTTCAACCTCCATTTCCTTTACAGAATTGTAGATTTTACTGTCTTTAGGCAAATAGTCTAAGATAATATCTTTTTCCAAAGCTACTATTTCAGGGTTTGTTCCCTTTACATATTCTTCAACTAGTTCAGAATCATGATACTCTGCATTATTATATCTTTCTAAGATATCAATTTTTAAATCTTCTTTAACGCTCATTTTAATCCTTTATATGTATGATTGAGAATCCTCAGTAAGTTTAATTCTCTTGACTTTTTCTAATATATCTGGAATCAATATTTCATTAACATATTTCCATTTACAATCACCGTTAGAATAAACATCTATTGTTATATGTAACCTAGATATTATTCTGTTCTCCAATTAGTTATGAAAGATGAAAACATTCCACCATTTGCTACAATGATACTCAGCATAAGTTTTATCTCAATGACAATCGTACCTCTTTCCAATATATCTCTTCTATAGCCAACCGAATAATCTGTTACAATAGTATCCTGCATTAATGCTTGATTGTATATTGGAGCCTGTACGGACGCTGCATGTACGTACAATTCAAATGGTGTTGCTTTACATACATCTATTAAGAATCTTTCACCGCCATTACCATCTCCATCTTCCTTATACTCCTCCCTTAATTTATAGTTGTTGTCAAAGATTCTACTTAACTTATTATCAGAAGCAATAAAATCTCTAACTTCCTCCAGATCCATAAAATTAACTACAGTTTTGCCACAACAATTACATTCAATAAGTGATTCAGTACTAATAGGGTTATTGATACCCTCTTCATTTATATCATCACTACAACATACTGGGCATACTAAATATTTCATAACGCATCCTTTTTTACTAATGGTTTGACTACTGATTTATCTACTTCTTTATAACTGTGTTAGACATTACGAACTTAATGCATTATGGCTGTCATAAACTATATCTTTAAATTCTGGATCAGTTGCTATCTGTACATGTCGATCAGATTCAATCTGACATGGTTCCAGTTCTATTTTAATGTTGTTATCAGAATTAAACTCAGTATCCACTTTAAGCAAGTCTAATTGCACTAGTAGTTCTCTAGTATCATTAACATAAGTTATACCATCTCCATGTATGAACATGCTTGTATTTTTAACATCATGACCAAGTACAAAGATCTTCTTCAGTTTACCTTGTCCTAATCTTGCAGTAGCATATCCTAATTCATAGAACATACCAACACCTCTATTGCCATTATAGAGCATAATGAATACGTCGCTATCATCAATAGCTTTAATGTCTTCCATAGCCTGCTTATTACAAATCTCAATATGTTCGCTAAATGGTTTACAGTCCAAATGTTTAGACCAGTCAATACTACATTTATGGCCCTTCTCTTCTAATGTTTCTTTCAAGATACGAAATGCTGATGTGTCTTGGGACTTAGCTGCTAAATAAAATTTCATCTTCTCTTCCTTAAGTGTTATTTGATACTACCGTGTATCTATATTAATAATATATAATTAAATAAAACTGGAAAGTTAGTAAGGAAATTAATCCCTACCAACTTAATGTTTTAGCTACAATATCAATTACAGTATTAGATGCAGAATACGTTAGATTACCCTCAGGGGTTATATAAAAACTTCTTTTTCTAAAAGTTTCATGTAATTCATCTATGGCTTCTTTTGTATGTAATATTACATATGAGCATTTATCACCATCAACGTTGCCTTCATCCGTATCGTTACTACGAACAGTTCTCTTATGAACTTCTCTAGCTCTCACTAGAAGACGAGACTATATCATGCTCTTCTGACACTATATCAGTAAGAGCCAAACCACTTCGATTTAAGCACTAGGTACGTGCACCCACTTGGGCCCTACTCCCCGCTACAGGATAGTCGTTGAACTTTACCCATATTATTTTTTAATAACTTAGGGTCTTAGCTGCTAAAGGGAACCTTAGGTTCCACGGTTACCTATTATACTATTATAGTGCTGATATTCATAAACATTTAGTTAGTTACTCTAAACTAAAATATCGAGGCTATATTAATATTAATCACTTAAGATCATCCATACAAGATACAATACTGTATCCCAGTAGCTTTGCAACTACTCTTGTTAAACCATCATAGACTAGTTTCCTGCCTATTGTGGTGGTATAGCTTTAAGGCTTTCCAGCAATTCAATTTGTTATTCGACATGCTTCTCAACATGAAGGATCAATTTGTTCTTTAACTTAAATTTAACAACATCTTTTGGACTCGTGTCCATGGGCAACTTCTCACCCTTACATAAATCAAGTATATTCCGATAATACTTGTTATTAACAACATACATTTTCTCTTTACACAGCATATAAGTTAGATATTCTTCTATGTTCTTTAGCTTAGTAAACGGTATCCTTATAAGAGGGATCTTATTCATTTTAGCTAAATGGTTCTTTTCGGCATCAGACTTCTTCTGTATTTTGAATGCTTTCTCGCCACCAAAGAACTTTACAGGTTTGAAATGTTGTATACCATCAAATTCTATTAGAATATTTAATTCTGGTAGATAGAAGTCATACATGTATCTATTTTCATTAAGCCGATAATTCTTGATGTAATCAATCTTATTAAGTTCCAAAAATATACGTATACGTTGCTCACCTTTAGATTCGCTACATAACGGACACCCAGCTTGTTTATGTATATGGTCATCAGGCGTAATTCTAAATTCACCATGTTTTTTACAAATTAATGTAACCTTAGTTTTCTTATTTGTATAATTAACCATACTATAATCATATCTAGAACCGTGTAAATTTATAGCCTTCTCTATCCATTCTTTAGTAGTGTAGTTATAATTATTAGTACATTTAACACACTTAGCCCCATTATAATGGTTCCATGGAATTTGTTCGAAATCACCATGTACCCTACATCTTATAGTAACCTTATTTTTTGAATTTATATATTTAGTTTTACTATAATCATATAGATCACCATGAACCTTTCTCGAACGTTCTATAAATTCTTCTGTAGTTAATGTATCCTGTTCTACCCTACTTACGATACCGCATTGTTTACAGCCACTACCAGATATATGATGAAATCTGTTTTGTGTAAACTCACCATGTATCGGACAGATGATTTTTATACTACCATCCTTAACGCTATAGCTTTCTGGTATATATAAATACTTACCATTATGCACTTTATTAGCTTTATCAATGAACTTCTTGGCCTTAGATAGAATCTTATTAATAGGAGTTATATAAGCGCATTTGGGACATCCCTGTCCTTTTATATGTTTAGTTGGTTTTTGCTTAAACGGACCGTGTTCTTTACACTGTATAGTTACTGCAGTCCTTGCATCTATGAATTCAACTAATGTATAATTGTACCTATTACCGTGTGCTTCATGGGCCTTTAATAAGAAGGTTTCTTTTGTCATTCTTAATTTATCTTTAGCACATTCTCTACACCCTTGTTTATTCCGTATATGTGAAAATGGTCTTTGTTTAAAATCACCATGTATCGGACATGTGATTATTAGTGGTACGTCAGATAGTATGTACTCTGTTTTGTCGTACCTGTATTTGTTGTTATGTACTTCTTTGGCTTTCTTTATAAAAGCTTCTGTTTTTGTTGTTTTCATTTTTTTCCTATTAGTTTATGTATGTAAATAATATGCGTTTATTATCTATTTCACTCTAATAGTACCCGTAAAAAAATCAATCTGCGCCTAATAAATTTAGGTGGGTGAAGTGGGGTGATAACGAGTTCTGGTATGCCTCTGTTAATATCGGATATTCATAAACCGTATCAGCCTCTTTCCAATCTACTCCTAAAATGCTAACTTTTCTAGCCTTAACTGTTGTTTTTAGATAAGGTATACTTGGATATATTCCACCTAGACCAGTAACAGGGTATCTAGTAAGAAAGCCAGGATATTTATCAACATCTTCATATACAGCTAAGTATATAAGTTCTGCATATGTTATCGGTCTTAAATATTTGGTATTTATATCATCAGGTATTTCATTAGTATTCTTAATAAACTTAACCTCTTTACCATTATCATATATTAAGGCTAGATAATAATCCTCAACAGTTATAGGTTCAGATCTTAATTCATCTTGAGCTAATTTATTTATAACTCCATTAAGTCCTTCATCAGATGTCCACATGTCTTTTGTTTTTGGTTTTATATCTACATTTACTGTTCTCATAGATTTTTTATCTACAAGCATAGCTGTATTACTATGTAAATCAAATATGTTATTTAACATAAGATTATTTAACTGGTACTTAGTAATGGGATTGATAGCTTTAGCATATTGATATAAACCTATAACAGTATTATTAAAACTAATTCTATTTTTAGTATTAGTTAAATCATGTATTACTGATGGTACTGGTGTGATGACATTTCTGGTAGAATCTCTAAGAGCTCTCTTAGTCCACTTATTTTGTATAAATTTCTTCTTACCATCCATTAAAGAAATATAATGATCGTATATCTCAACTATGATAGTTTGTATCTTAAATCTTATTGGATCTAATACCATAGGATCGTTATGTAGAGTAGAGATGTTTTCTAATGCATTTGTTGTGGTTAGTAGCCTCCTATAAACAGCATTTATTTCATCTTCACTTGGCTTACCATTATCATCAACAATATAATCCCTTAGTCCAGCAGGTATGACTAAAAAGTGATCTATGAGTATTTCACCCTTACTATATTTTTTAATAAGCTTTATTTTAAATTCCCTGGCATCACTACCATTACTATTTAATTTAATTTTATCATACTTTTTCATAAAGAATTCGAAACCAGTATCTCCTTCTTCTGCATTAGAGGAAATGAAATCTCCACCTTTTTCATCCCATTTTGCATAAGTCTTACCAGATAGTATATCTAAATATAACTTTTTTAAACTTGAGATATGTTTAAAGACAAGTGGGTGTAGAACCTTTATATGTAATTTTATATAACCGAATTTATTATTCCGTTCTTCACTTCCGACCCGACCGAAAGTCTCAGTAGAGAATAAACCATTAGTACTGAAGTTTTTAGTAGATGGTTCAAATATACTTAGGTCACTTACTTCCCTCATTACACCTATCTGTTTTCTATTTAATAATAGTAAATCTATATTAAAAGGTGGTAAATTTGACAGCATTGCTTTTCCTTTGATAATAATTTTGAATATTCAATTAAACGATACTTGTATAATAAATAAGGAGTTAAAATGGCTGCAGTTGATGATATAGATTTAGACGATATGGACTTTGAAGATGACGATATGGATTTCGGCTTCGATGATCCATTTTCAGAACCACCACCTCCCAAGGATACGAGGGAAGCAGTAAGTAGAACTATAAATAAAGTAGGAAGTAGTTTTATGGATGACTTTACTGACGATAAGGCTGAAACAGCTGCTGCATTCGTTAAAGAAAGTATTCCAAGTAAGATAAGTGTAGAAGCAAATAATATAATTAATGTTGGAGAATCATTTAAGAAAGATATCTTAAAGTCTAGTTCGGAAGTAGCAGAGGCTACTAAACCAATGTTAAAAGCTATTGAAGGGTTGGTTCCTAAGGGTGGTAAGATAGAAACCCTAGTTAATCTAGCTAAAGAAAAACTAGGTATGAACGATGAGCATCGTACTAGTGAAGATGTTGCTGCTGATGCTGCTGCGATGGCTACTAGTTCAGTAGTTAACGTTTTAGGAGAGATGCAAGATAGAGATACTATAAGAGAAACTATAACAGCATCTATAGCCGACAAGAAGACACAATCTCAATTAGATCTAAGTGCTATTCAGGCAGGACACCTAGAAGCGATAAGTAATTTTAATATAGATGTAACTAATAGTTTTTACAGGAAATCATTAGAATTACAATATAGACATTTATTTACAACAACAGAACAACTAGATGTTACTAAACAGGGTTTCGAAACCTTTAAAAATCAATTAGAATCAATCGTTGCTAACAGCGCATTACCAGATTTAGTTAAAACAAGAAATTCAGAATTTATGAAACACCGCTTATTAGAAAGAGCTGGTGAGAGTTTATTTGCCAGAACAGGTGTCTTTGATAATATAAAGAAAAGACTATCCAATGAAGTACAGGGTGTAACATCCGTATTAACTAGCGGTATTACTAGTCTTGGTGATGCTGCTGACATGGTTAAAAGTACTAGTGAGATGTCTGCTATGGCTGGCGGTACTGAAGGGATGGTCGGAGGATTACTTGCTGGTGGAGTAAGAGGACTAGTAGGTACTAAAGTAGGTGACATATTAGGTAAGACTAAGGTTGGTAAAAAAGGTATAGAACTAGTAAGAAATTTTAATCTAGATCCTTCCGAAGCACTTAAAGATATGGCTGATAATAGACCAGATGGTGTATTTAAAAACATATTAGAAACTCTTGGTGATTTTACTGAAAATAAAGATGCTGAAGCATCATATTCCATTAATAAAGTAGATCGAGATAATGTCTCAGTATTTGATGGTAGAGCACATACTTCTTTAACTAAGATCATACCTGGACTTTTATCTAAAATCCTAAAAGAAGTTAGTAGTTCAAGAACTGGTAAAGAAGAAGATGAGTTACGATATGATTATGATACTGGTACTTTTAAAACTACTAGCAGCTTAAAAAATGAAATAACTGAGAAGATTCAAAATGACCTTGTCAGTAGTGGCGTTAACAGAAACGTTGAAGGTATCATTACAACTATCGTTGAAGAAACTAATCTTAACGTAGACGATGATGAGATAGCTGAAATAAAACAAGCACTCCTAAGTTATGTTATTAAAGGTAAAAGACTACTAGTTAACAAACTTGAAGAAGATGGTCTCTACGACGAATTAGATCCTAAGTTATCTAAAAAATTTAAAAAAGCTATAACTGATTTTACAGAAACTAAAGATGATGATCTAAATTATAAAAGAGTTAGGCACCTAAATAATGAATTAGGATATATAAAGGATAGAGCTCCGTCACCTCAAGAACTACTTAATAAGTATTCTGATGCAGGTAGTATTGATCTTCTAAAAGATGCAGGTATAGTAGAACTTGATAGTGTTACAGGTGAATACAAATTAGATAACGCTAGTTATAAGACACATATGACTACTGCTATTAAAACAGCTAAAGATAAAGATCAAGAAGAGGAAGAAGAACCTAAGACGATAGCTGAGAAATTAGCTGAAAAATATATCAAAAAGAAAAAGAAAGATGTAGATTCTATAACTCAAGAAGAGGAAGAAGAAGCTCCTATAAATAAAGGTTTTATAAATAGAGCTAAAGGTAAAGTCTCTTCATTTGGTGGTACGATAGAACAGGACATCATCAATACTATAGATGGTAAGCACGATATAGGTGGTAAAGCTAAGCGGTTTGCTAAAGAGGCTAACAAATATGTTACAGGTAAAGAGGATCTATCTGGTTACAAATTTAGCACTGAATCTAATCTAAAAAACAATTTAGCACCACAGACTAAACGCCGATCATTATTGGGTGATTTCAAAACAGTTAAAACAGAATTATCTGAAATACATTCTGTAGATGACGCTTTAAATAAAGCCAGAAATATAGATAATTTCAAAGATACTGAAAGTAAAATAAAAGCTATAAATGATTTAGTGTCTTCTAGTAAAGATCCAAAGGACTTTATAGAAAAAATAAAAGAAACTGATGATTATAAAAAATTATCTACAGATATAAAAAATCATATAGATAAACTAGAAAGTAAAGTGCCTACCGTAAAAACAGAAGCAAAGAAATTTGTAGAAGATAGGGTAAGCGATTTAAAGGATAATTCGCATTATAAAAATATAGTAGAATCTGATATAGTAAAAGATTCTAAAGCTAAAGCTAAAACCTTAGTAAAAACAGTAAAAGATAGTAAGATAGTTTCCGATATAAAAGATTCTGAACTTGCTAATAAAGTCACAACTGATATTACTCTATTAAAAGATAGAGTATCCAAACTTACGGAACTAACTGATCTTAATAACATAGTTACAGAATTATGGACTAAGGCATCTGAACATTATGATTATCTGGAAACTTTGGAAGATACAAAAAGTAATAGGGCTAAGAAAAAGGAACTCTATAGATATATAAGATTTTTAGAGAATATAAGATTAGATAAGCTTGATCCTAAAGATGCTAAGTTAAAGGTATCTAAAGCTACTGTTAAATTAGGTAAAATACTTCTAACCAAAACAGCAGAAACATTTACAGAAACATCTAAAGATAAAGTAAGTAAAATTATAACTTCTAGTAAAGACAAGATAGAAGAAATAAAAGATATAGATGTTAGTAAGGTAAAAGACATTAAGGTATCTGATGCTACGCAGTATGCTATGGATACTGTAGTGACTGCTAAGGTAAAAAGTAAGCAGTTAAAAGATGACTTTAAGAAAACTGAACTATATAAATCAGCAGAAGATAAATATAAAACAGTAGAAAGTTCCATTAGTAGTAAAATAGATAAGACTATAACCGTTACTAAAAAAGCAGAAATATTATCAGAAGTGGATAATGTACTACTTGATAATATAATAAAAGTACAGAAGTCTAATGTAGATGAGGTACTTAAAAAAGAGAGAATAAGCAAACTAAACGAGTCTAGACAAAAAATAAAAGCAGCTGATGTAAGTAAACTAAGACCAAAAGATTTAACTAGACTAGTTAGTGATAGTCTAAGTCCTTTAAAAGACATAATTACAGCAGATATAAAAACAAAAGCTTTGGATGCAAAAGATAATATATCAAGCAAAAAAGACGAGTTTATAAGTAAAGTACAGGATAAGGTACCTGCATTAAAAACTACTGGTAACTTTTCAGAACAATTAACTACAGCTAAAACATATACTTTAGATAAAGTAGATACCGTAAAAGATACTACAACTAATATATTGCCTGCAATACCCAATCCTAATTCATTTAGTATAAATGATATTAAGTTAAAAATAGTAGGCTTCTTAGATAAATCTTTTAAAGAGTTGGAGAAAGTAGAAGACTATTTAAATAAGAATCCAGATGAGGCTAAAGATAATTCTGACAAAGTAAATAAGATTAGAAAGAATTTAGCTACATTAAGAAATACAAATCCAGAAGATAAAGAAACTGTATCTACTCTTACAAAAACAATTAAAGAGGATATAGAATCACTAGTAGATAAGATTCTACCATCTGAAAAACTTAGTAAGACATATAGTGCTGAAGATATAGAAAAAGAAAGAGCTAAAGATAGAGCTAAAGAGAAAGAAAGTACCGAGAACAGTCTTTTAGATATAATTAATTCTGATGATCCGTTAGGTACTCTTAAGAATAAGCTTAAAAGGGCTGCAACCAGTAGGATAAAATCCACTGCTACAGGTGCAGTTAAAGCAGCATTTAATTTTATTAAGAGAGATGCTGAAAGAGGTAAAAGACTAAGAAGTTATCTTAAAAAGAAATTATTCAATAAGAAGAAAACAGGTCCAGGGATACTCCATAGATCCTTAAATAAAGTACTCAATGCGACAGGCAAGGTAATCACAACTGTAGGTACCACTGGAGCAAATGTCGTAAAAGCGGATATCGATAATGGTGAGAAACTAAGGGATAAATTAAAGAATCTATTTAATAAAAAGAGGAATACAGAAACTATAAAGGAAGATGTTCCTGCAAATAGAATAGATTATAAAGAAGAAAAGAAAAATGGTCCTGGTATAGTTGGGTCAGCAAATAAAGTAAATTCTGCTTTTGATAGGGACGGGTCTGGTCATAGAGATGGGTCATGGTTGGACAGACTTAAGAAAAAGAAAGATGTGCTTAAAAATAAGAATAAAACATTTTTAGCTAAAGCAAAAGATAGTAGTTTTAGTTGGTTGCCTATATTATTAGGAGCTTTTAGTTTTATTAAGCCGTTATTGAGTAAGTTGGTATCTGGAATAAAGAATCTTGGTAGTTTTATTGTTAAGGGTATTGGTAAGGCATTTAAGTCAGTTGGTAGTTTTCTATTAAATGGTATAAAAGGTATATTCGGTAGTCTTGGTAAAATGTTGGCTGGTCCATTGAATGCAGTAAAAGATGTAGCCTCTAAGGGTCTAGATAAAACTAAAGAATTAGCCAGTAAAGCAGCCGACAAAGTTAAGGGTATAGGTGCTGCTGTATATAATAAAGCTAAAACCTTCGGAAGTAAAGTAATTAATGGTATGAAGAATACCAAGGGTGGTAAACTTATTGCTAATGGTATTAAAACTACCAAAGATGCTATAACAAGTGTTGGCAGTAAAGCTATAAGTACTTTGGAAAATAGTAGAGTTGGAAAAGCTACTACTAAACTTGTTGGTAAAGCAGTAGAAAAGGTTCCCACTAAAAGCATCCTTAATTTATTGAAATCGTTTAAGTCTACAATATTTAAAAAGCTAGGTAAACGAGCAGGTAGTAAAGTTGCTGCTAAATTGGCTGCGAAAACTGCGGCTAGAGTCATTCCTTTTGCAGGTACTGCATTGTTGGCATATGATGCGGCTAAGATAGGTTATGATATGTTCCATAATGGTACTAGTCTTAAGAGTGCTATTTCTAAACAGATACTTGGTTTTGATTTATTTGGAGATGAGGCAGCTAAAGATGAAGATGGCAATCTTATTAAACCAGATGAAAAGGGTGTGACGAAGTCTAGTACTGGCGATCACATTGATACAGAAAGAAAAGAGAGCAATAAGGAAACAGCTAAGGTTAAAGATGGGGATTCCATTAAACCAAATGAAAAGAGGGTAAAGAGATCCATTGTAAAAAGACCTCCTGTAAAGAGATCCAGTACCGATGACTACATTGATGCTGAAAGAAGAGAGGACGATAAGGAAGCTGCTAGAATTGAAAGGGAATTAGTGAATAAGAAATTTACTGTAAAATCTAGAGATGTTATTGTAGATAAGTATGGTTCTACTATAAGAACGAGATCCAAAAAAGAGTTAATCGCAAATCCAGATGTCGATTCTAAAGGGGCAAATGGCATTAATAAAGTAGGTGGATCACCTGTTAAGATGGGAGGAATTAAAAACAAAGTTCTACCAATGACCCCTATTAATAATGAAAAATTCAAACCTGTTTCAAAATACGATATTCTTAATTCGTTAGCTATTATACAAAAACAAATAGAAGTAGATAGGGGAAAACTCAAAAAGAGAGTAAACACAAATGGCAAGATGGGAATGCTTAATGCGTCATCTTGGGTATTAGGTAGCATTATAGACGAGGTTAGCAATATACCAGACGGTCCTAACTTTACAATTAAGCTTAATGAGTTAGATAAGGATATGATTGATGTTGCGTCTTCTACCTTGGCTAGATATCCTAAAATAGATCTTAAAGCCATATTTAAGACAGGTAGAGTACAAAAGCTACCTAAACCAATTATAGAGAAAGAAGAAGTAAAAGAAAAAACTAGCGTATTTGATAAAGGATTAAATCTTTTAAATAAGGCTAAGAATAAAATAACTTCATTCTTTGGTTTCAATTCAGATAAGAAGAAAGAAGCAACAAAAGATATTATATCTAATAATAAAAATAAGAAAGTAGGGACTGTAGCTAAAATAGATAAGTTACCAGTTAATACAGGTGATTTAGTTAGTGACCTTAAAAGGGATGAGGGCGTAGTTCTACATACATATAAAGATAGTCTAGGTTTAAAAACCATAGGTACTGGTCACTTAGTAGATAAAAAAGGTGGTATTCCTTTACGTAAGATAATTGGTGAAGACAAAGATAAAATATCTATGGAGGAAAATGATTATATTTTACAATATGATATAGGTCAAGTTAGTAAAGATTTATATTCTAGGTTACCATGGCTTAAAGATAAGCCAGATAATGTACAGAAGTCATTAGTTAATATGGCCTTTAATCTTGGCGTTGACGGGTTACTTAAATTTAAAAATACTTTAAAAAGTATAAAGAATGATGAGTACACGAATGCTTCTAGAGGAATGCTTAATAGTAAATGGGCTAGACAAGTTGGTAACAGAGCTACTAGATTAGCTAGTATAGTTGCGTCTACAGAGTATGATTCTAACAGTACATCTAAGACTGAGAATAAAACAGATAGTTCAGTTGCAAGTAAACCATCTATGAAATTAGCATCCAAAGTAAAAGATGTTGTGAGTCCTAGTAATAATGTTACTTATAATAAAGCTGGAACAACTACCGTAAGATTTAATGGTAAAGATTTAAAATTAACTAAACAGCAAGCATCTGTTTTAAGTAATTTTAAGGCAAACGGTAAAACACAGGATGCTCTTAGTCTATTATCAAATATATCTAATGGACATAAAACAGATAGTCTAGTTAGTGTAGATAAAGATACTAATAAACAAAGAATATCTAAGACGTTAGCTATGAATAGTGATACTAATAAGGTAATGTCTGTTGAAAGCAATAAAACACTTAGTGCTGTTGCAGAACATGGTGCAATACAAACAGATGAACTAAAAGCACTTAATACCACAATGAAGACATCTCTTGAAATACAAAAAGAGACACTTAATGTAATTAGAGAGATGGTTGGTCATACTGGTAAGATAGTTGAACATAATAAAGATAGTACTGCAGAGGGTGGTAGTGGTCAGAAAGAACACGAGCATCCAAATAAAGCAGTGCCAGCAATAGAAAAAGAAGTACCACAACCAGGTATCTTTTTAGAGAAAAGAAAATACGCATAACTAGTATAGGATAATATCCTATACTAGTATGTTAATATTCAACTTCAATATCAAAAGGAACTCCATCAAAAAGTTCTTTGTTTTTATCTGCTTTATTGTCAGATATTAATTTTAAGATAGCATCATCCCATTTATCTCTAGGAGTACTTTTAAACATTTTAAATAAAGACTGTATAACAAATACATATCTAGTAGATGGGTAGTTGTATTGTGTTATTTTAGAATTCATGCCATGTATGCTGTTTTTATCAACATCAAAACTAGTAAATACAACATCATCTTTAAGCTTCATTAAACCATTAATTAATTTCTCATCACTAACGATTCTTAAATATGTTAGATGTGTTAGTATGGCAATGTAGTTAACAACTTTAACTTCTTTACTTTTAGGTATCTTATTAATATCTTTAAAAGTAAGTTTGTTTTTGGTAAGTAATCTTCTTGGATACATAGGAGTTACTATAAAATCCATAGCTGTACGCAAACAAGTTATTTTACCTATTAAAGTATTAGTCGCATTAAACGTCGCTCCAAAGGCTAATTTTCTACCGATTATACTCGGCGTACGCGCGCTTATATTAACATAATCAGTGTCTTCTTTGCCACCCATTGGAATTTTTGGTAAATCAATAGCTTGCATTATTTTTCTCTCCCATCCATAATATCTACGATAGTTTTAATACCGTATATTCTAACTAACAATAAAGTAGTTATAAATACTGATACATTGCCATTTTTTAATTGCCCTACAAGAGCTGTCGGTAATGTATCTGAACTATTAACCTTTGAAATAGTAGTTATTATAGATTTAGAAAGGTTATCTAAATCAATACCACGTAACATCATTTCTAGGTGTAGTGAATTAATAAAATCAAGAACAACATCTTGCGCCTCTGCCTTTTCCGTAAGCGCATTGAGTATCTCATTTATCGCTGTTTTAGTAAAGAAGGTATTTATGTTTACCTTATTTAAAAAGTTCATAAAGTTAAACAGAATAGTTAAGTCATCTATATTTAATGTAAAATTATCTATAGTTGATTTTACGCTCTCAGTTATTACGTCTTTAATATCGTTATTTCTCATTCTCATCATCCTTCATCGCAGAAACAGTATGCACGCTTATTGTTCTATTTGCATTTAAAATTTCTACAGTTAATCTTATTTTTCTAACTAGAAGTATATTAAAAGTTAAATCCATATATGTCTTCCATGTTATCTCTTTAGCAATAAGAGAACTATTTAGCGAAGATCTAGGTTTGCTCTTTAGATTAGTATTCTTAGATATTATTTCTAAGTGGTTTTCTACTAATTCCTTAGTTTGTTTATTTAAACCTAAATCCGTTAAACACTCTTTTAATAATGCACCTAATATTGAATTTTCCTTTTCCATATATAGTCTATCAGTTTTTTCAATAAGTAATATATGCAACGATTCATTTTTATCATCTACATTCTTAAGTTTAAACTTTTTGATCATATCTTCTGTATGCGTCAAAGTTATCATTACCTTAAGTTTTCTAACTCTTAATAAATTAAATGTTAGGTCTATAAACGTTTTCCATGTTATCTCGTTAGCGGTTATATTATTTATTAAAGAAGACCTAGTCTTCCTTTTCTGTATCTTTATATCTTTATCATTAGCATTTTTTATATATCTGTTAATGAGAAATTCTATTTTATTTATAAGATTAAGCTCCATAAGTATTCTATGGAACAATTTGCCTAAAATTGAATTTTCTTTACTATTGGAAACATTACTGTCAATTTTACTCAACTTACCTTTCATGTGTTTCTCCTATACCTACTCTACTTAAGGTAACTTCTTTTTTTGTTTTTTAAGTTTATGCTTTCTTTTTACATTACTATTCCTTTTCTATTTGATTTTCAATAAGTACATCTACGATGTCTTCTATATTAATAATATATGGTCTTAATTTAATCGAGATACCATATTCTTTTGTTCTAGACATATCTTTAGTTAAATACTCATATCGCTTAGCTAGTTCTAATGCAGTGGATGAATACTTCTTCCATAAATTTTCAGGTTCAGTAATTATCTTCATAGACGAATCTGTAAACCATAAGTTAAATCTTAAATCTTTTATAGAGTTTTCAGTTACCCTTTTTATATTTACAGAATCATTATCAAGTCCTTTTATAATATCATTCATAACATCTATGTAATCAAATACATTTAATTCTAGACTTCTAATCCTAAGACTATTATAGTTATCTGAATAGGGTTCTATCTTAATGTTTCTATCAATACATTTTAATTTATCTATTAGAGTTTTACAATTATAACATTCTTTATAATAAAATATTTTCTTAAATATATTTAACAAAACTACTCCTTTAATATTTTTAATCAAACATTAGTAAATCTTATAAATGATATTTTAATGATATTACTATTTAAAAGGGATAAGCTATGGCAGAACAAAATAACGGTATGTTTAATAGTGCTGATTTAGCAGTATTTAAGAAAACCAATGATTTAAGATTAAAACTAATAGACAGCATGACTGAAGACGATGTACCTACTAGAAGTGGAGACATCCGTGTTCTTAACGAAACATTAGATGCTGCAGATAGACAAGTTATGGAGCTTGCTAAGATTAAAGTTAAACAGCAAGAGAATGAAGGCAATGCTAGAACACTTAACATGGTCGCAGAGATTCTGGGTAGAGTTAGTGCAAGTGGCGATATTAAACCTATATCTAATAAAGAGATAGAGTTGCCAGATGACTATATACCAGTCGATATAGTTCCAGGTGAAACAGATACGTCTCCAGAAGAACTAGATTTAAGTACATTTATAAAGGAAGATGATGAACAGTAGTATAAGAACTATATATGGGGTAGATTTGTCGTTAGCTAACCTTAAGGGTACAGTTTATAAACCTTTACCAAATACAACATTAAATGAAAAATTTAATATAGAAGTTAGGATACCAAATGAGAAAACGGGTAATCCTACATTAAAAGGTTTTTGTATAGGTAATGGTAATACGCCTACATTGGGTAAAAATGAAGATGGTATTTTATTCTATGGAAGATATAATGCGAATGATGGGGCTCTTCACTCACATATTCCTTTTATAGTAAGGGAGTTAAGGTACGACTTAAGTTCTATTGATAAGAGTAAATATAGATTAAGAAAAGAGATAGTTAAAGATGGCGTTAAGTATGTGGCTTATTATATGAAAGTTATAGAACCAGTAGATAGAAAGAGTCAGATACTTGAAATAGCCGTAGCAAATGATGGTACATATGGCATTAGTAACTACAACACTAACGATGCTTCTATCCTAAATCCAACCGAAATCGAAACAGAGCAAATAAGTAAGTCGGTAACGAATAAATATATAGTTATATCTGACCAGATAGGTTTAACTCTAAATAAAGACGAATTGGATGAAATTAGAAAGGGTATGAAAACATTAGGTCTCGATACATTAAGTAACAAAATAAATGAGTTAGCTGTATGTACTGGACTTGATGGTATTGATGTAGTCAATCATATGGAAGAATCATTCTGTACCCAAATATTTATATTTGCTGATTTGCCGTATGAAGTTGATTTAGAGCTTATAGAAGATAAGGGTTTCTATAGGGAGATAGAGATTGGTGGGATGGAACCTATATCTATAAGATGATGTTGGGGTCTATCACCTAACATTATTAATATAGTCTATTTAATGAATAACTTAAAAAGAGAGTACAAGATGTTAAGAAACATTAAAGAAATAGTACCAGATAATTTTGTGGATACAGTAAATATATTAGCCATAGATCCAGGTACTACAACTGTAGGCGTGTCAGTATTTACTATAAATGTAATAACGTTTGAGCTTTTAAATGTGGAGACTATCTTAATTGATACAAGTATAAGGTTTGAACCAAGGGATTTAACAAAAGATCTTTTAATAAGATTAAATACTTTGTATAATAGAATGAAAGAACTAATAGCCTATTATGATCCACATTTAGTAAGTGTAGAAAATGGTTTCATAAATAGACTTAGACCAGCTGCATACGGTCCATTATCACAGTCTATTATGGCTATAGAGTTAGCCGCTATGGACGTCAATCCGTTTATAAAGATATTTAAATTTGCACCTAAAACTATAAAGAAAGTCACTACTGCTGGCGGTGCTGCTGGTAAGGTAGATATGTTGGTTGGTGTTAAAAATATAAATGAGATAACGAGATATATAAATCCAGATTTAATTAGTGAGCATGAGGTAGATAGTATAGCTGTTAATTATACTATGTTACAGTATTTAAGAGAGAATCCTATAATACTTTTAATTCTATAAAAAAGGAAAACAATGATAAATTTAGCAATGTTAAAAAATAACAAATGGATAATGATTGGGTTAGTGCTAATACTTATGATATTAATTTATTTGATTATAGGTAAAGTGGATAACTTATTACATCCAAATTTAGATAAACAAATGGCAAGACAACATGTGGCTGATAAGGTTATTATAAACGAAGTTGTTAAGAAAAATAAAGAGTTACACGAAATAGTTGTAAAGGATAAAAAAGCTAGCGAGTTAACGATAGGAGTTACTAATAAGTATACTGATGAAAAGGTAAAAAAGGATAGTAAGGTTGATAAGAAAACATCTGATTTAAATATGAAACAAAAAATATTAGAAAACAAATCAAATGTTAGGGATTTGCCGTTAGGTAATGATAAGCGTACGTTGGCACAGAAGATACTGGATGACAATGATTACCAAAGAAGATTGGAAATTGAGTCTGCCAAAGTAAATATAAGCGCCATATACGCAGTATATGCTATTGTAAAAGAGTAAATGATGTTAAAATATATTATGATTGGTATAATGACTATTTTCTTAACTGGTTGTCTTGGTACTCCTGAACCAGTAATACAAACTAAGATAGTCTATGTAGATAAAAAGATATTGGTTAGTCCTCCAAAACATTTGTTGGAGTCGGTAGATATTCCAAAACCGCCAAATAAGGAAGTATTTATACATACAGATAATGTTACAAGATTGAACATGATTAGTAAATATACGATAAGTTTATTGAAAGCACTTGGTGATAGTAATGCCAAAATAAAAGCCATACATGATTGGAGTTCAAGTATGGATAAAGTTTATAACGACAAGGAAGATTATCATAAGTAACATTAATGTTACTTATGATATGTCTTTTAACATGGATCAGGTGGACTGGTTTTACTTCCGATTGACTCTGGGTGTACGTGAGTATGTCCTATGTCCCTATCATTATGCTTAATGCAAGAACCGAATATATGGAATTGCGGTACATTGAATGTAGCCTTTGGAGCATTAAGTACAACCTCTTTCTTAAAGTTGGCAGTTAAAGTATCCTTAGCACTGTCAAATACAATACTGTTACCTCTACCATCTTCCATCTTTATATTGCCTGCTTTGGTATCAATACTTATATCATATGTGGTTAACTCACCATCATTATCAGATGTATGTAACTGTACTTTTTTATTAATTGTATCTATTAAAGTCCAGTACGTGTTATTATCATGTAGGTCTTCCTTAAATACACCAGTATTACTATAGTAATTCTTAACCTTCTCTTGTCTTCTCAGATCGAATTCATTATACATAGTTGTCCAGAAGAATTCATCCGTATCTGTATATCTATATATTTGGACCTGCTCACCTTTCTTTACATTAGGAGCATATACTCTATTACTATAAAGTAATGGTATCCATTTTGCTTTTATACTTACACCTTTCCTAAGTATAATAACTTCAGTCTCTTCATCAACATTAACGCATGTATTTGGCAATATATCTTTATAATTTATATCACCATCTATATGGGTCATATTCTCTAATGGGAAACATTCTATAATATCATCATCTTCTATGATATCTTTAGCTACTATAGCCACTGAGTATCTAGTAAATTTACTAGGTCCATCATACATCAAATCTCCTTACTTTTAAAATTATCATTAAAATGTTATGGGTAAAAAAGAAAAAAAGGGACTAAGTAGCAAATGGCTACTTAGTCTAAGCTTATTTTCAACCCTTCACATTCCTTGTTCCATACCCTTACGAATTCATTTATGAATCCCTCAGTTGTATTAAACAACTTCATTATCTCTTCTGCATCAGCTGGCTCAACTTGTGCGATTCTATACTCTGTAATTGTAAGGACCTCACGATTATCATCTATCTCTGTATCACACATAATGATTAAACGATCGCCTTCACTACACACTTCATCTTCTATCCAGAAATCAGGTATAGAGTAATCCCCAGTTATTTCGCCGTTATCAATTTTTCTGTTGTACGACGCGCTCTTTATAATCAGGTCTCTGATCCTTGTTAGTGATAAAATAGTTTTCATAATTACTCCTTGTGTTAGAGGTACCTCTTGGATACTTAACAAAATTATGTCTTGATACTACCATGTATCTATCAATATAATATATAATTGAATTATATTGGAAACCTATTTTTTAGTTTTTTAAAGGTAAACAATAAAATGAATATTAATTAAGGATCTACAATGTATATAAAGAAATTAGTTTTAAAAGGATATAAACGACTATTTTTAGCTTTTATAAACAAACTTGAATTCACACCAGAGAAAAGAATAAATATCATTGTTGGTAAAAATGGTAGTGGTAAATCTAGTACACTTAAAGAACTGACTCCCATACCAGCTAATATAAATAAAGATTATGAGGATGGTGGTTATAAAGAAATAGTTCTAGAACATAATAATAAAACGTATCATTTAACATCAGGTTTAATTGGTAAAAACAAACATAGTTTTTTAGTAGATAATGAAGAACTCAATCCAGCAGGAACAAGAAAGGTGCAACTGATACTGGTTAAGGAACACTTTAATGTTACTCCTGACATACACGATGTACTTATAGGTCTTAAAAACTTTACAGATATGTCTGTTAAAGAACGTAAAGATTGGCTAACTAATATATCTACAGTAGATTATACATACGCAATCTCTGTATTTAACAAATTGAAACAAAGAAACAGAGATATAATAGGAGCATTAAAAATATCCCAGTCGGAATTATCCAAAACTTCAGATGGTATAAAAAGCGACGAGGAGCTAAAAAAGATAGAAGACGAGCTATCTATCCTAAAAGAATTATTAATGGTTTCTACGGCATCTAAAACGTCTTTAACAGGTGATATAGAAATTGATGAAGAAACAATAAGACAAATATGTAAAGATGCTAATAAAATCATTAGTAAGATAGTTAAACCAAAAGGATTATCCAAGGATATTAATATAGAAACGTTAATAGCTATAGATAAAACAGAAATAGAAACTATTGAAAAGAATATAGAGAAAACTAATAAAGTACTCAAAGAGCTATCTTTTATAGAGGATAACAAAGAGAAATCCTCAGCCAATATAATAAGCGATAAGCTCTCTTTGATAGAAAGAGAGATAAAGGTATTGGAGGAAAGTATGATTGTACCAATCCCCCTTAAAGAGATAACTGACACTCATAATTATTTTAGTTATATCTATCAGGATTTAGTATCTTTAATTACTGTCGTAGTAGATAATACATTTGATGAATATAATAAGACTAACCATGATACTGATGTTGCCAAGAAGATAAACTTAGAAAGTAAAGTATCTGATAAAAAATCTTTACTAAATAAGTTAGAGGTACAATTAGCGACAATGGTACATAACAGAGATCATAATGAAGTAACCTGTACCAAATGTAATAATATATGGTCAATAGGGTATGATAAAAAAGAACATAAATATATCTTAAGAAAGATAGAAGAAGTAAATAGGACCATCACTTCTATGGAAGCTGAGATTAAAAAACTAGAAGATACTTTAAAATTCTTTATAAATAAAATGAATGCTGTAAGCAAAATAAAGGATTTAATTAAATCAGAGTCTAATGCAAATCTACGTAAGATCTTATTATATGTTCTGAATAACAGTGACCTTATAAACAATGGTCAAAGTACAATAGATCTGTTATTTAAGATAAATGTTGATTTCAAAGAATGGTTAAGGATACCATCATTACTTATAGAGTATGACGAGTTAATGAGGGATATGAATGTTATAGAAGCTAAGCGCAAATTGGAGTTAGAGCACTTTAATGTTAATAAAGATAAATTGGAAGCAGAGCTTTCTGATATGCTTACTAGAAAGAGATTCTTAAATAGCAGGCTTGATGAATATAATTTATACAGACAATCTATAAATGTACTAAAAGTACTTAATGACAAACTTATAGAATTACTTAAACAATCGAGACAGGCAGTTGATATTAACATAAACAATCTAAGGAATATAGAATTGAATAATGTTATAAAAACCCTAAATCTTGAAATAAGTAGGTTAGAGAGTCAGATAACGGAATCTAGGTATAGTAAACGTATAATAGATGATAACAAGCTAAAGGTAGTTAATCTAAATAAAAGAAAGAAAGCCACTGATATTTTAATAGATGGAATGTCACCAACTAATGGTCTTATAGCCAAGTCTATAACGCAGTTCTTAAATATGTTTATAAACGATGTTAATAATGTTATAAATTCTGTTTGGAATTATAGCATTGAAGTCCTACCCTGTAATGTTACAGAATCAGCAGATTTAGATTACAAATTTGAAGTTAAAGTAGATGGTCGTAATATTATAGAGGATATAAGTAAAACTAGTTCATCTATGCAGGAGATTATAAATTTAGCATTTAAGATTATAAGCATGAAGTATCTTGGTATGGAGGATTACCCATTATATTTAGATGAGTATGCTGCTTCATTTGATGCACATCACGCCATAAAGGCTTATGATGTAATAGAGTCATTAAGTGAGTCTAGCTTTAACCAAGTATTTATGATTAGTCATTATGAGAATACATATACGAGATTCGCAGATGCCGATATATCAGTTCTTGATCCAGAGAACCTTATGCTGGATAGGGATCTTGAAATAAATAGAGTTTTAACTATACTATAGTCTAACGTAAGTTAGACTATAGTTACATCTTTCTATCTTTTTTAATATACTTTTCTAGATTCTCTATAAGAGAATTTCTCTTTCTAAGTAACGCTAAAGTTTCGTAGTACCTAGTTCTAAAAGATTTCTTTATCTTTATCTTATTATTACGTAGGCGCTTAAGTTGTTCAGTCTTTGTGTCGTCTAATAATACAACAGCAGATGTAAGTACTTCTTCAGTTTTTGTTTCTACGCCTATTGTATCATATATCATTTCATCTATATTTTGCTTTAGCATATTAAGATCATAGTTAACTGGTAGCAGGCCCACATTTATAGCAAGCATTCTCTCTTGATGTTTTAGTCCACTAATAGTAGGCATACTTAATATTCTATCTGCTGGAATATACGTGTACTCGTTACCGCTACTTAATAGAACTACTATAGGAATATTATTAGCTATGTCTTCTTTAAGATCATCTTCAGTTAAACCAGCTGGTTCATATATATTTTTGAGTGGATCATCTGCCATTATCTCATTAAGGTTACGTATGCCAGTAACGCTATATTCTGCCATATCAGATAAGATATTATCGAATGGAGGTGCTAGTTTAAATTTGCCTTTTGAATTAATTGGTGGTATTATCATAATATTTCCTTTATTTTTATAATCAATAAATTGGAAAGAATAATAAAGTTAGTATAACCATATGGTTATACTAACTAAACATTATTTATCTTCTAATTTATCAGTAGCTAATTTAAGTAGAGCTATGATGTTTCTAACATTATTATAATAAGATATAACATTGCTATTTGCTACATTAGGTACTACAGTATTTACGAATTTAAATATCATATTTAAATCTTCATTATTAATGCTATTTTTACTAGGGTCTAAACTAGCTGTAGTTTTATATAGAGTTTCCGCAGCTTTTATATCTTCTTTACCACCATCTATTAGTGTTTCCATAACATCTTCAATACTATTAATATAAACGATTATGCCAAGTATTTCAGCTTGGGTAAAGAATTCATCAGTATTTACGATAGATTCACCTTTAATATCATATTTAACAAAGGTACTAGTTTTACCATCTGTAACCATACCACCTATTTTATTTGTATCTATGACAGTAACAACTGCCTTTATATCATCTTCTTTTACATCCTTATTAGTGTCACTATGTTTTTTAATAAGTGCTAGCGTAAGCTGATTAGATAACTCATTAGCAGCAGCCTCTTTAATAGCCTGCTCTTCAATAGCTTTAAAGGCACTGTTTATAGGGTTACCATCAGAATCAGTATCTAAATCAGTACTTATAGCTTTAGTTGCATCACTGCTACCCTTATATCTACTTAAAATATATAGTAATTCTTTAATATATGCAATAAGCTCCTTTTTATTTTCTACTTTATTTATCATAGTACCAGAAGAAATAAGTTTATTTATTCGTTTTATCTCCATTTCACTTAAACCCTCTGTTACAATACTATCTTTTTTATTATTTATGGTTTCTCTAAGAGCATTTAAATCTTTATTTAGGAGTTTGGCATTTTTAAATAAAACAACATAAAGTCTCTTTAGACCATTTATTAATTTATAGAATACCTTTTTAAGTACTTCTAGAACCTTGTAAAAAGTTCCTTTTATGTCCTCATTACTAACGGTACTTACTTCTTCTAAACCGATATTAACTAGTGTACTATTATACAATACTAATGCATTGTCAGTATTAGCATCTATATTTTCTAAGGTCAACAATGCATTTTGACCATCTTGCATTAATCTTAAATCAGTTTGTACCTCATCTTGAATTTCATAAAATTCCTCTATAGACATTCTAATATCTAACGAGTTATTATTAACATCTTCAACAGACAGAGTTATGTCTTCACTTAGAAGCTTTTTCATATTTATTCCCTTTTATATTTATAATCAATGAAAAGTAAAAAAAGAAAAAAGAATACCTAACCAAGGTATTCCTTAAAACTAAATTCGCCCTGACCAGCATATCTAGTCTTGGCCTCATCTAGTTTTATTTTTGCAAAGTCAGAGTTGGTATAGTCTCTACCAACTTCTACTCCATCTATGTAATATATAAGTGTCACATCTACCATAAGGTCCTCCTTAGTAACGATTCATTGGGAAAGGTCTCCCAAGTAATCGATACACTTCAATAGCAGCGTTACCATCTAGTCTACGAACCTCTTTGGTAATTTCGTTACCATCAGAATCGTAATCCACGAATTCTTCCTTTGTGATAGTTTTAATACCATCATCAATAACGTAATCACCAATATAAACGTCAACTGCAACAACACAATAATAAGAATCATTATGTGTTATTATTGTAGTATCATCTCTATGGTTAGTAAGATCAATATTGTTATCTTTCAATAATAACCTAGCAGATGTATTCTCACCTACTATAGAGATTAACTCAGGGTTACGTACAACGTTATCGCTTACTTTTACTAATACAAATTTTCTCATGTTAATTCCTTCAGCAATAAGTGTAGTTATAGGTTCTGATATTTTATCAGATTACATTAGAATACCTATGATAAATAAATCATTAGCTATTTGATTTATTCCTTATTACTGTTTATATTATATATGGTTGAAAATAAGTCGGAACTTAACTTTACATACTTTTTATATGGTATACTTTTTATTGAAAAAGATACAATAAGTTATAAGGGATACAGGATGGATGAATTAAAAGATCTTAACTTAGGAGCAGTTGCCTATAGTGATGGTAGTGCTAATAATGTTTTAAAGATATGGGGTTGGGGATCACATGGTTATATTTATGATCTAGATGACGATAAAGGTATAACTAAGAATAAGGTTTCAGGTCTAACTGTATCTGATATAGGATATTTAGAACCAGGTGAATTAAAAATAAGGAAACACAAAGTAGTTAACCCGATTAAGTACTTAGATTGGTATGGTGCATATAGTGCCCCTGGTACTAATAATATTGGTGAGATGCTAGCCATTATAGAGACAGTTGAAGAGCTTATAAAGCTGAAAGTTAAAAAGATAGTTATCTATAGTGATTCACAATATTCTATTAATTCTTTCGATTTAGCCAAAACCAAAACAGTGGATGCTATAAATAGGGATATTAATGCTAATGTGACCTTGGTACTTAGAGCAAAAGAAATACAGACAATGTTAGAGGAAAAGAATATAGATTTTTCTTTAAATAAAATAAAAGCTCATAGTGGGCACTTAGGTAATGTTATAGCAGACGATATGGCTATGTTAGGTAGAATAGAATCTAGTAGAAAAGCCAATTACATTAATACTGACCTAAGAGATCCAAAAGGATATTGGAAGCCGAAGAATGAAAGACATCCTTTTTTAATTGCTAAACAAATCTTTTTTACCAATAATGAACCAAATAGAGATGATGGTTCTATGGATTACTCGCTACTCGGATATAAAGAAGAGATGGAAATAGGTAAGAAGATGCACGTAGCTACTTATAGATATGTCTCCTTAAAAGAAAGAGATGAAAATATAGAGTTGGTGAAAAATGTTTATAAGAATTTATTGGGAGAACATTCCGTCGTATCTACTATAAGAATGGATCTTATGTTTAAAGCAGATATCTTTAAATACATAGATAGATACGGAACAAAGGCTCTGATGCCTATGTCAAAGAATAGAAGAGGTATAAGTGTCCTTGAGAAGGAGATCATAGCTAATTCTATAAATCCACCAGCATTAGCTTATATAGCTTTAGATAATATTGGTCTATTGAAAATGATACTTAGAGATTTTAATAGACTAAAAGAAGACCCAAATCATAAGACAGCTAAGGAATTTATTGAAATAACTGATTATTATTATACGTTCAATGATAAGAATAATTTAGTTATAAAACCAGAGTTAACTAATGATGTGAAAAGTCTTAAATATAATTATGTTAAAGACGGTAAAAAAGCAGATATTATAATTCAGTTTGGTAAAGATATAATTGGCAGAAACCAAATAAAGAAGATAGAAAAGATGAAACCAAGAATATATTTATGTGTTATGAATAATCGTAATATAAAGTTAGATTACTTTACAGTAATAGATCTTGAATCAACTGGTGATCAAATGGTATGTAGTAACTATTATACAAAAACAGTATTCTTAAAGTAAGGTAATGTAGCAGTATGCTACATTACCTTATACCTACTATTTAAATTACTATAATGTTTTAACCACTATTCAACGCCCATTTAATTAAGTATATGTTATGGGTAAAAAGAGTAGTTAATTCTACTCTAATCTATCTAAGGTATTTAAACCAAAGATAGTAGTCATAAACATTCTGTAATATATTTAATATAAGCATTACCATAGTAAAACTTACAATGTTTATGTGAAGAATAGATATAGCTACTACGGCTACACCTGAACCAATAGCGCCACCAATAGTTATAGTTAGACCTGATGCTTTTCTAATTAGTCTAAGTGCTTTATTACCAGAATAAGATCTAAACTCCTTTTGTTCATACGCCCTAGAAGTCTCTTTTCCTATCTCTTTAATAAGGGCTGACCCGATAATAACACCATATACTATATAACCAGCAATAGCTAAGTCATCTGTATAAATAAGACCTACGTAAAGTGCTACCAGGAAAATACTCTCTTGCGTTATAGATGCCAGTTGCCCTCCTTTTAAGCTAACCCAATTACTATGTGCTAGCTTTATACCTACAAGAGCCATCATGAATATTATCACCTCAAATATTGGTATTACATCATTGCCTATTGCATTCTTGGCCATGATCATGAATGTTGTTAATGCCATCCATGTAGTTGTTCCCAATAGATCACTTATTATCATTGCTCTTGACCATTTTATATAATTTGTTCTTTTCATTATGTTCTCCTATTTATTTACCCATAATATCTTTTACTAAAAAATAACAGATACCAAGTGGTACCTATTATTAAAAGTATTTAGACAATCTGTCTAAGTCTTTTCTATATGAATTAATCTTAGCTGCTTTCTCTCTAGCATCCTCGATAATCCTTTCTGCATCTATGCCAATCATATGTTTGGCTGATAGTATTGATTGAGCGTTTGTTGAAAATAATTCAGCAGAGTACTCTGCATATAATCTTAAATATATTTTAGAATAGACATGTTTACGTCTATCTTTTTTATTATATCGTTTATACATTACTTCTCCTTTATATTTACTTTAACTGTAACATTTTTACACTCAACGTTTGACCATATTGTAACTATGCTATGACCAAATGAATCACTTTTCACTTCCCAACAGTGCCCTGTCCTTGTTCCGCTTGAGGGTAATATTTCATATGCCCAACCATTCTTTATTTCAATTGCTTTTTCACATCCGTCTACGCTGATGATATTCATCTCATATCCTTTGTTTTTATTAATTAATAGTTTGCAATAATTATAACTGCAGACTCTAATTATATTATATATGATTGAAAAAAGATGGAAACTCAGTATAGGACTTTTAAGTCCTATACTGTTACAACATTTATTCTCTAAGTTTAGTTGGATTGGATATCAATGTATCCTACTCCTCATCATATGTAAAGTAGCCATAATATGTTAATGATGCAATTATATCTGAAGATACATTTATAGCACCTGCACTCAACGGTATTTGATCTTCATTAATTGAAACATAATCCAATTCTGAATTATCTTTGTCCTTAGTTAGAGTACCATCAGTTAATAAATAACCATATGCAGTACCATCCTCAGCATTTTCATCCAGATACTTTGAGTCTCTATTATTAACAATAACAGATATCCTGAACTTACCAGTATGTTCATTAACTATATTTGCTGTTATAACATCCTTAACGTTTACCTTTTCCATACTAACCTCCTAAATTGTAACCATAAATAACTTATCAGTATCTTTAAAATAAATAGTTACATCACTAAACCATTTTTCAATATGATCATTATCCTCAATCATATCGTCAGTGCTAATGAGTAATTTATTTTTTGAACTATCTTCATATATGCCGTTATTAAACATATATACAACGTTTCCATCACCACTTTCTAATCTAGCATATGTATCTTTATGCTTATCTAAATAGGGATGTAAATAATGGAACTTGCCGTACATATTATATTTATTCACGTCTTCAAGCATATTCTTTACCTTAATACTAATATTATTATAACTAGCATTAGTATTATTTGCTATTTGTTTTTTTATGTCATTTATATTACTACCATTACTTCCTATAACATGTTTTATTTCACAACCAGGAACATAAATAGTTAGATCCATCTTTTTCTTAGTTTTAAAACTATTTGGGATTGCTACCGTTGCATCGTAATTACCTAAGTGAATGCTAAAGGCATTTAGTTTTTTTAAGTCATCGTTAGTTAATAGGTTTAAGTAATTTGAGTAACTATTAAACATTCTTTTATCTGCTCTCATTTTTCATCCTTTTCTCTATGCTAGCCGCGCTAGGTATGATCTGTAGTTCTTTCTCATCTTTCTCAGTAGGAAGATCACTATCTTTTACAACTGAAACAACTACACCTTTGCCCTTACTACCAATTACTTGACTAGATGGTTTATCTTTATGTTTTAAAGCCTCTAATCTTCTAATCTTAGAGTTTAAAAGTTTAACCTCTTCTTTAAGCATAGCGATACTGACATCATCATATGTTTCATCTATGAATTTCTTACCTAACTCTAAAGCAGCTATTTCCATCAATAAGAACATGAGTACTCTATGATTATGAAATTGTGACTCCCCACAGATCGGAATGTAACCATCATGATTACCAATCTCATCTTCTTCTCCGAAATAGAAATGTGAACAACCATCCCATTTTATTATACTACATATATAAACTTCATTAAGGTCAGCAGCAGTTAAATGATTTTTACCAATATTATAAACTTTAAATTCTATATTAGTGTTAACTGGACAGATCTTAAAATCAACTACGAAGTTAACGATTCTTTCATCTAATATATTCTCTTTAGTATCACCAATGATATAATATGTTTTCTTATCATCAAGAGTTCTTTTATACATAACTTCATTTATAGAAGCGTCTCCAGCTATCATATCTAAAACTAATTTAGTATTCTTTTCCATTTTATTCTCCTTATATTTTAACCAGCATTGAAAGATGCTATTGGTATAGTTGGACAGTTAACTTTAAGATTTGATCTACCTATTTCAGTTATCTTAATTTTGGCATCTTTATTAAAACCAGAATATGATAAAATAACTCTCCTAACCTCATCTTCATTTCTACACACGACTAATAGACTATCATATTCATCATAGTCTACACAAACTTCACGTTCAACTAGATATAGAGGAAGGTCTGTATAGGTTACGTATTCAAATTTACCACCTTCATTTTTAGCATAAAGCCATGCTCTTTCAACAACATTTGAATCCACCTCTAAAAGACTACTTTCACCAAACTCAACCTGTAATGATCCATCATCATGGACCGCATTAAGAGTTATATTTTGAACAGCTAGACCAATGTCGGTCATTACCAATAATAAGGTTTTATACTCTACAACGACATACCGTTTTACCCAATTGCCAATTTTAATATTCTTATCTTTATACACTGATTTAAGTTCATGATTCTCTATGTAGTGTAATCTACCATCAAATATATACCCTGCTGCATATTCAGGTCGGTTGCAATCACCGCTGTTGTCACTGCCATAAATGAACTCGTTTACAAGTTTCTCTATTTTACTTTTATCCTCTATTCTACTTTTACTCATAACTTACTCCTAGGGTTTATTGATACTACCAAGTATCTACTACAATAATATACGGTTGAAAATATTTCGAAAGTAGAAAAACAAAATGGATACTATTTATTATAGACTATGAACCTTTGGGTTCATAGTCTACATATCAGTAAATTTACTATAATCGGGCATTCTTGAACAAAAATCAATATCTGGATTTTCTTCTTCATCAGAAGCAACTGTTTCAGCATATCTAGTACCAAATTTAATTGGACGTTTTTCAGGTTGTTTCCAAGTGAAAGAGTTAGTAATTAACATTTTATTTATGTTATGCCTAGGTCCTATCTCTCTATCAATATATCTAAATTCCCCATTCTTACCATTAGTAAGTAACTCATTTCTATCAATAGATCTTCCATGTTTATCGATAACAATAACATTATCAGATGGATAAGTAACAAAACTATTTTGTGTAAAGAATACTAATACGTTAGTTGTAAAATCTGTATTTAGATCTTTCTCTAATAGTTCCAAACCCTCTATATAACTTACTTCAGTCCCATCTGTAAAATCTATATGTATTGTAACCATGCTCCCTCCTTAGGTTTTACTTATTTTCTCTTCTTAAATTTCTTACTTGGTTTTTGATTAACTATATAATCGTTTATCTGTTCTACTGTAAGTTTCTTTATAGCTGATTCAGTCAAATCTTTAGGTAATTTAAAATTACCTTTTGAAACACCATTAACTACACCATGTCTTTTTATATATGGTCCAAATCTACCATTTATAATACTAATAGGTCCATGTTTTCCAGCATCTCCATCCCACCATAAATTCTTGGCTTTTTCTACATCAGTAGATTCTATAAGTGGTAAAGCTTGATCTATAGTTACTTCATAAGGATCTAAACCATCATCTTTCTTAAGCTGATAGTAGTTATTTTTAACCTGTAAATATGGTCCAAACCTACCTATTTTAACATGTACTTCTTCACCAGAACCAGTTGTACCTATGACTCTAGGTATCTTCATGTAATGTTTAGCTTGTTCCAAAGTCATAGTTTTAACATCTATACCCTTAGGTATAGGAGAAGATTTGGGTTTATACTTAGTCTCCTTATCATATTCGCCTATACTTACATAACTACCATGCATACCAGTTTTAACTATGATATCTTTTCCAGTTTCTTTATCTACACCAAGAACTCTGGCTTCAGAATAGTCTACTCTATCACCATCAGCTTTACTCTCTACAACCTTAACAAAGTCATCGTAGAAATCATGCAAAACCTTCTGCCATTTAATTTTACCTTCGGCAATCATATCGAAGTTATTCTCCATATTAGCAGTAAACCTAAGATCAACTATATCACTGAAATTTTCTTTCAAATATTTAGTAACCACCCCACCTATAATCGTTGGCATTAACCGCTTATCTTCATTCTTCTCTACATAACCACGGTTCATGATTGTACTGATTGTAGATGCGTATGTAGATGGTCTACCTATGCCCTCAGATTCAAGCTTCTTAACCAAAGAAGCTTCAGTATATCTAGCAGGAGGTTTAGTAAAGTTTTGTTCCATGGTTAATGTAGCATTGTCAAATATCGTATTAACATCTATAAGCGGTAAGATCTTCTCATCAGTAGCAAGAGACGCATTCGGATCATCACTACCCTCCACATAAGCACGCATAAATCCAGGGAATATAATCTTAGTACCCTTAGATACGAATTCGTATTTACCATTAGTTCCACCATATATTTTATATGTAGTTAATGCAACCTTGGCTTGTGCCATTTGAGTAGCTACAGTTCTCTTCCATATAAGACTATATAGTTTAAACTCTCTAGGTTCTAAATAGCTTTCTATGTCAGATGGTTTAAGTAGCATATTAGTTGGTCTTATTGCCTCATGAGCTTCTTGAGCACCTTTAGATTTAGTTTTATACTTACGAACATATGGTAACGCATACTCTTTACCAAATGTTTCAATAATAACCTTCTTAGCAGCAGAAGTAGCTACATCGGATAGATTAATTGCATCAGTTCTCATGTATGTAATTAAACCACCAGTATGTCCAGAAACATTAATACTACCCTCATATAGTCTTTGTGCCAAAGACATAGTTTGTTTAACGCCATAGCCAAGCTTTCTACTGGCTTCTTGTTGTAATGTAGATGTTATAAATGGGGCACTTGGATTTCTCAGACTATCTTTAGATTCAATATCAGTTAACTTATAAATATTTTTATCACAATCAATTTTAATAAGTCTAGCATCTGCTTCAGTTTTAACCTTAGTAACCTTACCGTCTATCTTATTTAAAGAAGCATTAAAGATACTTTTATTATAATTGATCTTTAAGTTATGTTTCCAAAACTCTTCTGGGTCAAAAGCAGTTATCTCATCTTCCCTATCTACTATTATTCTAACAGCAACAGATTGGACTCTACCTGCAGATAAACCATATCTAATCTTCTTCCATAACAATGGTGATAATGTAAAACCAACAGCCCTATCCAATATACGCCTCGCTTGCTGCGCGTCTACTAGGTTTTTATCTAACTCTCTAGGGTGATCCATAGCATGTAATATCGCATCTTTAGTAACCTCATGGAACACGACCCTTCTTACCTCGTGCTTCTCAATACCTAATGTAGGTATAAGGTGCCAAGCAATAGCCTCACCCTCACGATCATCATCAGCTGCTAATATTATAGTAGTATCACTACCAATATAACTTCTTAGTTCTTTTACAACTTTAATTTTATCCTGTGTAACCATGTACTTGGGTTTAAAGTTATCCTTAGGATCAAATCCTAAACTAGACTTAGGTAGATCCCTTACGTGACCAAAACTTGCAAGTACCTTATAGTCATTATTAAGAAACTTACTTAATGTCCTGGCCTTAGCTGGGCTTTCGCAAATAACTAAGTATTTAATTCCCTTCCCTTTCTTTCTCATGCATTCTCCCTTATTTTCTATTTCATTGGTATAGCCAGATTATATACAAGTACATTATCCTCATCATACCCACGATTCAAAGTAAGCATTATAGTTACAAAAGCATTATTATCGTTATCTAAAAGTTCATCTGATATGAATTCTTTTAAAATTTCAATAACATTAAGCTTCTCCCCAGCTTTACTAAAGCCAAAACTTTCGAATGTTAACAGTTCTGATTTATACATGGCTTCAAAAGTATCTTCTTCCCTAAAGGCGTATTCGTCATTTACTGGGGTGATACTAATAAAATCAATATATAACATATCCTCAGATTCATCATACTTATATTTAATACCTTTACTCTTAAGGTGTTCTCTTAATTGCTCACTTAACTTATCTAGATCTTTCTTATTCTTATAATTCAACAACGTTGCTTCCATACTCACTCCTTTTAATTTATGTACTATGTATACATATTAATAATATATGTACGAAATAAAATGGAGTACTACAGATACGATTTAACGTATCTGTAGTACCTACATCTTTATAATTTTAATTAGGCTATTCACCATTCCAATTTGTTGCTGTGCTAACGTATAATTAGCCATAGCTACTGTTATAAGGCTTGCATTACTGTCAATTAATTTAGTAATTGTTTCTATGCTATCTTTGGTAACAGTAAAATCACTATTTTCATCTTTCATATAGTCATGTAGAATATTAACCTTCTCTACTATCTCTTTAATTAAGTTAGATATTTCTTCCATATCAACCTTAGATAGAGTCATACCCATTTTAGTAGTGTCTTCAACTAGAGTAGGAATACACGCCACGTTAGGTATCAGTCTACCAACTGGAAGTCTATCAACATTATTAGAGGGATTAATAAGCTTAGTTAACTTAATTCTTATTTCTCTATATGCTTCACTTATTTGTTCAGAAGAGTGTTTCTTTGGTTTAAAAGATCTTCTATAATCTGTATCAGAAAGAATTCTACTTAGATTAATACTTAGTTCCTCTAAAGAGTTTATGAGGATCCTATCGAGCAACTCATTATTCTCAGTAACATACTGGGTTACATCTAAAAGATTAGCTTTCAAACCCAATGTAACTGGAGCTAATCTTGATTCTATATTTACATATTTAAGATCAACTACGGATCTCTTTATGCCAACATAAGCTTTCTTAAGATCTTTTAAATCCCCACTATCATTACTCATAGCTATATTTATGATTGCTACTTTTTCATTGAATACTTCAGCCATACTCTTAAATCTTTTATTAACAGCAGAATTAATATTACTTATAAAACCACTCTCTACAGACAATGTAATTGTATATTGACTAATGTAATCTATATTATCTAAGCTCTCCTCCATACTCTTAACTAGATTTTCCATACTAATTCCATCTTTAGAATCATACTTATAGGTAGTGTAATTTATAGATCGCTTATTAGCATCGTAATAAAAGACATATGTTGGTATAATTGTATCATAATTCTTAAAGTAATTTATTACTGGTACGAGGAAGAACTTATTGTCAGATTCTATTAATAGTGGTAACGTTCTAAAACTATCAAATTCCAATGATACACCTGATCCCTGTTCAGTTAGAATATATAGTATCTCTTTTATCTTATCAAACTTTACCTTTTTATCTACAATGAAGTCCTTTTTGGTATTGAAGAATCCTGCATTAGGATCAAGTTCACCTAATCCCTCTTTTCTAAGAGAGTTATATACGTTAATTGCGCCTACACTAGGATTCTCCCCTATAACATACCGTTGCCCAGAAGATAGCATCTCATCTATAGACGCATTACATAAGATATTATGTTTTTTACACATTATGTTAGTTAGTTTTATAAGAGACTGTTCCGTATATACTGGATTTCCAAATATTAAATCAACGTGTGCTTTTTTATATAGTTTACTAACATTAATAGATTCATCCGAACCTTCAATTGATATAGTTAGATCTTCCATTTTATTTCCTTTTTAATTTTCTTTTATCCCAAACATCTTTGATATTCTCAGATTGAGAACCCCATTTTAGATTTATTGCAATATTATTTTCTTTATTATCATCAAGATGCATTACAACGTATTTCTTACCAGGTTGTGGTCCATGAAATGTTCTACATATTAATCTATGGACATATTCCATTTTAGATTTAGTAGAACCATCTTTAATAAGTGATACCTTAAGATAATGTCCTGCTGTAACACCTTTAGTAAAATTACCTGTCTTGATGTTTAATATTTCACCTTTGTTACTAGCCATATACCTACTGAAGTTGGGTATTCTTTTCCAGATTTTACCATCATTGTGTAATGGTAGAATTTCTTTATTACTCAATTTAATTGTAAAAGGAATCTCTATATAAACTTCATTCTTTTTACTTATAACTGAATCATCAATATTAAGCTTGTCCTTTTTATCGTTAATCTTTATATAATACCAACCTTTTAGAGTTTTGAATTTCTTAATAATAAACTTACGTAAGGAGCTTAAATTAGTATGTGTAAGCGTATTATCATAATTGGTATTTTTATATTTTATAACTTTAGATAAAGCCTCTTTTTTATGTATCGCAAAATAAGCATCCATATAGTATAGTCCTTTATAAGTTGTTCATATAAAAGCGAGGTGAAAAAAAAGCCTTATAGTCAGGAAGATACCCGACTACAAGTTTATCTCTGACAATGAATGTGTCCATAAGACCATTCTGTTCTTAAATTATTACTTAAGTTTAATCTTACTCTAACGTAATATTTAACATTATATTTAATAATGTTTCTTAGAGTCAATAAGTCTCTATTGTTAACGTCATCTTTTACCATAAAGACTAAATCATCAGGATTGAAATTATTATCTGAACACACTTCCCAATCAGTACTATTGTGACTAATATTATCTGGCAGTAATGTGTTTTTTGAATCACCAAAACCATAACCAGATTCTAACATACCTTTTAACACTACCGTTAGAATATCAATAGCCTCATCTTTAGAATGTTTGTTGGATACACACATTTATTCTTCCTTTCTAACTATATGTAGGGTTAAGTGCCTATTGTCTATCTTAAAACTCTCGAACGGATTATTCTCAACATTTACATAATCTATGCAATTACCATTTCTATAGATCTCCTAATAAGTACCAACATTATTTATTTCTTTTTGGTAACATTGGATATCGTATAACTGTCTTCCACTTTATCAACTGGTGTCCATTTTGCTTCTGTAAGATTGGCCTCAACGTAATTCACTGGATATTGCATAGTTTCTTTAACATCTACAACCTCACCATCTTTAATAGTCAAAACAAACTCAAGCCAATCTCTGATTTCATTTTCATGCTGTATCTTGCTACCATATATATTTAGATGAAAATTAACATTACTTAACTTTGCAGGTAGAAATGGTGGAGGAATACATTCATCCCAGTAACGAAATGAGTCCTCATCAAGTAAACCAGTAAGGATAATGTTACCACCTTTATCAATCGTATATCTATCTAGACCGCAATTTAAATCTTTAGTTTGGTAGTTGCCTTTTGGAATACCAAGTTCCACCAAATCCTCTTCTATAATAATATCGTCAAACATTCCCATCTTACATCTCCTATAAATAATCTACTGATTCTAACAACATCTTCACTAATACCATTTTCAACATTATTTTTATTCATTACAAATTTCCTATTTTTCTAAAGTAACAATTTATCATCATTAAGTAACTGCAGTAATTTTCCAATGTCTGGATGTTCTTCTTTTTTAACAGCTCTACAATACGTATGTTCTGCTATGAATACCGGATTCTTTGCAAGATTCCAATTATTAGACATATCCTTATATACATAATGATACGCAGTAAAATCATTTAGCATTATCTTCATCCTTTCTAACCATATATAATGCTAAATTCTTATTGCTTATTTTAAAACTTTTAAAAGGATTATCTTCTTCAGTTACATAACCAGTAACTACATGTGGTCGATATCCTTTTTTAACAAAGATACTAATGTTCCCTATAGAAGCTAAATGCTCTTGACCATCATACCCTTCTAGACCATTTAACTTAGTTATGATATCAAGAGTGTTAGCATTAGTTAAGCCCTCATTCATGTCTACCTCAACCACATTTTCCTTTGGTATCACATTACATTTATCACCACATATATCATCTATTTCATCATCTATGACAACATATGTTTCTATATTATGACCATAATCGGATAAGTATTCACGGATCTGTTCACCTCTGAATTTCTTCTTTCTAGGCGTCGAACCGATTATACAATTTAAATATTTAAATCTTAGCTTATCCAGTTTTCTTTTAAGTTGTTTTTCAGACCATGAAGATGATATGACTATATTTAAGTCAGGCACTCTTTCAAGTATGAATTCCAGTCTAACCATCAGGTGTCGTTCAATTGGATCATTGCCAATATTGTTAAAACCATGACTATAGTAACTAGCACCCATGATGTTAAGTACGCCATCTACATCTAAGAATAGTATCTTCATTACCGACCACCAATATGAAAAACGATGGTATCATTTATAATTTTTTTTATTATTAAACCTTCAAGAAGTAAAATCTCATTTATATCTCCAGTATAACCTTCAATCATTAATGCGAACCCGAAATCGTCAATATTATACTTACCGAAGTAATGCGTAGTGGACGCTAATTTCATCATCTCAGGTAATTTCAATTCCCTGTTACAAATTGGTCTGAATTTAACAAGTAGTTCATTACATTCATTGTCTATATAGATAATAGAATTAAATATATCATCGAGTACATTTAAATCAATATCTATGTCACGGAGGGCTTTCCCGATATTACGTTTAAGAATAAATATTCTACATGCATTGATAGACATACAAAAACTATCGTCATCTAAATTTCTTAGATCGTACTCAGTATTAGTAAAACGAGCTGGACGTTCGTGTAAGTTCCCATCAAGATCTTGTTGTACGAGCTTCTTTCTATCAACAATAATAATGTTACCAGTAGTTCTAGGTATTGGTTTAAGAAACGGCTCTTTAATAGGGTAATTTTCCATAATATTTCTCCTTTAATTTCTTACTGTTTTATCAAGAGACTTAAAACATTCTAGGTCTAGTGTAGTATCGTGTTCTAAATACTCAGCTGTATTATAAACACACATAGTCTTATCTATTTCATGCTTTATATTCATGTGATCTAATAAGGCAGAATGTCCGATAACACACTGATTATAGTATTCGCCAAATAAGGTTATTTCAGTATCTACACCAATTTCAATATGTTCGTAAAATGGTTTTGCAAACATATTAACATATTGTATGCCGCCATGACTAAATTGTATGATATTCACATTATCAATCTTTAAAGATTTAAATTTATCCATATGCTGTTCAAACTTATCCATAAAACCATAATCACCATCAAATAGAATTCCAGAGAATTCTGTAGCCATCAGATCCTCCACATATTTACTCCTAAATAATTTATTTAAACGATGTTCTAAATTAAATTTTCCTAACGCAATACTGTTTCTATATCTTTTAGGAGTTTTCACTTTGGCCGTTAATTCATCTAAGAAAGTCTTTATGCCATCTTTACGAATAGGGCACGCTATATCATCTACGATAAACTCTTTACCATATAAATAATACTTGATGATATCACTACAAAACATTCTAATATATTTTAAACGTAGCCCAATGTTAACGGAACAATGATATATGATAACTGTATCAAAACGTTTAATATACCTTATGTATTCATCCATCATCTCAGCGTTATTATCACTGCTAATAGTGGACCATCCTGGATGGATTAAGATACCTACTTTAGTTTTCATTGTTCCTCCTCAATAGGATCCAAATTATACTTAGGTATGGAATATGCTTTCTTTTCTTCCATATCTAGGATCGAATATAAACCAGATTTGAGTATCTTAATGAACCCAACCTTCTTACCGATCAGTTCTCTATGGGTCATACCCAGATCTCTACTGCCATTGACAGTAAAATACTTTATATCATCGAGTATGAGATCTACAATATTACTTTCAGTTTTCCATGTTAACCAATATTGATGCTCCTGGAATGTTCCTTCAGAATCTACATTAACAATATACTCTACATCCAACATAGTGTAACAGTACGGACATATAACTCTATGGTTATAGGGCTTGTGCTCTATGAGAGGAGATATATCATTATTGCAATTATCACATTCTATCTTAATGTCCTCAAGATCCCTAGATTTTATCTTTTCAATAACTGTAGTACGTGCGTTACTAGTATCTTTACTGCGAACCATAAGTTCTATATCAACATCTTGTTCGCCACCATCATGACGTTTAGAGTAAAACTTTTTACCACCCATCAGATCTATAAGATCAGCTTCACTAGCTTTTTTTTCTTTTATTTTGTCAAGTACTTTTTGCACTTTTCTAACCTTTTCTAATAGTGACTTGTCTAGAGGTGTTTGTATTACACCTTGCAAATCAACAATACTTACTTCAAATCCATCAGTACCCATGGCTTCAGCCACGGTACTTTTAAGTTCTTCCATAAATTCATCTGGAGTTTGTTTGGATTGTGAAACTATCTTTATACCACCAACTACTTTCTGTTTAAGGTCTTCCATGATTAATTCCATGCATAAAGATTATTACTGATATAGCCGCATGTAGCGATAATCTCTTTTTCCATAATTGCTCTACCAGCTATAAGTTCAAGACTTGTTGCATCTACATAGTAATCTTTCTCTTCAGCAAACTCCATAAGATCATCTGGTAATATAACATGATCTATCCAACCATCAAACCCTTTAAGTATTTCAACCTTATGATCAGGATGAACTAAATATAACCTATACCATTTACAAGTATTCTCTACAGTTATAACTGGTTTATCAGCTTTGGTATGTCTATATACTAAGGGTACATTGCCTTTGGTGCTATAGTACGTAGTATAGTCATTGTCTATGGTTAGACCTATAAGTATATCTAAGGCCTTAAGTGCGTTGAATTTAACATTAGTGTCGGCACCCTTTAATACCTCTTTTATACTGCCCTCTAATGGACTTAACATATGTAAATGTTTATATTGATTTATTGTCTCTCCAGTTGACAAGTTAAATATCTTATAACACCGATGTTCAGATGCACTATTTTCCAATTTACAAGAATCTGGTTCTAATACTATTATTAAATCACCAGATTCATTTTGTTTATAAACTACATGTCCAAATTTAATTATATCGCCATTGGCATCCAAATGTCCAATGCATTTTCTACCATTATAATATAAACAACCGTCTCTTATTTCAGTATTTGCTTTTTTCATTTTATTCCTTTTAGTATGCTGTTGGTATCCATTTTCTACCACCGTAGAAGTCCTCTTTAACACGTAATCTAATTTTAGGTATATAGTAATTCTCATTCAGATCTCTAACATAGTCCTTAACGTCACTTATAAGGGTATCGTAACTATCCGATTCAAGTTCATATATTGTACGTGGCATAAGGTATGATTGAGTAAGTTCAGATTTCCAATCTCTGATCCCACCATCTGTAAAAGGTACTTTCACCTCTGCCCTATATACTCCATCCAATTTATGAATAACGGCCCATACGAAGACATCATTATCGTAGTCGGGTGTAGTTTCATCATCAAGGTTTGACGTAGTTTCCCTTTTATTTGGACTGCTTTTTTCCTTAGCTCCCTCAACTATAGCACAAATGATTTGACAGATTTCATCTGTATTCAAATTTGTTGCTATTGGCTTATCATCAGTCCTAATACTTTTTTCTACAGTGGTATAGTCGGTAGTCCATATTTTTATACCTAATGTTTTGGATATCATACTCATAACCTTAACTCTACGCACATTTGTAAGTAGTTCAGAAATAGGTTTAAAGTAATTAAACTCAACTCTATAATACACCCTACCCTTAAACCAAGCTTTCTCCTCTACGAAAACATCAACATTGTCTTTTATAGCATTTGTAACTATATTAGTTACCATCATTTTTGTATTTAACTTTTTCATTTTTCTTTCCTATTATACTTGATATTACCTCATGTAATAATTTTGTATCATCTACACAATATTTCATTAATTTATCACCAGACATATTAAAACAGTCATTAGCCTCACCAACATGTTTTATTCCTCTACCGAGTTCAGCTTTAGCCATATCATTCAGACCAAATGCTAATTCATGTTCTTCAAGATTGTTATAAAATGTGTTCATATCCATAAACTTAAAATTAGTAGGCAATTCAACCGTATATGTATAATTCCATATTTCTAATGGAGATGCCTTTTTATCATTCATGCCTGTTCTGTCTATAACGATACTTACGTCCTTGTCAGGGTATTTACTATCTGGATCTACCAAATGTCTAAGCGATACACCTAATGTCTCAGCACGTCTACTTATAGTATTTAAGAACGCATCTAAAAAGCTAACTAAAACATAATCATAATCTAAACTATCTAATGTTCTAAAGAAACTTTGTATCATAGATTCCTCATCAGGGAAATCTTTGATATTAAATATGAAAGTACTATCGCATGGGCTGTTATCTTTTACGATAACAAACCCATATAATGGACCGACACCTAAATTTTCTCTTATAACAGAATACTCGAAATCAATTGCTGCTATCTTACTATGTTTATTTACATCATACATTTAAACCTCTCTTAATTTATTTTAGAATCAGACATAAAACCTACCATTAAGGCCTTGAATGATCTGAATTCTGAAAGTTCTTCTTCTAATCTTTTACTGGTTATAAACAGTCCAATTGCGGCGATCACCTGGTTGCTAACTTTACCACTATAAATAGATGACCTAATGCTACTTTCGCTAACGCCTACTATCTTACCTAAATCAGCATATGTTAGGAGATAATCCTTGCACACCTGTTTTATTAAAGCTTTACCCTCATTGTTAATTCTAGGCTCCGTTTGTTCTGCAGTATCACTGTCATAGACATTATCTAGAAGTAGGGCCAATTTCATATTTCTACAATGCTTTACGCCAATACCATAATTTATATTAGAATAATCAAATTCATATTCTAGAATTTCATTACGCATAGTTAATAAGGTTAATAAGGCCTTTTCGTATGTCATTATTTGATGATTACCTTCATAATCGGATATTCCTACCATAATTGTTTTACGTAGTTTACTTCTTATCTTAAGTTTCAAGCAAACATTCTTACAATTTATGGATGATGTATATCTATTTATAGTAATGTATGTATATCCTGTGTTCGTTCGTTTCATACTTCGTCCATCTATTCGCATCTTATTTCTCCTATTTATTTACTTATCCCACTCATTTGAGTTTTCTTAGATTTCCTTATTTAAAATCTTAGTTACAATATTAGAACCAACTTCACCTTTTTTGTCATATACTAATCTAGTAAATACATCACCAACTGTTCCAGCTTGTAAGTAATCACTAGTTGAAATAAGACTACCTGCATATCTAATCTTTTCTATATTACCAGTAAAGTAAACCGTCTTCTTATCCTTATGAAACAAAGCATACGTTGCAACAGATGCCCACGCATGTGATTTATAACCAGGTATATGTATGATTATTACTTTAGCATTGTCTACTTTAGTAAGTATGTCATTCTTAGCCTCTTCGAGGCCGTCAAGATTATATGCTACTGATCTACGTTCTGTTTGAAGTTTACAATCATATGCATATTTAGCAGTGGGATCACGCTTATCATCAAGGCGTTCTTGCATCTCCTTTTTAATAGCTGAGACTTTACCAGATACTTTCGTAAAGAACTTATTAACAGATACTTTACCCTCTAGATTAGCTCTCTTAATCTCAGCTTCAAGTTCTTCCATTCTGGAAGCAGTACTATTTCTAATTGACGTTTGACCATAGTAGAATATGATGGCATCTTTAGGTTCTTTCTTACTAAGAGCCTCCTCACGCTGTTGATTTAGTTTAATAGCCAAATTATCTACACCAATATTATTGGCAATACTATGCGCTCTGAAGGTTAATGCTGCACCTTGTCCATCGTTTAAACCAGTTGGCAACATACCAGTTACTAAATAATTTATCCCGTAATACCCTTCAATAAGTAGAACTATTTCAAAGTCTGATGATTTAGTTTCTGGCTTAATTGGCATACTGAAAATTTCATGTAACTTAGTATAGATATTTATGAAATTATCATTACCAGGTAACGTCATTAGATCATTATGGTACACATCTAAATGTACCGACCCAATCATATTCTTGATGTCTTCAAACTTAATACCGTTATCAAATATTGAATCACCAATCTTAATAACGTTAACAACACATGTACCAGTTGTTTCATCCATACGTCTATTGTCATGCGTAGGTACTCTAAAGTAATTTTCTATTAGATCCAGTTCCATATTAAACTCCTTGTTTATCATTGTATTTATTGATACTACCATGTATCTACTATAATAATATACGATTGAAAATATTTTGAAAATAAAACTTTAATGGCAAACATATGCTTGATGAATAATAAGATAAGTAAATAAAAGGATAAAATATGGCTATTAAATTTAATGTACCAAAACCAAGACAGGCCAGGGTACTAATTAATATTGGTGCATCTTTTGACATCCCTACTGGATTTCCAGTTACTGGTGCTAAAGGAGAAACAATTTGGAATGGTGGAATCGGTTTAACTACTGGAGTTATTGGTAGAAGTAATAACTTTAAATCATCAATCATGCACTATATGATGTTATCTGCGGCTGATAAAATAGCCTATACAAATGAAACTTCAATGCACCTTTATGATACTGAGGTTACTGCTATACCTGAAAGGCTTGATGAATTAGGTCATAAGTTTGAGAACCTTGGTTCAGATATTGCTACAAGAGAAGACCCACCTTTGGTTATAACAGATAAATCACAATATGCTGCTGATGAGTGGTCTGCATTACTTAAGGACTTTTTAGCTGAAAAAGAAAAGAGTAAGGATTCTATTATAGACTATACTCCATTTAAAGATCCAAATACTAAGGGGATGCTTAGAACACAGGTTCCTACATTTGTTGAGATTGATTCACTATCTGAATTTGAAGCTGGTACTACTATAGAGATGCTTAATAAAAATAGAACAGATGATTCATCTACAAATACGTTGTTCATGAGGCAAGCTCTATTTAAAACCAAGTTCTTAGCAGAGTTACCAAGACTTACTACAAATAGCAATACATTCTTTTTCATGACTGCACACCTTGGTGAAGAGATAGCAATGGGTGGTGGTCCTTATTCTCCTGGTCCAACTAAGAAACTACAGTTCTTAAAAATGGGTGATAAGATTAAAGGTGTATCTGATAAGTTTCTATTCCTTATGTCCAATGCATGGTACGCGTCAGGCGTTACGGTATTAAAAAATCAAACAACTAAGTTACCAGAATACCCAGCTGATAATAAAGCGGAGTCTACTGAAACAGAGTTGCAGATAGTTAGACTCACGCAACTTAGAAGTAAATCTGGTATATCTGGCTATACATTAGATATAGTAGTTTCACAAAATGAGGGAGTTCTTCCTACACTTACAGAGTTTCACCAAATTAAAACGAATGGTAGATTTGGTATAAGTGGTAGTAATATCAGCTATAATTTAGATCTTCTTCCAGAAGTTAAACTTGGTAGAACCACAGTTAGAAGTAAGATAGATAATAATCCTTTATTAAGAAGAGCTATAAATATAACTAGTGAACTTGCTCAGTTACATAAATTTCATCCTAAGTTAGCTGAAGAAGAGTTATTATGTACTCCTATGGAGTTATATGAAGATATAAAGAAACTAGGTTATGATTGGGAGATATTGCTAAATAGTAGAGGTTGGTGGACTCCTAATAACTATAAAACAGAAATACCTTTCTTAAGTACTATGGACCTTCTTAAGATGAGAAAGGAAAGATATGTGCCTTATTGGTATCCAAAAGATAAATTAAAAGGAGACAAGTAATGTGGTTTATATCTAAAGAGATTATATTCTATATTAAATATAAAACCATGAAATTCATTACTAATTTAAATAATTATTTAACACCTAGATAATGTTAGTGGTACAGGAGGGTATCCTGGGTGTAGTTTGGACATAGTGCCCCATAAAGGGGTTAAAAGTAAAGTTAATAGATATCCTATAATGGAAACTAAATTAAACATTAATGAAATATAAAAGGAAGTTTAAATGGCTGTAAGTGAGAATTTTGGTACAGTAGATATGTCTACTCCTAAGAATATGGAGGTTAATAAACCAAAGGTTAATGCATTAAGCATTTTCAATACCCCAAGAGTTGAGGGTGAACCAGACCTAGTTGCAATTATAAATAAAGAACTATGTACAATTTATGGGGATGTTGCAGGCGCTATGTTTGTTAATAGTGCAGATATAGTAAATATAAAAGATCTCAATCCTATATCGCAACGCATTATTATAAATAGATGGTTTACTACAGCTCTATTTATTTATCGTTCTATAAATAATGATAAAGATGTTAATGAGATTTTGTTACATATCATTAATGACGGCACGGTTAACGAGTGGAAAGATCAACTAACCCTAGTTGTGATAGAATTCTTTAAAATAAGAAATGTTCTTGGTATAGCTAAAAGCTAGTTAATTTGATAATATAAAAAGGATTGAAGAATGAATGAATCTAATCATAATTTAAGATACGCTAAAGTATTAAACAATGAAGATGATAAAGTAGACAATAATAGAACAGTAGCAATTAAGGTTTTAGGTACAAGTCCCATTGTAGCAGGTGTTTATGTAGATAGAATAACTGGTAAAAATGGTTCAGATTATGGTACGTTAAGTACAATCAGTACAAATACACCACGATTGGATAAAGATCATAAGAACTTCTTATTTGACGACACCAAAGATGAAGAGGGTAATTTAAAATACCCAGATAGATTTAAATATCTTGGTGTAGCTCAGAGTATCATTAGTAAATTATATGTTACGATTTATTATGATAATCTATTTAAAGATATTCTTATTATTCCAGATATGGAAACACTTGGTACTGATGATGTAGGTATAGATTTTTATGAAAACAATACTATTACGTTAGTAGCATATAGTGTCGGTAGAGGTGATTTTAAAGAACGCCCAGAAAAGTCAATAATGCAACCTTTATATGTAGATAATACTGATGGTATACCTGAACCAGATAAGTTTGATAAAACAACTACATTGCTGGTATCTACATTTGGTTTAAGTATTAATTCTACATTAAGTAGTAGATTTATAACTTTGGATGATAATAATACCGTTAGTAGTGAAAAAGGTGTGCCTTTACAATATATTCAATTACCAAACAATGATGACATATTTGAAGATGGTACTCTAGTTGCTACTAATAATATGATACAACAATTTCATGATGGGCTATGTATAGATTATGTTGGTATGAAAAAAATAGAAAAAATAGTTATACCTATAGTGTTCTAGGAGAATGACATGGATAAAAAAAGAAAAGACGTTCAGGATTTTATCCTTAAGTATGTAAATAAGATAGCTCCTGGTGGTTACAACCAGGAGCTATATGAAGACTTGTTTAATAAGATGTCAGATAAACAATTTAAAGAGTTTATGCTAAAACTAAAAAATAAAGAGCTTACGATATCTATCATTGCTCCTGTTAGCGGTAGCGTTAAATTAGATACTAAGAGGAACTTTAAAATAGGCAGAGAGCTTGGTCATGAGTTCTTCCAACCGTTAGTTATAGGACCCAAAGGGAATAAAGCAGATGGGACTTATATACCTAAGTTTAAAACTCCTTTAAAATATCTAGTATTTGATCTACCTATAAGAAGAACAGCACAACTTCTAATGAAAGGTATATCTGTTGGTACAGATAATAACGTTATTGACTTAACTACTGGTCAAGTTACAGGTGATTCTAAATCATCCAAATTAACTAAACCCGAATTAGAACTTCTTGTTGGTATGGGTCTAAATAAAAGTATACTAGAGCTTATGAAGATAAGAGGTGGTGATTTAGGTTCAGCTAGAGCAGCCGATGCCTCTATAGCTAGAACAGGTATGGTTAGTCAAGATGCGATTGAACCATATGCCACAGGAGTTGTTTCTACAAAAACTCTTAACACTATGTTCAATGCTGCACATTTAACAACAACATTAAATAAATAACTATGTATGGGTATAACCCATACATAGTTATCTTTACTTCTTTTAAATCTTACCAACTAATGCAGGTGTAGAATCAATATTACCATCATTATTAACGAAGAATATAGTTTCATTATTCGTATTATGTAATGCTGTATCTTTGATATTAGATTCATCCATAGTAGTGACATCTAAATTATCTATCTCTGATGTGTGTTCCATCACAACCTCTGGTGTAAGGCTAGCTATAATCTCTTCTGTAGTCATACCTGACATAACTACATTAGATTCAGATTTAGTTCTAGAGCCATTTACTGTAAGCTCGGTTCTAAGTACCTCAACGCTATTATTTATAGCTACATTTCTAGCAAATATAGGAGGCTTGGACATATCTATTATATCTTTACCAACATTGAAAATGACATTAGTACTAACAGACTCCAACTGTTTATAATCTACTATATAACCTATGCCAGTATTTACGCTATTTGTTCTACCAGTTAATGATACATCAGTAAAAGGATTATGTAGTGCCTCATTAACATTAAAACTACCACCAATAGTTCTAGGTTTATACAGGTCAACCCCATACTTACCAACCTGACCAATAACGTTAAAATGCATCTCCTGTCTTAAACTAGGATCAACCCATTCCATCATCACTTCCACACTACGCTTGGTTATTAAGGTAATATATCCATAATCATTCATAGCCATTTTCAGGTTATCTTTCATATCATTTAACTTAGCACCTATATCAGGTTTAAATAAATCTAGATAAGAGTTAAACGTACCTATAAGTACCGAGTTAATATTGTCTGCATAGATTTTATCTTTTCTAAACAATGCATTATAATTATACAACATAAGTTTAGGAGGATCCATTCTAATATGACCATTTATACTACTTACTTCTGGTTCAGCATCTAAGAAACACCCGTAAGGTATATCCATACCAACAAGATCGCCATAGAAGTCCTCTAATGCCCTAAATACTGCAGTTTGAATACTTGCCAACCCTGGAGTAGTATTTGACATTAAACTATTGTAACGTAGCGATAGCCTATCATTATTATCATAGGTATTCATAAATTGAATAGTGTCAGAAGATAATGTTTTAACTATCTTAATAAACTTATCTAAGTCCTCACCTATAGTACTCTTACTGTAATAGAAACCAGTAAATCCGTACAATATAACATCTAAGGTTTTAATACAATCATATTTCTCATCAAAGTATAAATCAACGAACTGATTACTTAATAGCTCATCAATAGTAGACATACCATCATTGAAAAATATCTTACCAGTTTTATGTAAACGCGTATTCATTACTTTTACAGCACTATTAAGCATCATATCATTTGTATTTGTAGCTAAATTCCATATTAAAGAATCATATACATTTATGCTGTTTATATATTTATGCATATCTTCTGTTTCTATAATGGTTTCTAACATAGGTCTAGACTTTATCAATCTTTCAGCATAATCTTCATAATAGTCACTATGAATTAAATCATGGTTTAACTCATCTACAGTTATATCATGATTTAATAATGATGTATAAATATATGTTGATACTTTAGGATTATCTGAACCAGCTATTTTGGCTAATAATTTAATTACAGTAAGTGCAGCTTGTTTACAATCCATATCATACGAATAACCTGTATTAGGATCAACAAAATTTAAAGTATTTTTATAAGTATTATCAAAACTTAATTTAAAGAATGTATCTAGTATAAGTTTCAAAGATACTTTTTCAGTAACAACGAAATTTTTATCTATCTTTACTTTAAACGTTTTGGTAAGCTGGGTATGTAAAACATTACTTTTTAATTTGGTGTCCAGTGTATTATCATATGCACTAGTATCTTTTATTACCATATCATTATCTACGAACTTATCTGTAAACTGTTTCAATAATAAAGATTTACTGCTAAGATCATCAGAATCATCCAATATATAATGTTCATTTACAGGTTCTGATATAAACCTATTTACTTTTTTATCGTAAGATGGCTTACTCGGATTATGCTGATTGAATAAATCTAATTCGGGTAGAACACTTATCATATTTACTTTAGCAACACCTATATGATTCTCAGTTAATATCTTTTGTAATATTATATCAAGTAACTTATTGTTACCAATATGTTTACGTATATATTTCATATTCTTATAAAGCCAAAACTGTGTCTCTTTACTTAAAATCTTTATATCTACATTTATACCATAATTAGATCTAAAGAAACTATCTACATGGAAACTATGTGTTTCAGATGTAAATAGAAGATCAGCTCTTATATTTATTGCTTTAAGAACAAGTTTAGTATATAAAGTGGCAAGTAGTGTTGGGTTATATAAATTATCTATTAAAGCGTAATCGGATATATTCCATCTATAGAAGTATCCTATAGAAAACTCATTTAATTTATGAATAAGTGTCGTTTCTTGCTCTTCAACATATGCTGGACTAAAAGCCAATATAACACCATCTTTAGATTCTATGGTTTCCTCTTTATCTATAGCATATATAATACCTTTTATTAATAACTCATCATCTGGATAGGAATCTATTAGATTATCATAAAACGTATCGAACTTAAGTAGCTCCCTTAGAGTAACCTGATTTTCTTTTAATAGTTCTATAGTTAACTTTTTAACTGAACCATCTTCAATGAGCGTAATATTTATTAAGCTATTTAAATCATGATACTCTCCAGATATATTTTTGTAATATTTCCATGTGTTTTTATTTCTTGGATCACCTCCTAAAATAGAAGTACCGTATTTCATTACTAGTTCATTATTGATCTGCACTGCAGAATCACGACTATGAACAATCATACTCTTTATTAGACGTATGTTATCTGAAATATAATTTGTAGTTGCAATCATTTTTTTCTTTCCTTAATATATTTATATAAACCAAAATAAAGGACTTTATACATGTCAAATAAAATAGAAGCCAAACTACCATCAGTTATAAATAAAAACAAGAATCTGGCAGCATTGGTAAGTAAATTGAACACAGATAATCGTACTAACGATGAAAAGAAAGCTATAAAAGTTTCAGGTCTGCCAGATATATCTAATTCTATAAAAGATAAGATAGCAAACAATGAAACTATAGTAAAGTTGTTCCCTGACATTGAGTTAAGTATACAGATAATGGTATCTTCAATCTTGGCTCCAAATGATATGGGTAATACTAACCTAATTTATTCTGCAGATGGAATTGATTTACCAACTGATGTAAAAGCGGGTTTATTAGAGAATATTAAAACTTATGTATCAAGTAACTATAAACTTGAAGATAAATTAACAGATATAATAAGAGAAGCACTATTTACAAAGGGAGCATATATAGAAGCTGTTATACCTGAAGCATCAGTTGACAGCATGATTAATGCAAATGATGTAGATGATGTACCTTCTTTAGAAAGTTTGGTAGATGGTAACCTAAATAATTCAACTTTAAAGATATTTAAAGAAGATAAAGAAAAGAGATTTACGTATTCTTTAGAAGATATGGATCTTAGTGTTGCTAGAGATAGGAGTGCTGCAAATGTAACATTAGAGGTAAGTGATGAGGATTTAGGTATAGCAGTTACAGATAACTTTGCTATATTAGGTGCAACTGTTAAGATGGCTAATATTGTTAGAGATAAGGTTAGTTTGGAAGCTCTAGACAAATCCATAGATAACGATGATGCGGATTTCTTCAATAAGTTATTTAAACCAACTCCTATGCATAAAGATGCTACAACAGTAACAGTATTAACATCTGATGAAACTGATAGAGCATCTGTAGGCAAACCCCTAATAATGAAGTTACCAGTAGAAGCTACTATACCAGTATATATAAGTGGTGATGCAACTAAGCACTTGGGTTATTTTGTATTACTAGATGAAAAAGGTGTTCCTGTTGTTAGTGGTTCTGACTGGTCTATTGACGAAAAGGAATTAGATCAAACACAACAAAAGAAAGCTAAAAGTATAATTGATAAGGCATCTGCTGCAATAAACGGTTATAGTAAAAAGAACCCGAAGATGGAAAATATTGAAGAGATTTATGGACATATAGTAGATCAGAGACTTAAAGCAAAATTAGCAAATAGTTTATTAGGCGACTTAGCTGATATAAGTGAAGACAACAGTGAAGCATATAGAACTATGCTAACCAGAGTTTTAGCTAAACAAAAGACAAAGATACTTTTCATACCATCTGAACTAGTAGCCTTCTATGCATTTAAATATAGGGATAATGGCACAGGCGAATCTTTACTTGAAACTATATCAGTATTGTCGAGTATTAGAGCCATACTATTATTTGCTAGGATAATGGCCAATATTAAGAATTCTGTTACAACGACTGAAATAAGTGCTACACTAGATGAGAAAGATCTAGACCCCACTAAAACTATGGAAAAGATCATCTCTGAAGTTATGAAAAGTAGAGGTACCCAAATGCCTATAGGTGTTACTAGAGTAGAGGATCTCGTTGATTGGACTAAAAAAGTAGGTTACAAGTTTAACTTTAAACATAGTAGTTTACCAGATATGGATATAAGTACTAATGAAGAAACTACTTCTAAAGCCATACCAGACTCCGATTTAGATGAAGATATTCGTAAACAGATATTAATGTCTTTCTCGTTACCTCCAAAGGCAGTAGAAGATGGTTATGATAGTGATTTTGCTACTACTATAGTACAAAATAACCTACTATTTACAAAAAGGGTTATGATGCAACAAGATATACTTATGCCCTTAGTTACTAAACATGTTCGTATATTATTGAAAAATGATATGGATATCTTCAATGCTATTAAAGCATCTATAGAAAAAAATATCAAGCCTATAATAAGAACTCTTAAGAAGAGTAAAGATTCTATTATAGGTAATAAAAGGATAAATGAAGATAAACTAATCAATTGGTTAACTACAGCTTATATTAATAATATTGAAATTAGGTTACCTAGAATAGAAGAACATGAAACAGACAACATGAAAGAAGCCTTCGATAACTATAAGGAAAGTATAGAAGACTACATAGAGATATTCTTTAGTGATGAGGCTCTTCCAGAAGAGTTGGCTGGCGAGTTATCTGGCAGAATGGAGGATTTTAAAATGGCTATGCAAAATACATTTTTAAGAAAATGGATGGCTGATAATAACTATTTACCAGAAGCGCTTAATTCAACAACATTAGATAAAGATGGTAATCCTGTATTTGATGTATATGGCAATTATGAGACTTACTTAGATTCATTCTCTAAGGTACTTATTCCATTTATTAAAAAGAACAATAAGTTAAAGGAGACAATAGATAAGAAGCTAGCTAAACTAGACGGTGATGGTGAAGCAGATGACAATGACGATTATGAATCTGATAACGACAATGTTCAAGATGATGATCCAGATAACAGCGGTGATGATGATGGAGCCGAAAATGAACCTAACGGTGATGGTGGAGATGGAACTGAAATCGAAGATGAACCTAACGGTGATGGTGGAGATTCTGAAGCAGATCCAGTTGAAGCAGAAAAAGAATAGACCTACTAACATGCTTTCGCATGTTAGTAGATTTCTATTTTGACTTGAGTCTATTAAGAATTTCTTTTAATAACCCTTCTCATAATTCTAGTGAGGTCTTCAGAACTTAATTGTTCTGACACATACATATTAGAAAGATCCCAATCATGCATGCCTAATCCAGGTTGATTAACGCCAAGATGAAACCCACCATTAGGCGCTGAGTATCTAATGTGGTCATTATTTCGGGCACTATAACCAGGACGTATGTTAGTGTTACGCATATTATCATACACTGGTCTAGGAATTGGACCATATTGATTATGCGGGCAACCGTATTCCATTTGATCAACAGCAGCTTTCCCTCTAATAACATCTATAAGTTCAGGAATTATAACGTCATCAAGAATTGGTCTACCAACTCTGAAGTTTGAGAGTATACTATTTAGAAGTAATTTCTTTCTTGGGTCATAATTAACCTGACGTCTTGAGTACTCCATGAGTCCATTTAATGCAGTTTCAAGCTCTCTTAAATTCATTCTATCTATGATTTGAACAGCATGTTTAAATTCAGTAAGTACTGTAGCTTCCATATCTTGTTTAGGTTTAGACCCCTTCTTAATAATTTCTAGAACTGCATCGTGTAAGTTCTTTATGATCTCATTTGTGTATTTATGTTTAGGCTTAATTCTTCTAAGAATAGTCCCAACTATATTATAATATATAATACCAGTTGGAATTCCAGTTTCAACGAAACCTCTAAGTTCAGTCTCAAGAGTAAGAAGCTCTTTATTAGGTAAATTACTAATTAATGTCATGCAATCAGCGACCATAGCAATTGCCTCAATGGCCTCCTTGCCATTTTCACCAGTATTAACTACAGTCTCATCTTTAGATTTAACTCCATCTTTAGGTGTTTCATGTTTATCATCATGCATAGCTTTCATAGATTGATCTAATAAATCCGCACCCTTAGCAGCACATTCATCTTTACTCTTTATTTTACCAGTTTTAAACACCTCACTATACATATCAACAAGGGTAGTAAATAATTCATCTGTTAAATCTGGGTCAATATCCATAACTGCATCTTTCATATCTTCATAAGATATAGTACCTTTACTATAGTTAAATAGGATTTTATTTAAATCTATATCTACACTAAACGGTTTATTCCCAAGTTTAATACTAAAGATTCTATCTGCGTCGTTAGGCGCTCTTAGAGCAGTAAGTACATTCCCTTCATTAGTTATTTTACTTATAATAACCATGTCTAATATGGACTTGCCGTAACTATGTTCTCTTAAATCTACCTTACGTAAGTCTATGTATGTCGGTTCTCTAGTGTCAGACATAAGACTCGTTTTCTTCACAATACCACTCATAGCGTTAAATAATACAGTATTAGCCATAGCTAATATAGCTTTACTATCGGGTATAGCACCATTGCCAGCAACATTAGGTAAACTCATTCTACTTCTAAAAGATACTGCAAAGATTGGACCGATAGAGTGACTAAAACTTTTACCATTATCAGATCTAAATGATAATGATGGTTTAAGTCTGTAGAACGTGTATTCCCCTTCAAACGCTATGATCCTAATAGAATCTCTTTGAACCTTAACGTTATCCATTAAGAACTCGCTAGTTTTAGCTTCATCAGTTGTTGTTGTAGTAACATGACAATTACCCTTTGGATCAATGTAATCAAACGCTGTGTCAGAAGAAGTAATTGCAGTAGCACCAGCTAAATAAGACATGCCTGTCGCTTGTAGTTTCGTAAAAACTGATTCAATGTTGTTTATATAAAATACCTTAGTGTTGTTCATAATATTTTCCTTTTATATTTAAAGTGTGTTGACATAGTGATAACCTTTTAGGTTATCACTATGCTTCTTCTATTGTATAAGAAGCATTTAGCTTCGTCTTGTAGATTCTATATCTTTTGCCCTCATCAGACATTAAGATCATCTGATTTGATCTATCAAACTTTGCCTCATCAGCAATAGTAGTAACCAAATCATCTATCAGTGGGGTTAGTTCACTCCTGATATATTTAACAAGTCCTTTAGAAACATCTAAAAGCTCATACTTAATATCTTCATCAGATGTATATATTAAAGTCTTTCTAGTAGCATAATACATTGGACCAACTTTAACGCCAACTTTATTATCTTCATGTTCTAGGTTTTTAACGTCATTAGCACCTACAGTTAATGCAGTGAAGATGTCACTAAGAACAGCATTTCTAATACCTTTTGATCTAACATCATTCATCTTATCAAATAAGTCTTTAAGGTCTGCTATATCATATATGAAATCATCGACCGTTATACCGCTACCTATACTCGCTCTAAATGTAACATTAACCATCTTTGTAAGAGTATCATTTATCTTATTAAAGGCTTTAGAGGTAAGTTTTCTATTTACATTAACCATACTTTTAATATGCTCAGCTAGCTCTATTAGATCTTTAGATTTTAGAACCATATCTGCAAATATATCATCAGTTGCATCAGTAGTTACCCTATTTATCATATATGTATCAACCACAATAAATTCCATAGCAATGTTACTATAGTTTATTTCACTTTCATTAATCATATACTCTATATCAGTAACCATATCGCTTACACTATATACGACATTTGGTTTTTCACGATTAAAGATTTTTAACTGTGTATCATCAGCTTTGCTTATATTTGCCTTAACTATAAGATTGGCATTGTTATACACAGATGCATGTTCATTAAAATTCACCATATCCTCCTTTTCTACTACTTTATAAGAAAAGTATTTATCTGCCATATCAACCTTGATACATTTTTGATTTTCTAATGTAAGATAAGGAAATTCATTACCTTCAATAGGTATACGTTTAACCTTAACTTCTGGTTCTTTAGCAACATATGTCTCAGCAGTCTTCGTTTGCATGCTGTTACCGCCATTTATATAATTAGGCGTTTCATGTTTATCATCGCTAAAACGGTCACTAAAAGTGTTTCCTGATGTAACATTAGCTTTATTCATATTTGTTGCATTAAACATACTACCACCCATGTTGCCAGTATTTACATAACCACCTTGATTACCAGCAGCATTATATCTATTAGTTGTTGGCATATGCTGTCTATGTATAGTTCTGTTATTAACAGTAGCATTCATAGTTCCGCCGTACATTGGCTGTTGCATGCCAGTATTCATATTTTGGTTACCCATATTGTTGTAACTATTCTGATTACCAGCATTTAGGTACATACCACCTTGTTGCTGTTGCTGCGATGCCATAACTTGTTGCGTATATGTATAAAGTTCAGTCAATGCTGCTAATTGCTGTTGCTGTTGTCCAGTTAACTGGTAACCCTGATTATACATATTTTGCAGCTGTGTTAACTGATTAAACTGTTGGTCTGTCATTAATTGTTGGTTCATTATCTCTCCTTATATAATGTAGATACTGCGTGTACCTACATTAATAATATATGTATAACATAAGTTCTAAACTTATACTACATAACCTCATCTATATCAACTTCTATTTCAGAATCAATAATTTTCTTATCTTCAACTATTTTACCGTTAAACATCTTATCCAATAACATAATTGTTTCCATTATATCATCTTTTGGCTTTGGTCTACCTGTAGCCATGTCTAATGTTATGAAAGGATTTATTCTAAGTTTAGGCGTTGGTGCTTTCTTAGATAAATAAAGTATGCTCCCCATGAATAGATCTGGTCCAGTTATAGATCTTGTTGCTTTTGGAAATACGGCTGATTTATTTTTGGTAACATTTTTACCACGCTCTTGCAGTTCTAAAACTGAGGTTACCTTATGATACTTATTGTCACCAGCGTTATCCGTTAGAAGTAAAGTTATGTTCATACTAGCACTCTTTACTATCTGAAAAATCTTTCTTGGCGATAAATTATGATTAAATATTCGTACAACTTCATTAACATTAAGATCTTTCTTAACGCTCTTTCTGGTCAGTTCGAATATAGTTTTATTAACACCTAGTATAATATCATACAATATATAGTAAAGAACATCAATGTACCTGTTAAAGATATTATTGTTGTATGATTTACTATTAAGCAGCCATTCACTATACTTACCAAGTATTACCGCTAATAAATCAAAGAAGTCATTGACTATAATATTTATCTCTGCTAATTTGGTCATGATCAAACTATCTATATATGATTTTAGTGATATGAAGTGATCCACTATATCCATATATATTCTGTCTGCACTATAGTTATTTTTAAATATGATTCTACCTAACAATAACTTCCAGTACATTTTTTCATTGCTAACGTCATTACTATTAATAGCGTCAGCTAACTCTCTTGCTTTACTAGCACTTGCATCTAATGTATAAATTAGACCAACTACCATATTTTCAACAAATGGGTTATCTGAACCTTTTGGAATTAACACCTTTACATCATGACCAATATAATTATTTTCTTTAAGACTTCTTGGCTTTAATCTAGTAGATTCATAAATAATGTAATCTTTTTTATACTTTGTAAGATCTTCCTCATATGTTATAATTGGTTCAATACCACTATACTTCTTAAACGCATCTTTCATACCATATTCTGCCAATAGATATAACGCTATAGGAGGAACAATGCTGCCTAGATCATCTTTTATCCCTCTTGTAGTGGTTCTATAAATAGTAGAAGATATAACCTGACCAGATATCTTATGCCCATCTTTAATTACATTCCTGTTACTTCTTTTAAAGATAAGTTTATCTCTAAGTAATCTGATAAACACCTCCTTTTCATTAGGACTCACTACAGTATCAGAAAGAACAGGAACAACGTGATATAATGTATCTGATATATGCATCATACCACCATCATCTAAAAATGGCATATATAAGTATCTCTTAGGCAACTTCGCCCCATTATAACTAAAGAGTAATTCTATTTTGTATAGGTCTGAAACTGCTATATCGTAATTAATTCTATTATTGCCAGTTGTAAATAAGGTATCATACTCTTCTTTTGGAGATAAAACCCTCCAACCATGATATTCCAACTTAGGTGTTGCTGACCTCATACTGCTTTTGATAATGGCATCTATATATTCTGGCGCTGATTTAACAGATTCTGTAGCTAATCCATTAACAACATCAGGATTGAATGAGGGTGTTACCTCATCCATCATGGCACTTAGGACATCATTCATTTCTACTCCTTTTACTACTATTTCATTTAACTCATATAACCATAATTTTTATTTACATAAATTCATCAAAATCCTTAAACACTATAGCATCAGCAAGATCTTTTAAATTATAATAAAAATAGTTAGTTGTTTTAACAGCAACAATATTAGATCTCCTACTAAACCAATCATGGTTAAAATCGATACCTAAATATTCAGCCCTCTTTTTTTCTTTCTTCATATATGCATCTGCTATAATACTATATATATCAAAACGGGTCAAAGCTTTACCATTGTTAAACTCTAAACTAGTAAGTACCTCATCTCTTATATTAATTAATCCATTTAGCTCTTTCTCAATATTATCTGTCATTTCAGTTAACAAACTTGCAACAACATGAACTTCATCCTGAACAGTAAGACCAGCTAACAGCACATCATCTGTTGCAACACCCATTGCCAATGCCATATTGACATATGATGACGTTAAGTTACCAAACATGTGTGTTTTAGAAATACCAGTCTCTTTAGACCAGTCTCTATCTTTAAATATTTTTATCTTAGTTCTCATTTCTGAGATAGCCAACCTACCATCTTCTATACTAGTTATTTTTCCCATTTACTTTTCTCCTTGCTTTTAATAGCTCTTTCTTAAATTTACGCTTGTCCATACAGTCCCAACACATAAGTCCCTCTTCAAGACCATGATAGAAACAAACTTTATTACCTCTTACCTCAATTATATTAGGAGGATAACAACTATAGAACATTGGAATGTAGTTATGACTATCAAGTATATCTTTATTACTAACCCCATACTTATTGGTTTTACCTATTTCATCTAACATCTTAAGAATGGTTTCACCTGCAGCACACTTAGCAGTTTTACATATAGTCTCTGTCGTTGAGGTCAAGCTATTAAAGAATGCAAGATCATCCATTGCACGAATGCTAGCAAGCTCACCACGTTTAAATCCACCTTTGCACATAACATCAATAGCACTACCAGTTTGTAAATGCGGATTATTTTTATCTCTACGCTCTGCATGCTCCATAGCACATTCTATTTCTGTTATAAGATCTACTAACTGATTCTCTCTAGGATCATTTGTAGGTAGGTATTTATGTTGGTATTCAACTGTTATACTAAATATATCTGATAATGATTCTAATTTATATAACTCAGTCTCTAAGTTAAATAATAAACCAAAACGTTCAGTGTAGCTTCTCAACTTTTCTTTATCAGACATAGTTATTTGCTTATGTTCTTCCCATGTTCTAGGTTTACTATTAATGTTTAATTTATGATTTTCCATATTTATCCTTTTTATATAAATGATATTATTGTTTTAAGTATGGTTGCAACCATACCAACTCCGTTAGCAATATTCTTAGATCTTTCTCCTTTTAATCTTCTTTTATGTAACTCAGCATTACGTCGTTGTTCCATTATTGAATCTATATAGTCCAACCTACCTTTTAATATAGTTTGTTTATAACTAACATATTTCATATCCTTATCTATTTCAGCTATCTCTAACGCTGTTTTATATTTAAGCTCTTCCAATCTGAATGCATGCATACGTTTAAATTCTTCATTATTTAATTGTGTTTCAGATAACTTTACTTTATTTTCTTCTATAATAACTTTACTTGTAGCTATATTTAATTTGGTGTCCTCCATTTGTAGTTTTATATCACCATTATATTTAGCTGCAGATTCATTATCATATATGCCTAACATATCTAATTCATCTATAGTATAACTGGTACGATCACTTAGAACCTCCCCATCCTTCTTCAGAATCACTTTTACCCCACTTGGTTTAGTTTTACTCGGGGTAGAAATTAAACGTTGTATAGAGCTTCCTATAGGCATATAATAAGCTTTATATGGATTATCATTATCTACTATATCTATAGATATAGTAGTTGGATGCTCATCATTAAGTATGTTCTTTCTTTTTATAGTTTCTATATTTAAATCAGACTTAGGATGCTTTATTATATTAGTAGGAACCCCTTTTGTAATAATTAGGTCATTATTAGGAATATATAGATATTTATAGTAATCCAATTCTTTCTTTGGTACGTATGTAATTATCCTTATCACAATGTTATTACTTTCTGTACAATTATGTATCTTACTTTCTATCTCACTAACTGTTAAACTAGATAAATCTGATAACGTTCTATAATAATCTACGAGCCCCACTGTATCTACAGCAGTAACATCATAGATAGAATACCTTTCTACTATATAGATACCTGCACCATGATTATCATCTACGTCTTCTTTAGATAAATAGTTAAGACCAAAAGATGTAACATCATTATACTGCCTTATTGGTAGAACTATATTCCTATTATCTACAGTATATACATTATTACCCATAGTACTAAAAACATGTCTGGTATAATCTGGTCTTGCATAGTGTTTATTTTTAGCTATGTTATCATCTATATATCCATTATTTAATTTCTTTACTTTGAATATTGCATCTGAATATTGTTCTTCTGGCGCTTCAAAAACTCTGTTAGTATCTGAAACTGGTGTTAGTGGTACATTCATTTTTACTCCTTAAATTACTTAGCATACTCATACCTATATCTGCTTAAGCAGATATAGGTATGAGTATATTACATTAATAATATATGCTTATAATAAATTAAAGAACAAAAAACATTTAATGCTAGCAGGTAGTGTCTCACTAATATTAAAGTTGCATGCGTTTATTTCCACGGTAATTTGAAAAAGAAAAAAGAATAGAGGATCGCTACGTTATTTTGCTAACGTATGTCCCCTATTTATGGTAGTATCCTATGTATGCATAGATAATCTATCTATGTCATATAAATAATATATATGTAGAAAATCTTCTAAACTCATTATCTTCTATTTAATAAGGTGGAGGCATAAAAGAGGTCGTAACATGACATGGCTAAGACCATGTCATGTTACTGTATCTAAGTGCATTGGGTATTTACTTATCGCTTTTGAAACTACCTACTAAACTGTTTTAATGTTTTTAGTAATTTTACCTAACGAATCTTCAATTCCAGAGATGTTAACTACTGACATGATCGGTAGTTGTGGTACATGTAAGAATCTTGGTAATGTAGAAAGTTCTCTAACAATATTACCACCTCTATTTGCAACAACATCTAGTGAAACTTCTGGAGACCAGAAACATACACCAAACCCAAGTGGGTTAACTTTTTCATTTTTAGTAGAACCAGTATCACCAAATGTAATAAACATTTTACCAGCAACTAATGGATTCATTGTAGTAGCAATATGAACATCAAACTCTGAACCAAGATCAACTTTACCAGAACCATTTGTAAGATATTGTGCAGTTCTGCTATCTGTACCTATAAGTACTGAAGTTTTACCAGCAGTTCCACCATTAAGAACTTTACTTGCAACAGCATAATTAGAATCAGTAAACATTTTAATAACTTCATCTTTGATTTTACCAACAAGCGTACCTTTGATATCTTCCATTTTCTCACCAGATCTAACTGAATCAACATTGTTAGCAACATTTAAGTTAGTTTCATTGTAGTATGCATCTACAAAGAATCTTGATACACCAAGGATTGCAGCATCTTTAACATTTCCATTTGCAGTAATTTGTCTTAATGTTTCAGAGAACATTACAAGAGCGTTTACGGCTTCAAGAGACATTTTAATACCTGTGAATGCAATTTGAGAAGCAAGGTATGTAGCGTCATTATCAGTATCATTAGAGTTACCAATAGTTTTAAGAATTGTAACACCTGATCTAACTGGAACAGTATAGATTTGGTTATGAATATCAACACCAACTAATTGACCTCTTTGTCTAATATTAGAGTTAGTTGTGTAAGCTTCAACAGAGTAAGCTCTTGGTTTACAAGTTTCAATAACTGCAGCAATTGCTTTGTAGTTTTCATCATCTTCTTCAAGAATGTTTCCACCAGCATCTAAGATCTCTACTAATCTAACTGAAGATGCATATAGAGCGATATCACCAATATGTGTATTACCATCACCATGTAGTACTAGCTCTACTCTAACAGTATAGTTTTGTGCAAGTTGTGCTAAGATAGCTGAACCAGCTCCATCCCATTTTTTAGTAGCAGCAGTATTTAAAATCATTGCATCTGTTGTAAATGCCATTGAGATATCTTTGTTATGATCTTGTGTGCTATGTGTAAAGTTTGAATGTGGTAACATTGCAATGTTGAATTTGAAAGTTTCAGTAATTTCTTTATCATCAGCATCTTTACCAGTAAGATCAAAGAATACATCTTTAACTTGCACTCTTCTATCAAGAGCATCAGTATTATCCATAACACCTTTAGCAAGTTGTGCATCAGTTTGCGAAACACCTAATAGAGAAATAGCTTTACCCATTTTCAATGGAGCAGTTGTAATCTTCTCACCTTTTTCAGCATTAACAGATTTAAGATCAGCAGCAAGTACACCTTCAGCTTCTTTTCTAAGAACAGGAACAAGTAGGTTTTTATCTACAGATAAAATACTTGGATCATGGATTGCTTTAACGATTGATTTTTTGTTAAATTTACCTTTATCAGATGCGCCAGAAGTGCTTCTTGTAACTTCATCATAAAGATTGATAACTCTAGCTTCAATAGATGCACCAGAAGTTGTTGGATCGATTGTAACTGTTGGGAAGAATAGTTCACCAAATGCATCTTGTTTAGAAGCAAGTAAATTATATATAACAGAGAAATAAACTGCAGAGTTTAAAGTTTGACCATCAAAAGATTCCATAGAGATATTATCCATATCCACCATATCTTCAAGACCAAGAGCATCACCATCAACTGTACCAACTACATTTTGCGCAGTAACAGGTTTTAAAGAACCTAGGTTTTCTCTAGCAGCAGTAGGGTCCATTGCAAGACCAGCAACAAGTTGAGCAGCCTTAAGTTGTGCAGCAGTTACCTGACCAGCATCCATACCTTCAGTAGAGATAACCGTATCAATAGTATTTTTCACTATCTCATTAAGAGATTCTAAAGAAGCGTTTGCAGTTTGTGCAGTAGCAACATCCATTGATTCAGAAGAGATTACAACCTGTGCAATTTCTGGTCTGTTTGTAAGTCCATGTACTGTAAGACCTGATTTTATTCCATCTACTAGTGTAGCAATTTGATTTTTATCCATAAGGGATCCTTTGTATTATTTTGTTTTGTTTAAAATTAAAAATTTCTTAAAATGTCTACCATCGTATATATCAGTAGGTTTAAAATACTTAAATGCAAAATTAATTATTTCATTAATAAGATCTTTTTCAAGCCCCTTATTATTGAATTTTATAAAATTACTAAATCCTTTTTTAAGGATCACATAGATAGTATTATTTTCATATGTCAATAGAATAGTACTTTTGATATCAGTATTACAGGTTTTACCTAAGCTTAAAGAATCAACTACATCTTTAGCAGCTTCTATAGTCTTGCCATTGCTCATTCTGCGAATATCACTACTGAAACCATCAGTACCAGAATCAACAAACATATACTCCTCGATGAATCTATTTATAGCAACAAAATCACTTATATCCATCTTAGCCATCTTATTAAGCTTACAACTGGTGTCATTTATTTTAGTTATATCATCGCTTAAAGTGGTCATGTCAATGTTGTTTGCATCAAGCGATTGTTTAATGTACCATGGTACAAATACCACTTCTATCTCATTATTCATAGAGTTCTCCCTTCTATTATAGTTTTATAAATGTAAACTATAAAGATTAACAGCTTATAGCAATTAGACCTAACCATCGCTTCATGCATACTCCTTATAATTATTTATTTACTCATTAAAATTGACTATCTTACGGCATTTTATAATAAGTATCATAAATACATTTACCTTTAAAAATCTTTTTGATTATTATCAATATCTATGATAAGAATAAATAAAAGGAACCCTAATGCAAAAAATAGATATAATCTTTAAATCAATAACTTTATTATATAGAGAATCATTTATACAAGATAATCCCAATAGCAGTAATGATTTAGTTAGAACAGTAATGAAGACTATTGTCACTGATGGCAAGTATATGATGATGGGAGGGAGTAGTGATGTTACTGCTAATCTTAAAAAATTTACATTGGATTTATGCAATAATAACGATAGGCCTTTTGACAAGGAAATGATTAGACAATCAGTTGCATTAATACTTGGTGAAAATACTAATACCTTAGATATCTTAATGAGAACTATAAATGAGGATTTAGAAACTAATAAATTAAATAGAGTTATCTTAACATTAAAAAGGTATCTTAATAATTACTATAAAGAGTATCAGATTTCAGATATCCTAAGTAATGCTCACTATAGATTTAAGAATAATAGATCTGGTATAAAAAGTACTAATGATTTTATTAACAACATGGTTAGTGCTTTAGAATCGCTAGAATTAACGACTAAAAGCAAAGACCCAGCTATAGCGAATGAGATAGATCTTGGTGACGATAAGTCATTAGATGAAGTTATGGAAGCGGTTAAGGATGATGGTGTTGCCACAAGTAAATTAAAGACTGGCTGGCAAGCATTAAATAGGATGACTAGTGGTGGATTTAAAAGAGGTGAGACGGTAACAGTTGGTGCTTTACAACATAAGTATAAATCTGGTTTTACGTTAAGTTTATTTGCACAACTTGCAGTATACAATAAACCACAGATGTTAGACGAAACTAAGAAACCACTTATGTTACTAATAAGTCTTGAAGATGATATGTCCAATGTTGTTGATTTCTTATATAGATACCTATATAATAATGAACATAATGAGTTACCAGATTTTAGTAAGATAACCGCTAAGGAAGCTTCTAAGTATGTTCAGGAGAAACTGGGTGTAAATGGTTATCATGTGAAGATGCTTAGAGTAGATCCAACGGCATGGTCGTTTAAACATTTATTCAACAAGATAATAGAGTATGAGGCAGCTGGTTATGAGTTACATAGTTTATTTATAGACTACCTAAGCATGATACCAACTATAGGCTGTATAACAACTGGTCCTGGCGGTACGGATCTTAGAGATCTATTTAGAAGAGTTAGAAACTTCTGTGCAGTAAGAAAGATATTGCACCTTACACCACACCAACTTAGTACTGAAGCTAAACAACTTATTAGAAATGGTGTACCTGATGCTACATTCGTTAAAGAGATATCTGGTAAAGGTTATTATAGTGGTAGTAGACAATTAGATCAAGAGATAGATTTAGAGTTATATATACATATAGCTAAAATAAATGGTAAACCACATTTAACAGTACAAAGAGGTAAACATAGGGGTGCTCCTATATTAGATGAAAAGTTCCATTATTTTGCACTTCCATTTCCAAAACGTGCACCTATACTTGATGATGTTAATGGTGACGATACATCCTATAGTCCTGATGGCGGTTCCGATGACGGTGGATTTGAATTTTAAGAAAGAAAAAAATATATGCTTATAGTAAGACATTAGTCTTACTATAAGTTAGCTCTTAATAAACTATTAGAATATATTTGAGGAATTATGTTCTTTCTTCATCAACTCTAATCCTAATTGGCTTCATACCCGCAATATCTTTGGTACGTTCATTTGTATAACTAGTCATAAATTCAATATCCAACTTTCTTGTCTTTACAGCTAATCTGTACTCTATCTCCTCATCATGCGGTCTAGATGCCATTCCATCAAATGGACACTTTATATACATCTTATTACCGAAGTCTTTACAAATTCTTGGCCTATGCTCATATACAGAACATTTATCATTTTCTAAAAAGATACATTTATCAGCATCGTTTATTGCCTTGGTACCTTTACGTTTAATCATATAAGAACCAGGAATATTTGATTCAACAAGTTTAAGTTTTTTGAACTTAGATTTATAATTCTTTTTGAGTATTCTGAGCTCATTCTCAGTAAAGAGTACATTTGCACCACAGCAGTCTCCACCGCAGTTGTTACAAGGCAATTGTGGGTTTTCAACTTCGACATTTCTCATGTCCTCTAATATTTTATCTAACATGTGTATCCTTTTTTATTTACTACTTATATTATATATGATTGAAAATAAGTGGATTCCAATGAAAGGATATAAATGTATGACTTTTTAGATATACTTGTTCCTACTGCGTTCTTAATGCCTATGGCGTTAGTATTTATTAATAAGAAAAGAGTACGGTGTACCAATCCTAGATGTAATGGTATAATGGAGAGCTTTATACACATAGGAAATGGTGTTAGTTCTACTCCAGATAATATACATTTTAAATGTAAAAAATGTGGTAAACAGATACAATGTTAGTATAGGTATGGACTTAAGTCCATACCTATACTATCTACCTATTCTCATGTTATCGATAACTTTACTGAGTAGTTCTGTAGTAAAATCAGATCTAAACATCATAAATAGTGAGCTATATAATGCAACAAAACCCGTTGTTTCAATTATAGTTGGATCCATATTTTTCACAATTGTGAATACGTATACCCCTACAAATATGAAAAAAGCAAATGTACTCTTCCAATTCTTCATCTTGTCCTCCTTACTTAAAATTTATAATCACTTGTTATTGACTCATCTGCAACTTTACCAACTGCTTCAACTAATTCATCACTTGAAGAATCATACATTCCCATACTAAAACCTTTACTTTAAACTGTTGTAAATTCTTGCTAGTGTATAGTCATCTACACTTTCAGCTGGTATTGGTGGCATCACCATTCCGTTTTTTTGTCTTCCACCTGTTCTTACATAGGTTTTAAAACTCTCTATACCACCAAATTTACCACTTAGGTTTTGAAGCATCATATCTGGTGTATTATGACACTGAATACAGACTATACCGTTTAATGCTTTTACACTATTTTTATAGTTATCAAAACTTTCTAGTACAAAATCAAGCTTGCTTTCACTTACTCTTACTCTCTCTTGCATCCCGTTCATCTGTGAATACATCAAACCAACTACTATAAGAGTAGCAAATACTGCATAACTAAGATACTTATTTAACGGCATCCCTTGTATGGTTTTTTGCTCTTTTATAAATGAATGCATCTCATCTATCTTTTTAACATACATCGGTATCATATCGTTATAATCTACCTCTTTGTTATCTTGTTGCATCGTCTAAGTCCTCTCTCATTTCCTCAATTGTTTTTATAACTTTGGCTTGAACGAGTGTAAAAACCTCCCCACTAGCACTTGCAAACATACAACTTATAAAGGTTAAAAGGCT